GGCCGGGGGTCCCCCCGGGGGCAACGGGAGGAAAAAAAAACCGAGGACACGGGGAGCGACCGTTGCTTCACATGGGGCGCAGTGGGGGTTGGGTTGTATGGGGGTTAGGTTGCATAGGATGGGGGCTGGGTGCATGGAGCCAAGCGGGGGCCGGGTTGCTCAATATGTTTTACATGCGCCACTGTGGGAGTTGGGTTCCGTTGCTATCAGTTTGCGTTATACAACTGACTGCGGGGGTGCCATAACCGTGTATACAACCTAATGCTTAACTGACACACTTGCCATTTAATTACTTCGCTGTGTTTTCTTTTTTTTTTAATGTGCCTTGTGTGCTTCTGTCAATACCTGCCAACCAACATAACCTTGCGTTGCTGTCAGCCACAGTGTTTAGCACCTACGTGTAACTTCATCTGTGCTATCGTGACCCGTTTTTTCCTGTCGACCGCTTGCTGTTTCACGTTCACACCCGTCACACATCGCTCTGTGTGTTGCCTTGGTTTCCCTGTACTTTTTTTTTCGCCATTTGCTGCCTGCCGTACCCACCACTTACTTGCGGTTTTTACGCGTTGTCTTCCCTTTGCCTTTTCGCCCCATGTGAAGCAACGGTCGCTCCCCGTGTCCTCGGTTTTTTTTTCCTCCCGTTGCCCCCGGGGGGACCCCCGGCCCACAGAGCCCGCCCTTATTAATGCCCTATCAATGCCCTACCCCCCTTACACGCTCCCAACCACTCATATATAACGTTACTGTTGCCTGCTTTTCCCGGCCCGCCATTTCCGTCGCGCCATGTCCGCGGCTACCCACCGCCCGTCTACCCCTCCGCCCGGTGTGTATGTTCTCTTCAAACGACCGCGCTCATCTCCGAACGCCTTTCAACCCGCTGGAATAGTCTGTGTTTCTCCAGAACGTCATGTTTTTATTCCGCTTTCATCGTCTGCATTGTCGTCTCTCCAATCTATCGCTCCTCCCACACCCCCTACTTACGATCGGACGTGTGCCATTGCCTCCAATCCACCTACTTACGAACATGCTCCACCCCCAACTTACGAACAGGCGTGTGCCTTTGGTTCCAATTCTTCGCTTCCAGATCTTAGGATAGAACCGAGGACAGAACCGAGGACGGATCTGCCCCCAGCTTACACTTCCGATACACATGCAACGCATAACGTCCCGATGGAAACGTTACAGTGTTGTAACTCTGCTCATTCTGCTGTGTGGTTACAGGATGTCATAGTTGCACGTATTCGGAGATTTATACCGCCTTGTCTTGTTTTGGGACTTGTGGTCGTTGCAGCCATTATATTACTTCTAATTTCACTCAATCCCCATTAACTTTCAGTTTTAATAAAACATGCGGGTATTTTTTTACACTGTTTATCGCTGCGTTTTACTTTTTTTTTTTCTATTTCTCCACACATGTTACTCTACCCGCGCTATACTCCCTTATCTAAACCCTTTGTACCCGCGGTTCGTACGCATAAACACAATGTTGCTACGTTTCACTGTCATCCATTTTAACCTTTATTTTCCTTTTACATTACAGACACGTTCGCTTAGAAGTTTTTACGTTTTATTATTTGCAATATATGTTAAACTCGGAACACCGAAAGAATTTACCAAACTTTTCCGTGTGATGCACATACTCTGGCCAGCATACAATTTTACACTCTACTTTATTGCAATATCTTCCGTGATGCATTAGCGCCCCCAACACGCCGGCCTCACATGCCCCGGGTGTATAGTCTTCGAGCACATTACAAGACTCGCTTACGTTCTCATATGCAATATGTTCATCGCCTCGTTGCACCGCGGTTACAATTCGTGCAACTGTAACAAACATTAACGTTGTGATACACGTAATGTCATTAAAACTTTGCCGCTCTAGTAACTCTACCAACGTCGTGGTCTCCGCCCTTTGTTGTGTCAATATGCATTTCACCATGGGTTCCAATTTTAACTTCAAGTTGTCTAACAACACGCTTGAGGTCGCAACAATGGGGTTCCACGTCCAAATGGGCAATTTTTTCACAGCCATTAGTTTCACCCACGTTAACAGTTCATCGGCGGATGTTAACGCCTCGCACAGGGTCTCTCCGCGAAGAAGTCTTTCGCGCAGTGCACAGCTTATGTTAACATTACTTTGAATTTTTTGAAACGCTTCATACACATTATGTCCGTATAACACTAAATCATCCCATGATACATCGTCATCTGTTGTCGGTAAACACCCTCCACATTTCCACATCTCGTTTCCACCATTTATGACGTTGTGTTTCCTCTGCGGCTCCAGATAGACAGCTCTCATTTTTTTCATAAACGTTTTCATAAACATTATAAACTTACTAATCTCCGTCCCAGACACGTTCAATCCAGCGCTTCTTATAGCACGCTGGGTGTTGTGCAGTGGACTCGTACTGTCAGATAACTGTTTACGTCTAAACCTCTTGGTCTCCATTTTTGTTTTCCTTTCCGGTATCGTCAAACACACGCTCAATTCCGCTTTAACTTTGCCTTTTTACCTCTTGATGCCGGCTGTTGTTACTTACATTAAACCCACGAGACTCCTTTTTGTATGTACTGCGCTCCCCACATATAACTTAAAAGTCTTTTATATGTATGCATTTTTCCGTTTTGCATATTTATTATGTGGCCACAACGCCCACTTGCTTTCCTTTACCACATCCCTCTACTTGTTTGTAATAATCCACTTATGCATTTTTAAACTTTTGCCCTTTTAAAACCGCAAACATATACATACATCTTTATACCACATGCGTACCAAGACATATGTTGTAAGCGCTTTTACGTCTGTTTACATCACTGGTTTTTTTTTTTACTACGTGGATTTCAATTCTAACCTTTTATATATACATGAATTTCCCATTTCTACACTAGCCATTGTCTAGGTATCCTTTTACCAGTAATAACACATTACTTACGCACCGTTTTGCTTACATTGTATGTTACTATTACCATGTCCCGTAGCCCTACTGTTGAACGCTTCATTTTAAGCTCCACGGAATTAACGCTGTCTTCCTTTTCACCCATCACTTACAACGCAGAATACATGAACGTTTATCTACCGACGTACGAAGAAGCCATCCAAGATTTACCGCCTGCATACCGGAGTCGTGAGACATTATCAACGCTAACTACAGACACTGGATGTATGGACTGCATTTGTACAGGCCTGTATAAAATACATGAGCGCTTGACATCATGTGTGCGTTATTGTGTCCCGGCCATGTTTGTATTATTCGCTGTGTTAACCCTAACCGCTGTTATTTTGGTTATATTAGCGGCGATTCCCGATGTTTAAATAAACCACTGCCATAAATATACGCGGTTACTTGTAACGTTTTATTGCCGTTATACTTATTAGCGCCTATTACTGGGACTTACGCTCTTATATATTAAATACATCACAGCCATTAATGTGCACACTTGTATACATATAAAAACAACGTTCCACAACTTTTGCTTATTACCCCCTTTTGTTTTCCGCCATTCAGGTTTTATGTTTGAGTGCGATGCATTAAACAGTGGAATTACAGTTTCTGTTGGGAACACGGTTCTGTTTATATATTCGCTCCTTTGGTTATTCATATCACAGGAGTATGTAAAAACCGAGTCGTCTCCATCCGATTCTTCAGCGTATTTACTCCCGCGGGACACCCAGGACATTCCGTGTTTCTTGTATCCCAGCAATACGTACCGTAGCTTTACTTACTGGTTTTATATGTATTTATACACGTCCGTTAATTTATGAATCATCACAAATGTGTATGTGAATTTAAAAAATAACTTTAATAAGTCATGTTCCTTCTTAGTAAATACATGTGTTCATATAATTTATCATGATAAATGTAACCAATGCACATTATCCCCTGTTTTTAGCTTACTTTACTTTTCTGTACATTATATTCTTTCTTTTCCTTTGTTGCATATTTAGTCACGGTTTTCTGGTGAAATTCCCATTACATTTCGTACCCGTAACGTACACACGATGTGATCATATGCCTCCGCTGCACCTGCCCAACAATCAACAGAAAACGGTGTTTTACAGTGACAATGATATCCTACACCTGATAAATGTACACCGAGACTTCCGGAATCTAACATTATTTGTAGCGTTGCCGCGCTAAACGGCGCATCACACAAAGCTGAATAGTTTGCCATTTCTTTAAGTAAACGCTGACACTGCAATATTTTACAAAGGTTTTGTATGTCCACAAACAATGGGAATTCGGATGGTTTATCTTTATGACTTAAGCCAATTAAATATGCGTGCACGTCACCTGGTTTTGTGCATGTTGCACGTAAAGCACAAAGTCTTTTTGTTCCATATAACGGCGATGGAGTTGGAGCATGTGAGCTTGTTGCAGATATCCATGTAGTCTCTAAAGCCAAAGGCGCAACTGCTTGAGTAAATGGTGCCAGAGCATCGGGTTTTAGGTCTATCATTAGCGTTTCCTTATTAACACTTTGGTTACAAGCCATAGTTATGTTTACCTTGTACTGTGTAACGCGTATGAACCGTTGTTCTATTGATTATGTGCGTTGCTTTCTTATATTTTATATTCACACTATGCCACGCCTACATACATATGATACCATATTAACAAACCATACACGAGATGAATATTGGGTAGAAATACTTTAATGTATACTAAATGGGTTAAAAGAGCGCTTTACATACATTTACATAATTGATTTGTCACCATGGGGTTATTTGCAAACAGTTTGATAACGTTGTTAAAATATGACATTAATTTGGTGCATTTACTGTATTTTCAAAATACGAACACTTAAAAAATTTACCATGATGGTGTGTCTCAGGAACAAATTCTGGCCAACAAGTTATTCTACATTCAGGGATACCACAGTATCTGCCATGTGTTATAATTGATTCTAATACACCGGCCTTACAAGATCCGGGCGTATACTCTTCTAATACCTGAGCAGAACTACTAATGTCTTCATATGCAATACATTTATCCCCACGTAAAACAGCTGTTACAACGCGAGAAATTACAACAAACATAAACGTTGGCATACATGTAATATCGCTGAACCGTTGCCTATGTAACAGTTCTGGAAATGTGGTTGATAACTCCTCGCCTCCATCACGGCGTAGCAACAGACATCTCATTACAGGACCCAACTTGAGCTTTAGGTTTTCTACCAGCGACTTTGACGTGGCCACAATTGGATTCCATGTCCAAATTGGTAAATTTTTGGCTGCCATTAACTTTAACCAGGTTATCAGTTCGTCTGCAGATTCCAGTGCTTCCAAAAGGCTTTCACCACGAATAATTCTTTCACGGAGCGCGCGACCTAATTTTATGCTCACTCTATATGTTTGAAATGTTTGATATAATTTATGTCCATATAACATAAGTTCTGCCCAGGATATATTTTCCTCTGTAGTTGGATAACACCCACCATCTTTCCAAGATTCGTGTTTCTCGATATTACCATCTTCGTCGTAAAATGTTGTCATGCGACGTATTAGCGCTTTCATAACGTTTGTGAACTCTAAAACAGAGTTTGTAGAAATACTCAGCCCGGCAATTTTCAACGTACTTCTTGCTTGCTCTGTAAGTTTATCTGTGGAAATATCTCTAATATAATCTCGACGGCTTCGACGTTCATTGTACCTGACATATTCAGCATCGGTCGTTCGTCTAAAATGCTTACTTGGAGATCTGTCAGGTCTACCGCTATAACGCCCATGTTTATAACGCCATGACTCTCGCCGTTGGTATTTTCTGTAACTTTGGTTATACCATTTTGGTGATTTTCTTTCTCCGTTGGTATAGTGAACATGAATAGGATTGGTTCTTCGTGGAATGTTATCTGAAAATGTTACCAAACACTTTTCGTCGTCTTTGTGATATCCGCTGAGTGCTTTGCTCTCAAAATTAGGCTGCGTGTACACACGATCAGCATCTTCACATACGTCTGCGGGGTTAGGCGTTTCTTCTGTTACAGTTAGTATTTCACCGGCTTCTTCGTCGTCATCTATTTGAACGCTATTGGGCACGCTTTCCTCAGCCCAATTTTGTACTTCCAACTGGAAGTCATCAATAGGATCATCCTCTGGTGATAGGTGCATCGAATCATCACATACACATGCCATGATATCAGAATCACATGAAGTTGTAGATGCAGTCTCCATTGCTCAGTTAACAAAATGCTTTCTGTTCAAACAGGTAAATTGTCAAACACATATTGGCTTTTATAACAATTTTTACATGTCACGTGACTATGAAAATTTATTATCTGCGTCATCTGATATGCCAAAACAGGCTTACTTGGACTCGTTGCTCATAATGCATAAACACAATTACAGCTATTGCAAAAACTGCTACATATATACATTTGACAGCAAGTCCTGATATAACCGTGGCACAACACGCGGTACAAACGCCGTGCAGTCCCTTAGGATTAACTGTTGATCCATTGTTTTCATTGTTTTCATTGTTCGACTTGCTCCGAACGCAAGCAACCATTTCAACACCAAAAATTAAACCTGTAAACATCCATGCAACAATCCTTACATACAATGGATACAGTAAAGAACACGGAGTATATACAATACCAAGTGTTAGCAGAACACACCCAGATATAATATGCACAAAGATTTCAAAAGCAATCAACAATCCAATTAGTTTGTTTAAACACAGAAAACTTATTGGATCGTACATAAACATGGAGCTTATCGCATTTCTTTGACTTTCAACTTCATGCAAAAGCTTTGTTAATTTATTATATGGGAACTTAAGAAACGTTGTGGAAATTACACTTGTGGTATATTGTAAGGAATACGACATAGGAGATATAAATTCACATGCTTTTCGAAATGGACCAAACATGCGTCTCACTCGTCGACATTGTAAATATACTGCATAGACGAACAAGTTTATAATAATAATTTTTAAATGTACACACCACATATATGCGCGACAATTTCGCGTACCTAACACCACTCGTATTTTCTCATGTAACGGTGAGGAAAAAACTGTTGGTAAAATACTATCTCCGTTAATTAAATCTTTTCTACAAGAATCATCATATCCTGATAAACCGTCTAGAAACAAAGAATGATTGGTTACAGTTACATAAATTAAAGAACTATTGTATAAGTTCCAAATAACTTTACCTCCCTGTACCGGAGCCGTAGCATATACACACACATTTCGAAATTGAATACGACTCGTATACCACAGTACGAATAATAAGTATGTCATCAATAAACATACAATTATAAAATGTTCTGTTTTAATTCCCAGCGCTTGCATGGTATTAAGTTTCGATAGTTTCCGTTATATGATTAACATCACCGCGTGTTCCATTAGGTAACTGTAACGTAAAAATTGTATGCATACGATTACTGTCGCATTTTGTTGCAAAACACTGTTGAGACAATGATACACTTAGACGGTTATGATGATCTACTCTTAAAGATATAAAATTTCTTGGCGCCGTTCTTCCTCCTCGATGTGGATATCTAAGACAAGTAAAACCTTGTCTTCCGGATGTTTTCAGACAGTGTGTTAATTGTAGTAAAACCCAGTCTCTTTTAACGACAATACACTTACTTGACGTCATAGAATACTCCCGTTCGCGACCAGGAAAATGTAAATGTATATATTGAATAATACTTTCTATTACTATTGAGTCTATAAAAGCTTCTATAGTGTGAGCATCAACCGTTTCTAATCCATGTGATTGTAACGTTTTCTCCAGTGATACTTTGGGTGTTCCAAACACTTCTTTGTTGTATGCTACTTTTCGCTCAAAAAAATCGGCATATTCCCCAGTAATATTATGTAATACAATAATAGTGTCATAATTAAAAGATGGTTTTGAGTGAAAATGAAAGTTTTCTGGATTACTGTGAGCGCTAATAAAGGACAATATATCACTACAAACATCTGGTATAACGTAAAACGGTAACAAACGCCCGTAAAATGTTGTATTGTGTGTAACCTTTGAAAAAAAAGGTAACCTTAAACTATGTCCATGACTATAAACTCCCGTATCTATAAAGGAAAAATCTTTTAAATATTTACCCATATGTTTCACAAAATCGTTTTCCAATAAAACAGCTTGTTGAACTATTTTAGCAATTGCTTTCAATGTTGAGGGGCCTGTTAACACATATGGAGGCGGTACTGGAATACAAACTCTAAATCCTAAATTTTTATTACAGCTGCAAGTATTCGTATTGTAAATATCTGGTATAGTCTCTGATTCTTCGGATTTAGTATATTGCTGTATATTATTGACAATATCACATAACCACATTTCATCGTCAACATCGTTCATTTCAACTGTTTCATACAAATTATATTCGTCAACATTATAATTTTCTACAATGTCACAGTTTTCATCAACATCACACATAGACTCCGTTATATTACATGAGCTTTTATAAAAATAGCAAGGATAACTATTAATATCTACAGCGCTATTACAGAACAGTAATTGAACGGCCGTTAAAGCACCGTGTCTAAATGCACGCATACCGGCATGTAAAACTCCTTTGGGTATTGCTTTACGAACATGAAAATCCACGTCTAAAATAATGTTACTTACAGCTAATGTAGAGTTAAACAGCTCATTTCTATTTATATACATTTGTTCATCGGGAATACTTGATGCTATACCTGAACATTTTACGGTGGCTAACAATTCGTTAGTTACTTTCATATCACGGAAACATAAAGGAAGCTTTTCCTTTCCTGTAATACTTTCCATTACAGATAACATTTCGTTTTGAGTATATATGTCAGTAACACACTTCCAGAAGTCATACACAATTAATGCAAATGATTGACGGCCTTGTGGGAGAGATATACGATATACAGGAATTGGGCCGCTAATTTTAGTACAACCCAATAACGCCTGAAACGGGCTTTTATAGGTTGCGGTTAAACTATTATTTCCTTGTATGTTTGTTGAACAGAAAAACAGTAACGTTCTGGTAATACTGTGATTATATTCCCATGCTGGTTTATGTGAATTTATACTGTTTGCCTGATTAGCCGCTTTTATTGCTTCCACCGACACGTCACTTTCATTGTCGTTTGAACTGAAACACACATTGTTTATGAATGATTTTGTAGACAACCAGCCTAGTTTTCCAAACACTTTTTCGATGTCTTCAATACGATGTGTTAATGATATAGCACTATCACATATACCAACAACGTCTAACCTGGAACATACGCTTTTGTTTACAATAGCATACGTTTTTTCCTTTATATATTTAACGGCCATAGCGTTTGTTAAGGTTCGAAAATCACATATTACATTTTTGCTTATATAATCATTTATATTTACTCTAGATCTTACGTGAGTAAAAAAATTATCTACGGCTTGTAAACCAAGACGAGACATGTTTGCAATAATAGGCACTTGTTCAACACTATTACATATAACTGCATTTAAATGTTCCTTAATCTGCTTTCGATTAAAACATTCAAAATAAGCAAGATATATATAATCAACGAACTCCCTATCGGATACGCGTAATCCTTTACGATCGTTTGTTATGTATGTTATTACTGACTCTATTTCACTCACATCTATGCTTATTCTTGATGATATATATAAAGGAGCGTTTATCGCAACAATTCCTCGCGTATACATAGACGAACAACAAAAGGCTGAAAGTTTTTCAAACGTTATTAAGTCTGATATACTATAACCACTTAAATTTGCACGTTCTGGTACATTGTATGTTTCTAACAAGTCCTTAATTGCCTGAAGGTCATATACTTTATCTGTAACGGTCATATAACTTGTTTCTGTTTGTAAGAAGTAATACCGCATAGCCAAAACAAGGGTTTTTTCATAAGGTCCAAACCGTGCAACGTACCAAAAAGGTGTACAGCTATAACCCCAATATATTCTTCTATAAGCAGCTAAAACATTTCGCTCATAATGAGCATATAATGAAATTAAGTGATCACGCTCCATTTTCTTATTTAATTGTATTAACCCGTTATCCTTATAATTTGCATCTACTTTACAGTGCGTTGTTTTTGGTGATGCCCTATGAGTTGTTAATAAGCATTGTATTATATCTGCGTGTATGGCAAATGTATCTAATTCGTGCAGCGTTTCGCTTAGTACACGCGTTTGTAATGGCTCTCCAAACCATAAACTTTTACATAGGTTAGTTAAGTCTCCCTCTTTTGAAAACTCACATACAAACACTGGCCAAATCCGCGCTTTAATAGCACCTGTGATTACCCCACCGATTAAATAAAATATAACTCTTACCCGTTTCCCATGTAAATAATTATAACTTGATATCGTTTTAACTGGACCATCTAAACGAATACGTTTTGTGGGAACTTCTTTATCTGCCCACCCATCTTCATAAAATACGTCATTTAAATCTGCTGTCCATGTATAACTTAATACATACACAGGATCTTCACTTATCTGTCCAGTGAGCAGCTGCAAACAGTACGAAACGGCACAGCTTTTTGTTGCAAACAAAATACGAATTGTTTGTGACTTTTCTAACGCTTCCATAATTCTTACTATGCATAGAATATGTGCTGGATTGTGTGGATATACGCGAGTGCCATTGGAAGACACGTCTTATGAAGAGGTTCGTGGAAAACCGGGTCCATCTGGCCCTGCTTTACTCCGCCTACAGGAAGCATTAGCCATGGTTAATATGCTTTTGCCTGCACCGGTAACTATTGAAGACGTGGTTACATCAGCAGATAACACACGACGTTTAGTTCGTGCACAAGCGTTGGCTAGAACATATGCTGCCTGTTCGCGGAATTTGGAATGTTTACGACAACATAAATTCAGCGAAGAAAATCCATCGCTGAATTCTGTTATTAAGTCGCATATACAAGACTCGCAGAGGCTGGCGGATACATGTCTTGCCGCAATTACAAATTTATATCTATCGGTTGGATCGGTTGATACCACTACGGACGCGCTTGTTGATCAAACTATTAGAATGGTTGCTGAAAACGAAGTTGTGATGTCCGATGTTATTCTTATGGAAAAAACGCTTGGTGTTGATAATCAGTGTGGTGTAAATGCCATGCTAACCCCTGCGCCTCCAGGCAATATCGCTCCATGTTCAGAAGACACTGAACGTCACAATATTACAAAACCGTTTACCGGTAAAGCGTCTCGCAACAAGCGAGTTTCTGAAGAGTCTTCGCAATATCACAGTAATGTGCCGTCAAGAAAACCAGAAATGGAACATGTTTAATAGTGTATAAAAAATATCCATGTAAAGTATAACGTTTTAAGAGAGTTTTATCTAACTTAATTATAACCTCACTTAATTATAACGATGTATAAAGAATAAAAAGTAGACGACAATTTGGTTTTTGTTTTATTTATTGAACATCAGGCGAACAAAGCATTTCCACAACTGCTGGGTTTACATGGGAAACAAAGCATTTCCACAACTGCTGGGTTTACATGGGAAACAAAGCATTTCCACAACTGCTGGGTTTACATGGGTAAATACTAAATTATTCAACATCAGTTGAACCAAAGCCTTTATTTCCGCGATCGCTCGGTGGGGCTATATAGTTAAACATTGTAGTAAAATGCCATTTTGGATATACGTCAGGGGAATTCAATTTCTCTATAGTATGATTTCCAAAAATAATACTTGGAAAAGGTTCAAAATTATTTATTATATCTTTATGTATGTGAACACTTTGGTTGCGGTGTTCCAGTAACACAACCTGTGCTATCTTTTCACCTGGTTTTACAATTACATTACTTGATGTTGCATTAAAAATATAAAATTCACATAAACTTCCCCAAATCCACACTGTTGGGAGTACTATTACACCAATAACATTTTTTGAGGATCGTCCAAAAATGTAGGCATCCATATTATTTACATTTAATCTCTGTATAAATGGTACAGTAACCCTTATTGTTGTACGTGCGGGTACAGTTATTTCAAATGGGGCACACACATCATATCCAGCATCTTCTACACGTTTGCTTTTGAAGAGTGTATTACTGAAAATTAACCGTATAGGTACGTGGGTTTCTGTGTAATTACAATGTGATTTTATACATTGTTCACCGGTTTTAATTGCATTATTTACATCGTTAAATAATTTCATTGCAATTTTTTCTTTACCGACGCACATATGCTCAGCTAACACAGGATCGAGCGAATTATCATATACTACGTTTAAAACATAACTTGTAGCAAGTTTTACCGGAAGTAAATACACCATTAAATCTCCAGGCCGAATAATAGTTACATTTTTTTTGTAATATAATACGGCACAAATCCTGCCTCTGTACCCGGAATCAATCACACCATTGGCTATAAAAACGTCGGTGTTTTTATCTGGATTACTATGTATGCATCGCAATAATAATAAAGCGTAGCCATTGGGGGTTGATGCTTTCACGCCCAGATCTAGCCGCTGTATATAAAAATCTCCACATTCCATTGCCTCGTCAGACGGCAGCGTAATTTTGCGGCGGTTCCATAATACAACCGGTTGGTTCCAGCCACAATCTCCGTCTAATGCACAATTAAAATCGCTGTTATTTCGCATTCCAACATCCAGCAAAATTTCATCACGGTAGTATTCATTACGTTGCCTTCTCCTCTCAAGTATACCTGTTCGTTCGCGATTTTCAGCAGCTGCAATCATGGCTTCAAATTGCTCTTTGGAATTGTTCATGCTTTTATTGCTTTCTGTTTTCACCTCTGCACATACAACGCACAAATTACCAGAACACAGAAACTTCTGGCATGCTAGCTGTTCTGCGCGTGGAGTTTATATTGATGGATCTGCTATAGCAACCCTCTTTTTCTACGCGTCTCTATTGGGTGTCTGTGTTGCCTTAACGGCTCTTGCGTATAATGCATGTTTCCGGTTATTTACTCGATCCGTCTTACGTAGTACATGGTAAACACCCATACATGTAAGTATAAAAGGGACTGTTCGAACTGAAAAAACTTGTTTTTCTTATTTCACTTGAAGAACGAGAACGTGTGTATAAAATTTTACAAAGCAATGGCTTCGCCAGATGGGGATCGTATACGTCGTTCAAACGCAGTTAGAAGAAAACATATGGATGCACAATATGTTAATGTACCTTACGTTGGAAAACCTCGAAACCCTGTACCACGAAGAAGCGTTGTTGTAGGGTTTCCGGATGATTCTGATGATTCTTTGGGTTATATAGCAACTGTTGAAACCGAGTCGCCACCTTTGTTTTATGGTGACACTTCTGGTACGGTAGATAAACGTCATACCAGGATGATATCGAATAACTCAAGTGATTCAGACGATGACTTTGAAGATATAGATGAAGTTATAGCCGCGTTTAAAGAAGCGCGCTTAAAACATGAACATGTGGAAGATGCCGTCTACGAAAATGTACAGCATGGTAATGCACAACCTCGCATGATACAAAAACATAACAGAGATGTTGATTCACCAAAACGGGCCCCTCCAGGAGCAGGAGCAATTGCAAGCGGGCGGCCGTTATCTTTTAGCACAGCTCCTAAAAATACTACCAGTGCCTGGTGTGGTCCAACACCGGCATATAACAAACGCGTTTTCTGTGAAGCTATAAGGCGTATTGCTGCCGCACAAGCACAGCGAGCAGCTGAAGCTGCATGGAGTAGTAACCCTCCAAGAAATAACGCGGAATTAGACCGCCTTCTGGCCGGAACTGTCGTTAGAATAACTGTACATGAGGGTCTTAATTTAATCCAGGTAGCTAACGACCTTGAGTTGGGTGGAAAACCAGACCGTAAACAAAGTACTGCCCGAAGAAAGAAAGAAATTGTTAAAGACACGGATGATGAGCCTGTGTATGCACAAGTAAAAATAAATTCTCGTGGAACACAACCGGTTTCTGGCACAAGCCGAGCTCGAACACGATCGGTTTCAAAACCAGACGGGCGCAAATAATGTGTAATGAAAGCAATATCTGCTCTAAAATAAAACAATTATCGGTTAATAAATCCGTAACATTAAAACGTTGTTTTGTTTTTATTTGGCGCCTTTATTATGGTATGTAATTATGTTAACGAATGTCACGTGATTACTTTCTTAGATTAAAAACGCACACATATGTTCTGGTATACGCACTTTGTTCGGTTTCGGCCTAACGGATTTTTGTTGTATTGTCTTTACCATGGAACATTTCAATGGAGCATTTGATGTGGAACAGTGGCATAATAGGCATTTGGAGCAAGCGTTTTTAAATGATTTTGATGAATCGCTTCTTGGAGATGTTCAGGAACACAACGCAGGTTCATTATACTCATCTGTGCAAGTTGGCACACCTCCGCCACGTGTTGCTAGTCCGGCTGTTTTATATCAACAGCTTATAAACGATTTACATTTTTCAGAAGGTCCTCGTATTATTGCTCTACTAGAAACATGTAACGAAGATATATTTTCCTGTTTTCCTCTTAATGAAGATTTATATACGGATACTATTGTTTTTTCTACAAACCCAAGTGATATCATTGAAAGTTTAGAAACATCCGAAACACCGGAACCCATTAATTTAATCACTAAAGGTTGTGATCTTCCTTCGCTACCGTCTACATATACCGAGTTACCAATGTATGTAGAAAACGTTCAAAATACGTTTTTTACAGAACTTCGGGTTAGAGAGAAAGCGTATTTGAGGTTATTAATTTTGTATTGTAAATCCCTGTTACGCCATTTACAAGGCATTTCTCGGCGCTCTTCGGTTGGTGCGAGATCACAAGATTGTGAACATAAATATATTACACAGTTTAAACAAAGTATTCGCCTTCGGTATTATCGAGAGGTTGCAAAGTTAGCTCGCCTATTATACTTACACTTATATATAACAGTAACTAGACAGTTTTCTTGGCGCCTGTTTGCACAGCAATCTAAATATCCTGATGTTTTTGCGGCAATGAAATTTATGTGGCTGGAAAACCGTCAGTTTACTTGTGCGTTTCATCCTATTTTATGTAATCACGGAATAGTTTTACTCGAGGGAAAACCTTTATCGTCTCAACGTTTAAGAGAAGTTAATTATCGCCGCAGACAACTTGGACTACCTCTTGTTAGGTGTGCGTTAATAGAAGAAAAAGGCGTTCCACTTGTTCAGAGGCCAGAATTTTCTGCCCACATGCCTAGATCGTTAGGGTTTCTAACGCATCATATCAAGGCCAAGTTAGATGTGTACTCTAGTAAACACTCTCAGGAGCCTGGAAATGTTCGTGTTGATCATCCTTATGCACGAAATGTTAATAACATTAACTATGGTAGCAGCGTTGAAGCGATGATAGTATCCCCACCTTCACCGTCTGACATTTTACCTGGTGATCCTCCACAGAAACTTAAAATAGATGTAGTGTCTGATGTACCCTAACGTACGTATACTATTGATTTACTTGTATTTGTTTTCATATAGAGCTTTTATAGTAATTAATATTACATTTACATATAAACGTGTTACTTGTGATTTTCATACAACATACTGTTATTATAATGTGAATTTATAGTTGAACCTCATTGGCTGTGTTTTCAAAAAGTCTAATATTAGTTCATAAAGTTACTTTAATATTTCCGGTAACACTTTATTAAACACTGGGCTACGCAAAAACTTTTCTTTAGTTTCACTGGTGTTTGAGGACAAACAAAGGTGTTGTAACCAAGAAGGCTTCATAGTCGTTAAGTTACCGCCAAAATGGATAATTCAAATACAATTAGCATCCCCAGCAACAGCGATAATGAGGAGGGTGAACTAATAGACTCCGATAATGACGATGGTATTTTTATTTACATGGACGCATACCAACCCCCAAACGAGAATTTTAGCTCCAGAGAACGAGAAACATTAAGCAGTGGTTTTGTACACGATGTTAGCTCCGATGTAGACGGTGTGTTGTTTAATCAAGTTGTAGGCCAAGACTATGTTACACAGCTTCGCATTAACGATGCATCGGAAGAGAAACCTGTTCCCGTCCGCTGTGATCAACAAGTTAATGTACGTTATAACTGCGAATCAACTGATGAAGACTTTAATGAAGAGTGGATTATGGCCAGGGTAACCAAAAGATATGAATACATGTATTTTTGTGATATTTCTCAAGAGTCCCTTGTAACTCCAATGTTACCTTCCTCGCCCAGGTTACCGCTGCAAGTGTTGCGCGCAATACCAGCACTTCCTATGTGTGCTTGGGAATTATCACATAGATTTCCTTTGCTGTATACTGTTCGGCCTATACGACTATCAAAGGTGGAAGATGAGAATATACGGCTTGAACGCAAATGCACAGAGAGCACACACTCTCACGTACCGCGCTGGACGTCGTGTACCCTTCCTTATAATACAGGAAAAATGTACATTGAACATTTGCCTGGAAGTTATAACGTGTCTTTAAGGGCTATATCACAAGGTACTGCTATATGGCATCGTATGATACTATCAACTGCAAGCTGTGCAATCTCTAATCGCATTTCACACGGGGATGGAGTATTGTTTCTTTTAGATGCAGCAATTCGGATTAGTGCAAACTGTGTTTATTTAGGACATGGAAATGGCGTAGGAATAGGAGACGGCTGCTGGGTTACTAATCAAATAGCCGGACTACCTTCTGGGCTTACCCCCTGTTATTTGGCACGGAATAGTTTATGGGGACCGGATCAGGGTCCCAGTATTGCTATTATGCGCGGCTTTTTAGGAGCACTGGCTTATTGGCCAGAATTACGAGTAGCTCTTGCCGAGCCTGCCACGGCCAGCATACGATATGCAACAGGAAACATTGAGGTTGCAGAGTGGTTTTTGTTTTCCCGAACACATTGCTTAAAACCCAGTTTTGTACAAACTGAACGTGAGTTGTTTTCTTCGTTCTTTTCATTGTATGTAACTCTTTGCGGGGGTATTCTTAACTGGATTTGCCGTGCTACAGCTATGTATCTGGGTCCCCCAGAGCACCCTGAATTGTTAAACAAAGCTATGTTATGTTGTACCCCTTATTACCATATTCCTTTAAACAGTGATTTACTGTGTGATCTTGAGGTTTTACTATGGGGGAATATGCCACTTAAAACGATTTGTGAAACCCACCCCAGTGTTGCGCGCTTAATGTCGGGCTATCATGCTATTCGAACCGCAAGCACAAATTTAATGTTAGAATTTGCTGACAGGTCTACGGACGACGATGATGAGGGAGCATTAAGTGCATATCTCGGGCTTACGGTTTTACTACAACGTGCACTAGGCCATACAAACTTACTGCTTATGTTATTGGCAGGTGCAACGTTATATGGTGGCAAAGACATAACTGTGTTAGATGGTATTTTATCAGCATATGTAAAACTTATTACTGCCACCAGCCCTTTGTACTCTCATCAGACTTTAACTTCCTTTTGGAAAGACCGAGATGATGCAATGCGAACTTTACATATTGAGCCATGTTCAAGCGTAGCACCTATAGAACATAACCATATAACTCAAGCGGCCCCATGTGAAGTGAATTTTAATTTTGTGGGGGCTGATACAATTTACCCACGAGATCGGCCTGTTCGTACTACTAGTTTGGCACAGGCATTAATGGAATTTAGAGATGAAATTGTTGGGATTGATTGTACACATGCATTTTCTTGTCGTTAGCCTATACAGTGAAAAAAAATAGGTGTGGCCATATTACGCCTTTTGTTAATAAAATCTGTGTTTATGATAAAATTTGTTTTGTGTCTTATTTGGGTGTTAAAGTTAACACCTTTGTTTCCCTCATTAATACATCGTTTATACAATTATGTTTTCAAAGTTTACACGATCGCTTTCGTTAACTAACAAACCGGAAAAATGTAATGGTGATTCATTGCAGTCTGAACACGTACAAATACAGAATGTTTCCAGTTGGCGTACGCTTTCACAACGTATAATTCAAGAGCGTATACGAGACGGTTGTTTACTACCAACCCCCAATGATGCATTAGAAGCGGCTGTAAAGGCTTTATACGAAAAAACCAACGCGGTGACACCAGAGGCCTTGCACAGTACAGAAAGATTTAACGCTTTGCTTGGAGTTCACCATAATAATGTTCCGGAATCCTTAATTGTATCGTGTATGTCAACGGACAACATGGGAGAATACTTACATATATATTTAGACAATATTCAAAAATGTTTAGATGAAATTAAAATTTCTGTTGAAGCGGCGTCTAGAATTTATGAAAACACCTACTGGCACTATTTACAACGGACAACGGGCGTTTCAATACCCATATCCACGGAAAACTTTAACAAAAAAACAAAGTCAACAGTTTTACTTTTTTTTTCAACAATATCACAAAAAAGCATAGCAAAAAACCCTTTTAAATGTAAAACTGTAAATTCTAATTACCGAGAAGCGTTTCAATTACTAAAGGAGGAGATGGGAGCAGTTCAAAAATACATGTATTTTATGAGACCTGACGATCCAATGACACATAGTTCGGATACCAGGGTACGTTTACAAGAAATAGCTGCATATATCTCTACAGGATATGGATGGATGTTATGGTTTTTAGATATGCTTGACTTGCGGGTTTTAAAACAAACAAAGCTTCTCTTTCAAAAAACACAAGGTCCTCGCAGTTCCGTAGCACCCGAAGATTTGTTTAAACGTCATCTTAAAAAGGGTCCAGCGGTTGCAACTGGAACAGGTACGGCACTTATTTTAGCAGCAACAACCGCTAGTTCCCTTACAAGTTTATTAAAAATTAGCTCTATATGGCAAAATGAATGGCGAGAAGGGTTAAGTGGAACGGCTTCTGCCATAGTGGCTGCAGTGGAATTAATAACTTGTTTACATCATCACTTTCAATATTTACTTAATATGATGTTAGTGGGATATGCGTGCTGGGGGGACGGGGGTGTGTATGATTCTTATATACTAAATGCTTTACGAACTCAAGGGCGCTTTTTATACTGTGCGGGAGACCTTGTTCAAACGATGTCTATACATAGCTGGGTTACGTTAGAATCGTCTATACATGTTTGGTTTTTGTGGGCAGTTGCCAGGAGCCTTTTACTGTATAAAGGAACACCCACTGCGTATTATACTGAAATATTGAATAGAACGTACCCACAAAACACGTGTTTTTTATTACCAAGTCCACAGTGTTTTCGTGTTAACACGTTGCGGTCTTCCGTAAGCAATGGTGTTGGTCTTGAATGTGTGTGTTTACAAGGTAATTGTATTTCCAACCTAGACGATTCACATGTCATTGGTAGGCGCCATTCTAGTGTGGCTTTTAAAAGACGTTCAGTTAACAAAAGAGCTCCACGGGTATTGGTTCGTCCAAATACCATTATAGATGCAAACACAATATCTACTGAGTCCTTTCACACAAAAATAAAAGACGTGCTGGATGTTTCCCGTCCAATTGAATATACGCAGGTTAAAGCAGCCTATGAAGGTTCTGTGTCTCACATGTGGGGTGGAGAACCGACATCCAACATCAACGGTGAAAATAATGTTACTCATATATATGAAAACGTGCTCCCAACAGAAATAAACTGTACCCCACCTGTCGATGTTGATAGTGACAGTGATACGTCTAGCCAGGAAAGCGTATGTACTCCTAGCGACATTCCTATAAAGTCACCAAAAACTCAAACATTTGTCCGCAGCACTTTTGTTAAACATCGTCAAAGGGCTCGTTTGCTTGATAGCTCTGGCATTTCTAATATAGCAGCAATATCGGCTGTAAAAACTAAAGCTGCTACTTTAAAATAGGTAGATGTAGGTGGGATCTGAAATGTTTAATAATTAGGGGTGTGACCTTTATAGCTACATAACTACTTCTGTGTACTTAATGACAACCTTGTTATAGAACACTATATTATACACAATTTTGTTATATGGCGATGAATCGTTATAACATAAAACATTCCGAATATCAATACTTGGAGCAAGTTAATTTTATTTTACACAATGGTGTACAAAAAACAGATCGAACCGGAACTGGAACGTTATCTGTATTTGGAATGCAATCTCGATATAACTTGAGAAATGAATTTCCCTTATTAACTACGAAACGGGTATTTTGGAAAGGCGTTGTTGAAGAGTTATTATGGTTTATTAAAGGATCAACAAATTCTACCGAGCTTGTAGAAAAAGGAGTTAAGATTTGGAGCGCACATGGATCTAAGCAATTTTTACACAGCAATGGATTTGACAACCGTCAAGAGGGGGATTTGGGTCCTGTGTATGGATTTCAATGGAGACATTTTGGAGCTGAATATGTTGACATGAACACAAATTATTTTGGACAAGGAGTAGATCAATTACAAAATGTTATTAATTTAATTAAAACGAACCCAAACGACAGAAGAATTATTTTATGCGCCTGGAACGCTAAAGATGTGCCTTTAATGGCTTTGCCTCCATGTCATATGCTATGCCAATTTTACGTTGCTAATAATGAATTGTCGTGTCAAATGTATCAACGATCCGCTGATATGGGACTGGGTGTTCCTTTCAATATTGCAAGTTATGCGCTGCTTACGTATATGATTGCACATGTTACAGATTTAAAAACGGGTGACTTAGTCCACACCATAGGAGACGCGCATATTTACCTTAATCATATAGAACCTTTAAAATTACAGTTAACACGACAACCAAAACAATTCCCAACTCTTCGCATTACTCGAACTGTTAAAGATATTAACGATTTTAAAGCTGATGATTTTGTGTTAGAAGGTTATAATCCCCATAATTCAATTCCAATGGAAATGTCTGTTTAATATATATTCCAATAAACTAAATTTTAGTATCGTTTATGTATACTGTTTATTTTTACAAGGCTATTTACGTTACAACCCCCGCCAACGTTTATTTACAACAATATCTACAGAGGACACATAGTAGCACAATTGTTAATAAAATTACAATAATGGTAACGATTCCAATAATAGCAGAAATGAGAGGAAACGTTGATGCTGATGAGGACGCGTCGTATGTATACACGGCGACAAACGGTGGAAATTTCTTAGGATAACCGACCAACTTACATGAATATACCATTGGTCCATCGGTACCAGAAACGTCATGGTAACTACGTAGGTTTACAAAGCGTCTATTATTGTTACAAACACTTAGTATTTCAGTGTTGGTATTTTCAACTGGTATGTCGTTAATCCACCAATTAATACGTACCACCCCTCGAGGAACACAACTGGCTAAACATACTATACGACCGTCTATTACTTCAATAGACACGTTAGGTTTGTAGTACACATCAGGTGTAACGGCACTAGAATATTTTGTATGAGAGACGCTATCTCGTATCCAAAGAACGTTACAACGTAAACTGGGTGGATAGTCCGCATTTAGTGTTGCCGGAACATGTAATGTAGAAACGGAACTCACTAGGCCATCTGTGTTATACTTCTTGGAATAGGTAATAAAATTGTTCCTAACATTACCTAGGTTGGACGTCCATTTAACAATTACGGAATTTGGAGGATAGTAGTTATTAACTTTACAGTACGCAGTATATGGGTTTCCCAATAAAACGGAATCGCTTATAACTGTCACGTTAGGCCGTTTATATGACATAACAGTCACATGTTGCTCGTTAATAACTGTGTTATTTGCGGTGTGTATTACACGCCATATATAAGTACCTTCCGTTGATACGTCTAATGACACTATATGTAATGTAAAATCGTAGGTTGTGTTCCTGTCGGGTAATATATATTTTTCTGTGTTACTCAAATCGGGGTTCATACTAGTGGTATTTATTATGTTACTATATAATAATATTAACGGACTATTTGAGTTTTGTACGTTAAAGTTTAAGTCGCTTGTTTTAGAGTCGTATTTTTTAAACCAGATTTCCACATGAAGATCCGGTCGTAATAAAGGCTTCCATGCCCGGTTGGGATGTTGGAAATCCTCCCTATAAACTGTTGGTAATTCATGTCTTTTTACGTAAGCTCCGTAACCTGTAAATATTTGTAAATAACACGGCAGGGATACCTTATGGAAATAAGGCAAAAATCGTCTTCCAATTACAGTACAAGCAATGTGTTCCATTGATCTTGTATATGCCGTTGATTGTGGGGTTGTTTGGGTGTGAAATGCTGGCGTTGACGTTTTACTAAACGTTGACACTCCTGTGTCAACGGATGCCTCATGCGCTTGCGGAGCCGAAGTGAACGGTTCATGGGCCTGGGGGGTGGGCGCTTGATGTAATTGTGGTGCGGGATCGGGTGCGGTGCTGGACTGTTGATGCGACTGCGGCGCGGGATCAAACTGTTCATACGCCTGGGGGGTGGGCGCTTGATGTAATTGTGGTGCGGGATCGGGTGCGGTGCTGGACTGTTGATGCGACTGCGGCGCGGGATCGGACAATTGATGTAACTGCGGCGTTGGTATGTTTGTGTTTAAGTTAGCTATAATACTGTTTACGTACGTTAGCGTTATTAAAACGATTGTAATAAATGGTGGCATTTTAAAGAGTACCTTTACACATCGAGAAACAGCAGACACTGAAATATTGGGAGGATTTACTAAAATTTAAATGAATTTAACGTTGTTTTTAACAAGACTATAATATCGTTGCGTTGAAAATGTGGTATGACGCATCTTGTGGCAATCGTATGTTATATGCCAGTTATTGAAATAAAGAAACTTAAATACTTTGATATTGTTTTATTTTGCAATGTGCACATTGTGTTTTTGTAAACCACACATGCTCCCATTATATAACATAATGCCATTATCATATAAGTTGCAATAAAATACATTTTTGCAAGGTTAGACATTGTAAATCTATTAATATGCTGCGCATATCTAATTATTGTTTGTACACACGTAAAACCCGCTGTAACAGTTGAGATTAAAATAAATATAAGTCCGCTGGAAGTGTTCATTACAACTAGTATCAAGCCTAACAGCTGTGTAATTATATATGTGATAATTACACATTGAATAAAATATTTTTTGTAACAATATACCATTACCAACTCCAATCCCAACATAACCAAAACACCGGCAATACATACCCACAAAATACTTTCTAGTGCCTGTTCTTTATTAGTTAAAGGCATAAACATTTGCGTTAGCGTCCATATAGCCGGTGTTGTTATATATAAAACTAATGGTAATGTCAGTAGTCCGTACGTATGTTTAATATATTGGATATCTTGCGAGTCTTCTCTTGTTTCTTTGCGTTTTCCATTCTCATCCGAGGTAATCAAAACCGCTCTTCCGATACTTGTATATGTGTTTAAATTTGAATATCTATTAAAGTAGTAATAACACGTGTCTTGCATTTCAGCACCAACGTTGTGCCATGAAGTAATAACAACATTTGTAATACATAGTCCAATTAGTACATTACGGTTTACTGAATATACATACAACAAAAGTGTTATAATACCCCCCAAAGTTGTTCCAATAATCATTCCGTAAAAATAAATCAACGGTCCATTCGCTGCAGATACAAAGTTATAATAGTATACATTGCAGGCACAAATTATCGCTAAGCAACACATAATCATAAGTACATTGTTGTCTGTTGCACCGGGTACAGTATTTAACTGTTGCCCTGAAGTCCATAATATAACACAAAAGAAAGTTATAATAAGCTGACATATTCGTCCTATCTTTGATAATAACTCCATAGTTTTAATAGATGAACATAAACCAAATAAACATATTATACCCATCAAAATTGCAATTTTTGCGATGTTACATAGTTTATATTGTATAATGAGGCCAGCTGTTATGACACTTCCTTGTAACGCCATTATACTTATACACCAAATAACAGTTTTCATACAAGGAACACATTTTGCCGGCTGTCCTACACATCCCTTAACGAATTGAGAATACACCGTATATGAAATACATTGATGTTCTTCCATGTCTTAAATTTGCAGGTCCAGGTATTATCTTGCTCAAACCTTTTTATGTTCAGATGGCTATATATACACTACGTGTTTAATCTTCCGGAAATTGGATATCAGATTCACATGACTGGTCTGCATAATCAAGTGTACCAACAGCATCTATTGGTGGCACTACGCAATATTCATCTGCTCCGATTCCACATTGCCACAGAGTATTTTGCACTTTTTGCTTCTTAGCAACGTTATTGTGCGAGCCCTTACGTTTAACCGCATTTTGAGTGCGTCCTGGTTTTGACTGAGATAGTATTACAACTAAATTTTCCACGTCTACTGGATCCATTTGTTTTGCTATAAAATATGAACATATACTTGCGGTTCGTTCAACTCGTATTCCAACCATGGGCGTTTGAGATGTTAGATAGAAGTTTAAGTAACACTTTTCTTCGTTGTTCAGCTTTATATGCTGTACGGTAGAACGAAAACCGCTGTAGGTATCCAATATAACACCAAATTCACATAATTTTCCAAAATAATGAACCTCTTCTAAAAATTTTTTATGTGCTCCTGGTAAAAACGTTGTAACACCACTTGAATTTTCTGCCGTTGCTGGAATTAATTTAATTGACATATGACCACCGCCTGGTGATTGTATATGTAACGTTCCAAGTTCGGTTAAAACAAATCGCGTTTGTGATAACCACGATTTAGGAACGCGTTGAAGTTTCAAAAACTGATCTTTGTTTAAACAAATAGTTATGTCCGGATCAATGTTAGGTAACATCATAGTATAGCAAGCCAACTCACATTTCACTAACTGTTTATAGCAGGTTACATCGGTTGAAGAACCTTGTTTGTTATAAAACACAGTCTGAACCACAGTTCTACATGGCGCCGTTCCGCTTACTTTAAAGGATACGCATTTCGGTGAATCGCCTTTGGTTTGATGAAACACGTCCATTAAAGAGCTTCGCCCATCAGTAGTAGCAAGTATAACCATTTTTGGTCCCGTCCAAGTATAATCCAAGAACACACTTGATGGAATTGGAATATAAATCTGTTCCGTTTCCAAACTACAGTAGATTAATAACCCATCTTCGCTAAACACCAGAATGGCGTCTTTTAGTCTATTGAAGAGTGGTGATATAGATACAATTAACCGTTCCAAATTTGGTTGTTCGAGCGTAGCCCTTCCAACTTCTGCTTCGTTTGAAATACAAGCTTGTACATTTTCATCGGTATTCGATGCCATTGTAACTTCAGGTATACTGGATATAAATGCCTATGATGAATACAGGCAAGTAAGCCTTACTATGTTACCTTTTAAAAATTTATAAAAACAAGTCTCCGTGATAACACGCCCATGGGCGTGTTGTCTTTTGTATTTCCTTTTACGTAGGATGTGTTTCTATTCATATGATAATTTTTACTACGCCATAAATACGTAATTAACATCAAGTAATCCATTAAACTTTGAATGTTTTGTAAACCCAAAGGTATATTTGAACTTCTGCATTTTACAACTATTGGAAACATGGGGCTCTTTGGACTTACTCGTTTTATACATGATCACAGGCTAATAAAGCCTAGTAACATTTCTACACCACCCGGGGTTTTAACTCCTATTGCAGTAGACATTTGGAATGTTATGTATACGCTTCTTGAGCGCTTATATCCCTCGAAAAGATATAAAAAAATACATGGACCATCTGTTACAATTCACTGTCTTGGAGTATTGTTGCGACTTTTGACTCATCGATCGTATTATCCAATATTTGTGTTGGAAGAAACGGAAGATGCATCAAAACCTTTAGCACGAGGAGCAAAAGCTTTGGTACACGAAACCAAACTAGAAAAACGTCTTAAATCAGCTAACCTTTACACCACTATATCAACCGGAAAGCACCCCCGAGGATTTTATAAAGACATTCCAAAATATTATGAAACAATGTTTCCAATTATTCATACTACCGAAGGTATTTTTGAACCAGCACATCGTTTAAATACAAGCTCTTCAGAGAACCATTGTATGTCATCAGATAAGGTAAAGTGTTTCCAAAACAGTGATGTTAACAACGTTGAGTATTATTGTATGGAATCTGGTCATAGATTACATCACAAATTATGCGCCAGTTTAATAAAGTTAATGGGATATGCATATGTGGAGGCAAATAACATAGAAGCGGACGAAGCGTGTGCAAATCTGTTTCATACTCGAACTGCGGCTCTTGTATATACAACAGATACAGACTTACTGTTAATGGGATGTGATATTGTTCTGGATACTGTACCTTTATTTGCCCCAATTGTTAAATGTAAGGACTTGCTTCAGTATTTAGGAATAACATATCCTGAATTTTTGGCAGCTTTTGTACGATGTCAAACAGACCTTCATACAAGCGAAACCTTACGCTCGGTTCAACAGGTAATAGAAGATACGGGTTTAAAACTACCTAACAATTCCATAATCGCTGATAGCCATTTTGAGTCGTGGCGACACAAAAATACAACTCACGACACAGATTTACAACCCGGTGACCTTAAATATATTGAAAATGTTCCAGACTACACATCTAACCTTTCTAGGGTTACTGAAGAAGCTGAATGTGCTTTAAATCTTATGCCACCGTCAACTTCGGTCTCCGATGAATTGGAGCGCGCGTTTGTACAACATGTTATAACCATTGTAACGCCAACAACGCGAGGGCGCTTAAAGTTGATGAAACGGGTCACCGTAATGCAACAGCAACCAAGTCATACGCTCATAGCCTATGTTTTAAACACTTACTTTAATAACCCAAAAATTATTCAACAGTATATTTCTACATTTAAACGTTTACTTGCTCCCCCACTCCCTCTTAATGTTGTTTTAAGTAAATATTGGAACGGTTAAATAAAAAACAAAACACGATATTTGGTTGTAATCTTTATTTTGTGTACTCATAAATCGTTAATAACAGCACCAGTATATGCAGTACTGTGTCTCTCAAAAAAGTTGGTGTGTTTTTCCGCTGTCATAAACGCAAGCGGAAAATCGGCCTTCGGTGCTGGTGCGTTAAATAAAACAGGGATGTTAATAGCACTGAGTAGGCGGTCCGCATTATATCTCACGTATTGCAAAATAGCATCAATATTTATAATACGCTGATTTTTTGGTGCGTAAGCGCTAATAAAGTTACATTCTATGTTTACGGCCTCCATAAATAATTGGTGAATACGGGGTATAGCCGGCTTTTCTTTATAAGATATATAGTTATTATAAATACAGCAAGAAGCACTTGTATGGACTGCCTCGTCTCTACTTATAAGATCGTTTAACTGGCACATAACAACAAATAAGCCATTATTACGGAAGTATGAAATGGCCGCAAACGATGATGTAAAGAATATCCCTTCTATGATAATCATTAAGATATACTTTTCACCTATTAACGGGTTCATTTGCACGTTATATTCCAACCAATCTACTTTGGCCTTTATATAAGCATCTTGTATTGTGGCTTCCGTATAACGTAGACGTTCAAAAATATCGCCTTCGAAAAGCATTAACTGAATTTGACTATAAATTCGCGAGTGAACAACTTCAATACATTCCTGTTCCAGGTAATAATGATGAATATCCTTTTGTTTAAACAGCGTTATTAAACTTCCAATGTTCACGTTTACTAAATCATCGGCTGCAGATAAAAATGTGAAAATAAACTTATAAAATGACAACTCTTCTTCTGTTAGGCATTTAATGTATTGATAATCGTCTTCAAGTGTAAAATCCGTTTCCAACCAACGGTTCGATATACTTAAAGATCTTAATTCATTTATATCCGGGCATTCCAGAGAATAAAAAAAACGACTAATCCCGTGTTTACTTTCGTTCATATTTATAACTCGCAGCTGGTACACGTTAGTTCACCTCCGGTAAACAGCCCGCTATTTGTAGCCTTTCGTATTTTACAGTAATACATACCAGTTTTTAGTCCACCTTTATATGCACGAACAAGTAGATTCATAATGGTTGCTGCGGAAACTGCCCCATTGGGGCGTTCCTCTATAAACAAACTCATTGATTGGCTTTGATCTATAAATGGTGCTCTGTCAACACACATATCAACTAAATCTGCCTGACTATACTCAAAGGCGGTTTTAAATTTATATAGAGGATGACGAGCGTTTAAACATCCAAATGTTCGTAATACGGACCATTGATTTTTTTCCAGTTGCTGTATTATACGACTTCTATCTTCTTCGTGTGGGTATAATTTTCTGAGCTCGTCCATTAGCTCTAAATTAGGTCTTAATGTTTCACCTGATATTGTAACCTTACTAAACATGTTTGTAAAAACAGGTGAAAATCCCTCACTGCATTCTGTTACCTGTGCCGATGCAACCGTGGGCATAAACGCTAAAAATTGGCTATTATATAATCCATACTGACATATATCATCCCGTAATTCTTCCCATGGAAGGTTTAAATAACTACACGTTGGGAAACCATCAAAATGTAACCAGCCGCTGGCATACTTACTGTTTTCAAACTCATGAAAAGGTTGTAACCCACACTGTTTACACATATTCATACTAACAAACATTGCCTCATATAACATAGACTCGGTTATTTCTACATTCAAACGTCGCGCCCGTGGACATGTTAGGTCCAAACCTAATCGTAAAAAGGCGGTATGTAAACCTTGTATGCCAATTCCCAAAGAACGATTATTTGCAACTCCTTCACATGATTTTTTACACGGAAAGTTTCCCGCGGCCAGTACTCCGTTTAAAAAAACTACGGCGGTTCTTACCGCAAAGGTTAAATCAGCAAAGCTAAATTCTGGCGGTCCATCTTCGTCTCCGTTAAGTATACAGTTGGCAATATTTATGTTTGCAAGGTTACAAACACCGTGCATGTTTGGGTTGGCCTTTTGAATTACCTCAGTGCACAGGTTTGACCCCGTTATTGCATCTCCTTGAACGTTCATATGATAATTACGATTACAGGCATCTTTAAACATTACAAACGGACTTCCTGTAACAGCAGAGCTTTTTACTATCAAAAATGCTAACTCCTGTATAGGTATTGTTGTAACTCCAATCCCCTGGCGTTCTAACTTTAAATATTCAGCTGTAAAATCATCGCCGTATAAATTACATAAAACGTTTGCTCTGTTATCAAAAAGAGTCCAAGTTACATTTTGCGTTCCTTGTACATACTGTATATAACGCTTCAAGAATAAATCTGGCATCCACATACAATAAAAAATGTTATCACATCGATATGCCTCATCACGAACTAACATTCCCCTAGTACATAAAATGGAGCGTATATCAACATGCCAAGGCTCTACATAAACACATACTCCGGTTGGACGTTCCGAATCGCTGTTAATAGCCATAACCATAGAATCTAACAACTTTAATATTGCCAGGGCACCCTTAGTTTCCGTATGGTTTGGTACTATATTTAAGCTTTGTAAAGATATACCAACTCCACCACGGCTCTGTAAAACCGTTCCAACATCCCCTGTAATGGCACGAATAGCATCCCGGACGTTTGTTGATTTGGGATCCATAATATAACAACTTGCCGTGGCTCCGGTTTCTCTTCCCAAAAACATCATTACTGGTGTAGCAGGAATAATTAACTGACGGGATAACATGTTAAAAAAAACACTGCACATATCGGTCCATGTATACGCGCTGTATGTTCCAGGAATTAAATATGCAATGTTTGGTATTTTCATAACTTCTATGGTAACCGCTGTCGCCAGTCGAATAAAAAATTGTTCAAGTGATTCAATTTTGTTATCTTCAAGTTTTGTTAAATAAAACTCTTCGTACTTTAATGCAGATTGCAACCCTAAAGATGTTAACTTTACGTATTGTGTTTGACGAAATGGTTCTAATATATCACGTTCAATATCATCCATATAACACTGAATCGCTCTCCTCACTTTAGACGTTAAGCACATTTGCTTGGATTGTAACCAAGTAGTAGTGGATACTGAACGAGCAGATATTCTGCAGTGCACAAGCTCACCACAGCAACGATATACGCGCTCATCTTGACGGCTTATCGCTTTAAGATTTGATATTGCTTCATTTATATACTCACATATGCCTTCGTTTTGTAAATTTACTGATATAGTAGGAAGCAGATACCCATATCCGTATGTACTTAATTTATCTACAATGGAATGTAATCGCATAGGTATGTTTGACGGGCTGTAGCTTGCCATTTTTCACGTTACACCAAAACTGTAGTTCCAAATGCAATATTACTAATATTTTCACACGCTTATATACCTATTGGACAATGTTGTATATCCCACCCCTAATATTGCATAAAGTATGCTTTTATTGCGCATATAAAAAGCTACGTATAACAGGTTTAAATATAACAATTTTTATTTCACATGATACACTGTTGGTTTAATAATAACATTCATACCAACTATTTTTGGCATCCCATTTTACTCCCTCTAACCACACTACGCTTATAGCTTTATCTCCTAAACGTTCCATTTTTCGTGCATATCGAGGATTATCGGATGAAAGTCTTCCTATTAATGTATACGCTGCATACAAGCATGACCTCTGGGTAGGCAATCCGCGAAAATCACCAGTCCATTGATATAATCGTTGCCTTGTTAATTGCCACCCATCTCCAGTAAATTCACCGATGCTACATCTTGGACTTGTTGGATCGTGTGTCAACTGAATTAACGGGAACGCAGATGTATTTCCTTGCTGTGGAAAGTCAACTCCTTCCGTACCCCACATAACGTTTTCCGCTCGAATGCGGCCCAATAAAAACCCAGTAGCATTTCCAAACGAAGTTTCATTGAGCTGACTTAATGCAATATGCATTCTAACTCCCTCTCTATTATATCTTTGCGTATATACGAAGAGTAAATACAAGTTTTTAAATCCCTCGGAAGATAAATGCAAGTCCCTATCAACATCCCAAAAGACACACGCGGGAACATTTGCTGTAATACGTCTATTTGATGCATACTGTGTTCTCATCGACTCTTGAAAGCCACGTGCTATACAAGTTACGTTACATAAGTCATCCTGTATAGTATAATTGGCAAGTGACCCAAAAAAACTTATATATCTATGAGGAAACAAATGACATTGTACCATGGTTTGCAGGTATTCAGAAAATTTTGTTAAACGCGCTTCCATTCGTCGATCCGAATATGCAGAAATAACAGCCGCTCTTATGGCTTCTGCTGATTGTTTATCAGCATATTCATCGGCTCTACATGCTGTTAAAAAGTTAATAGAGATTAAACAAGCTCTTAATCCACCACCTTCACCAACGGTCCAAGGGGCTGTACATACTCCAGATAACGCCCGTAAAGCCTCTACAACGTTTTCTGGGCGACGACCCGCTGGTGTACATACACTTGCATCTTCAACTATATCCAAACAATGTCGTATTAAAAAAACCGGCGAGCCCAGAAAGTCTACATCTGGACGACATAAATCTGTTAAAGATACCTGTTTAATTAAATCCGGAGTAATATGTGTTTGTTCTAATGGTAGTCGAAAAACATCGGATGTATTTTGTTGTATCTGTAAACCATGTGCATTATTTATAACTATGCAATCGGGTGTAATTCGGACTAGCGTTCCATTTGCTGTATTTGTAAATTTGTCTGTTGACAAATTCCATGGTTTTATGGAACTTCGAAAATTATGCGAATTATAACTCATATTAAGCCCATTTCCTATTTGTATAAAACGATTATCTCCCATTAACATTACGTTCGATGTAGGTATTTGTAACGTTTGTGTTAGTTTACTATTACGTTGATTTGCTTCCATAACGTTAATTTGTGAAATAGTAGTTATTGATTCTGTCACTTAACTTCTACCTTGCATATGCGCCTACTACCTTTGTTTCGCAAATTTATGTGACTTTACTGGGCGTGGTTTTTAAGCGAGTACGTCATGACTTGAATAAGTATTAAATAAGTGTTTAGTATTTTACTTTATTATATGTGGTTTGATGTTTTCTGTATAGTACACCCAACCGTGGATATTATGGAAACCGCTATAACACAGAACTTATTAAACGACTTAAAATCACTATCTTCCAAAGATGATTCTAGCGAAACTATATGGCCACCAGAAAAAGTTGAAACAGCTCGTATTTCAATAGTTAAATTTTTACGATCGACTCAGGAGATACCGTTGGAAAACACATTGTGGACGGAACTTCATAAGGTGATATGTAACGTATATGCTCATACATTTTTAATAGAGGCTAGTTTTTTGGCAGAGAACTTACCCGGGTTAATATTTTGGAAGCTGGAATCGCATTGCACACAAAATGTTATGCAACACATGGAAACCTTAAAACAACTATGTAATAATATACAAAGCCGGGAAACATTACAACGCTTAACTTTGCATTCTTTACGCACTTCGGCTAAACTTGGACCGGTTTCAATAAACTCGTTGGTAACTGACTGGATTAATATGTTTGAGGTTGCAGTTCGAGATATAAACGAGGCAACTAAATTACCATTTCTGTATGCAAGACAGGGAATGGTAGAAAGTGCTGTTGCAGCTCTGACACATCAGCGGTTTGCACTTCTTTATGACATGCCTATCGTTCAGGATGGACTTCGAATTCTAACACAGCGTGCAAGTTGGTTAATTCCATTTACCATAATGTGGTCTCACATTCAAAGCGATTCTTTTACGCCACTAACTAAATGTTTGTTTATTATAAATCTTGCCGATGAATATTTTGATGACACACCGGTAAGTTACCTAACGGACCTATTTAATGATAACATTATACACGTTAAGGACATTGCATTTGTTCCCATTGAAGAAGCCATAGTACAAGCAACAACTGTTCATGGTGCTAGAATAAATGCCGCTTTGGCACATCAAAATTTGTCTATACGTCAAACTCAACCTGGAACGGCTACGCATCGTTTACGTGTTGATGTTAATATTTGGGATAACAATATTTTATCACTGTCCGCGCCCGGTATACATATTGACGGATTGTTACATTTAATTACTACTGATCCAACTGCTGAAACCACAGCGGGTGCTGCTGTTGCAGAATGTGTACGTGTAGCATGGGAACGGGTTCAGGCTAGCACTTCCCCGAATTCTTTGGTTTTGGCCCTTTTAGAGGCGGGGTTTACGCGTTATACATGTAAGCTTTTAAGAAAATTTGTTACACACTGTACTCTTGGATTACACTCTTTGTATGATACGCACATAACACATGAAGTTTGTAAATTAACAGATTTCCAACAGACTATTGGTTGTGTATCTTTAGTTGGTGGCCTTGCGTATCAGCTCCTTGAAACGTATGCTCCTACAGCTCATTATGTATCAACATACACACATATATTAAGTGAGACAGAAAAGAGATATGAAACTTTAATTCCTGCACTTGGATTACCTCCCGGAGGCCTAGGTCAAATTATGCGTCGTTGTTTCGCTCCCCGTCCCCTAATTTCTAGTATACAGTTGGCACGTAAAACATTAGTTGAAGAAATAAATACGGCAGAAACCAGAAAAACTGTTTTACATCTTCAACATACAAGAGAGACGCAACCAGGAGCGCGTGTTACTCGTGAAGCTATTTTAACGTGGTTTGATTTTAGAATGGAATCTAGGTGGGGAATTAATCCTCCGGTTGACACTCAATTGAGTCCACCTATTAATACCACTGTACCTACTACTGGAATACAGTCTGCTATGATAAAAGCTGCCATGGATATTACATATCCAAGTAAATGCATATATTCAAGCATATTAGAAACGCCCTCCTTTGTGCCATATGTTATATCAACATGTGTTTATGATGCACTTTATGCAACAACAAATTGTTTTTTTGGCCCCGAAGGTATAAAACAGGTACTAAGTGTTCTTATATGGGCACGTGATTATGGATCTGGTTTTGTTCCAAATGCAGATGGTTATCGCACAAAACTGTGTGCTCTTATTACTTTGCTAGAACCCTTTTCACAACAAGTAAATTTGGTTATTTTACCCGGGCACGTAGCTGCAGTTGAATCGCTCTTACGGGAACTGTATCAAACCGTTATTGTAGCAATTGAATTGTTACCGCAACATGTTAGGCCTGTTTTACCAGAAATTCCATCAATCACAAGTAGTATTTTTTTAGCAACACTGTATTACGATGAGCTATTTAGTCGTTTTAAAAGATTTAAAGTATCCTCTGTAGCATTAATGGATAACTTCATGACTAATACATTAAAAATCCAACGTTCTATGTTACAATTACGTAAATTTTTCGCTTGCCAGTTTATTTCAACTGTGGATCCTCAAGTTGTGTGTATTTGTCATCCTAACTCCACAAAAGCAAACATGCAACAAATTGGGATGTGGACATTAAAGGATGTTGTTGACGCCATCATGCATGTGATTGATAATCTTCAGGGTGTGCGCACGCAAATGCGAATTGATTTATCGGCGTTCCGCACAATAACAACGGAAACGTCAGCTGCATTACAGGACTGTGAAACGTTAATGACAAAAACCTCTACCTGCGATAGTATAAACCTTTTGTTTTCAACACTCGCGTCTCGATATGCCCATTTTACACAAGAACAATTAGACGTTCTCCTGCGAGTTAATAAACTTGTATGTGGAAATTGCGTGCCGGGACTTGGTAATGTAGATAAATTTTTAACACGTTGGAAAAACATAATTTCAGCGTTTAACCGTGCTACTACATCCCCGTGTGTCGATTTTATTGCTTCTGCTATAGGAGACATAAAAACCGTTATTGAAAACGTATATAGCGACAGAACATCTACCCCAGAGGCATATCTAAAGCATGCGCGTGGAATGGATAACCATAACAACGCTGTTATGTATATAATGAACGATAAACCACAAACTACACCCAACGTTTCCGATACATCAGGTGAAATATTAACATCTCATGTTAATATAAACGATTGGACATCCGTGAATGTTAAAATTTTAACCAGTGGAATTAGAACCCCACAAACTACAGAAGCCATTCATAATGCTTCATCTGTTTTAATCGAACAAAGATGGCTTATGATAGACGAAATATTATCTGAGGTTGACGCGTATTTAGGATTATTAAAAACAAAATAAACTGGAATGTACTGGGATGTACTAAGGGCGTGGTTTGTTTACATTTTTAACACAAAATAAAAGTCTTGTTCATGTGACTTTGTATAATTTACTACCAACCTTTAAATGTTTCATATTATAAAAAGTCGTCTAAAGTTACACACGTGTGCTTTTTAGTACTGTGCTTGTGTATATAGGGCATATCCTTAAAATGGATATCATACCTCGAATACCAACTAATGTAGCAGGCATTGGAAGTTACAACCAATTTGATGAGCAACTTGGTCCTGCGTCCGGAGTTTCCTGTTTGCGAACATCGTTGTCGTTTTTACATTTGGTATATGCACAAGGTATTGATGTAAGTGTTACATCAGATGCAATAAATGGCTGTCTTAAGGAGGGAGCGATGTGGACATCTACAACATCAACACGTGAGGGTATTTCCCCGAATATGTGTGCCATAGTTAATATTCCTAATAGAATTTCTTATGAAAGTCTACATTATAATACAAGTACATGTTGCGTGTTATCTCGTATATATGGTGATAGTTTTTTTTTTACTGCTCCTACCGATGGTTTCTTGTGTACCCAAGTTCCGGCTAGAGTTTTCTTTAACAACATTTGGAGTAAAAGAGAAGAATCATTTACTATTATGACGGTTGACTCTACTGGAATTGCTATTTATCGTCGTGGGGACAAGTCATTTATTTTCGATCCACATGGACATGGCGCAATTAGTCAAGCTGTAGTCACAAGTGTGTCTACATCTGACGTTTATTCTTATATAGCAGCCGAGTATACATGTCGTCCGGATGGTACTGAATCTCAATGGGCAGCCGGTTTACTGTTTTTTATTACTGCAAACGAGGGAAATGTAACTGAACAATCATTAGTGTCCGCCGTAACGTTAATATACGGAGTTTGTGAAACATATTTTACGGATGAAACGTACAACGAAAGGCTTGTTGTTTCCAAACATCCTTTATTAACTGCTCCCCCGGAACCAACGTCTATTGTTTTAAATCAAACCGAACCAATAACTGAGGTTAGTAATGATTTATCTTTGGAGGCTGTTTTACATCCAACATTAACCAATGCTGTTGTAAACGATCCAAGATGTGAATATACAGAGGTTGATCCGTGGCATTCTATTGTTGAAACTACAAAGTCAAGCAAATTACAAAATCGTAGACGACGAAGACCTGCATGGACACCTCCATCGAGTGATGAAAATTTAGCTGGAAATAAATGTGATACATCCACTTGTTCTACTGAAGTAACAATCGAAACACCGGATAAACCAGCCCGTAAAATTGTTAAACCGGTAAACGGTGACGATAACGAAACATCTTTGGTTCTTGTTACACCTGACGTTCCGAGGGTTCTAGATGACCATGAGAATACTTCTTTACATATCACTTCAACCGATACAGAAAATATAGAACCCCCAAGCACGGTATCCCCAAGTGTCAATGTAGACACGCTAAAAAACAGACAACCATTTTTTTATAAAACAAACATTACACAAACAGTAAACAACCTTGTGGAAATATGTAAAGACAATACAGACGTTACATTTCAAGAAACCGTAGATATTTTGGATATAGTTATATCTGAACATACGGACATGCCTATTTGGATAACTCGCCCCTTATCAATTACTGAACAGGACCCTTTGGAATTATTTATTAGAGCATGCATTATACGTTTAACTGGATTTGTAGTTGAAAATGGAACACGCACACATACAGACGCCCAGAGCGTTGTTTCTGCCTTATTGGAGCCTCTTTTGGGGATATTGACCTCATTTCCATCTGCAGTTGAATTACTGAAATCCACAGGTTTGGTTTTACGAGAAACATCCGGATTATCTTATGCAATAACAAACGCTATCAATAAAAAATGTCCTCTTGGATTATTAATTGTTTCAAAACTAACATTAGTTGCCACTTCAATTCAAAACGCTACGGACTTGTTACATGCCGAATTGGATGTGTTAGAAGCAGATCTTGGTGCGTGTATACCAAATGAATTATACACAAAATTCTCTACTGGTTTAATAAGTATTTTTAAAGCGGCAACCGCAAATAAACCAGATTTGTTTGCCAACACCACCCCTTCCCGCCCCGGAGCACTTTTAGATCGTCTTCGGATTATATGTGAATCTTTGCAGGTACGGGAAAATCATTGTATGAGACAACGCGCCGCCGTTGTTAAAGAAATTGAGGCATTAGAACATGCTATAAGTTTAATTCGTAACAAACTTGATACTATTCAATTACCCGACTTGTCGTCTGAAATTCAAAAACTCAATTATGATGATACCGATGGTTTAATTAAAAGGTTATACAATATTCGCACGGAAGCTGCTAATTTGGTTACAAAAGCCATCTCAGAATATTTTCAACGAGGGGTGTTTTATAGTGTACGGGCATTAGCAGTTGAGCGTGATTCTTCTACAAAATTTAAAGTTGCAACAGCAAGCATTGCCCACATAAAACGGTTTATACAATCTCTAGATAAGTTAGATGCAAAAGTACAGTCACTGTTTCTCGCTATCAACTCTGAGTTATCAGTAGAATCTCTAACAACGTTACCTGGAGCTGTACTGTTAAATAATCTTGTTAAAGAAGGTGAAGACGTAAGTGATGATACAGGATTAGGGACATGGCTGGCTTTGGTAGGAGAGGCACAAACCGCTGGGCATATAACACGCCGTGATGTGGAAGAATTAATACGTAGTATTAAAAGTATTAATTGTAGGGCTACACAAAGAGCATCAGCAGACGCTGAAATACTTCGCTTTGACACATTGAGTGCTGCTGTGGATCAAGCTATTGGAGATTATACAGATGGTAAATCATCCAAGGACAGTAACATAGAAAACTTAATATCAACACTGCTGAAGGCCTCAGATGATCTTGTACGTCAAGCCAAAGTTTTAAACGAACCCGTCCTACAGTCTGTTCTAACCCCATCAACAAAAAAACGAATTGAAATACGTGTTAAAGAAGTTCAGACATTTACTGCCGATGCCCGAACGGCTCATGAGGTATTAAAGAGTCGTAGAAATGCCGCTTTTGTTAGACTACGAAATATTTTAAGGCCCGTGGCAGATTTTGTCGGACTTAGATCTTCAGTAGACATATTTCCGGAGATTTGTGTTGAACTTAATATTTCGGATGATGTTAACGATTTAAGAAATGTAGTGTTAAGTGCTCCCGTTGATGTTCGTGCTCAACTATTGAATGATTTTTGGGCTATAATCGAGCAATATCGAGATACACTGGAAAGTCCTGGAAACGCACGCACATCTCTTTTAGCAGGCCTTGGATCTTGTTTTGTTACTGTTATCCAAATAATACCTATACCAAACGAATATCGCGAGCCAATGTTACGTTTTTTTGGGGAAATATCAGATTACGTTTCGTCAGCATTAGCTAAAATCGCAAACAGCATTGATTCCGAAGAAGACATAAAATCTGTGGTATCAATTTTAGAACGTGCAACCTCTTTAGTATCGTCGGTTCCAGCATTAACATTCATTTCTACCTTGTATAACAAGTATTCTAATATATTAAAACATAGTGCAAATATTCGCAGACTATCCCATTTACAAAAACAGTTAAACGATGAATTTGCAGCTTTAACAGCTTCGTGTGAATATCTAAAAACACAGGCATCTTTAAGTGATATTAACCAAGAACACTTTAATAATGCGGTGTTAACTGTAAAAAAAACAATGTCCGCTCTAATGGATATTACAATTTGTGTTGAACAAGAACTTACAAACATGCCTTCAGAAAGCATTTCAAACGGTTCAACGATTTTACGTGTCACCAAAGATTTATATAAAATGTCTGTTACGGCAAAAAGTCGCATGCAAGAAGTAGACGCTTATATAATACAATGTGAGAAAACTTTTAACGAAAGAACAAACCAAAGTACAAAAGAACACTGGCTACGTGACATTACTGCTTGTTTAGAAGATATTGAAACCAAGTTTATATTTAACTCTACCGAACTTGCTCGATTAAGGGATGTAGCTGCGGAAGGAGGATTTGATGTACATGGTGTATACAGTCAGGCGCGCCAATCTATATCTGCATGTGAGAACTGTGCATTAGTAGCCCTGAATGCAGTTTTAGGGCACAATCCATATGCTCCGGAAAATGAACAAATTCCCCCACCGTTGTCGCTGCTAAGAGACTTAACTTGGTTTGATGATTTTTCTGTTACATCCCCAGTATTTGCTACGTTATTTCCGGGAATTAATATTGAACCTCTCATGTTACTTATGCGGGTTCGAGCCGCTATACTACTGTCTGCTGACGTTGCTTTAAATGGTATTCCTCGTTACAGAGATGTGGTATTACAAATCTCTGGAGATCTTCTAAGAATTCCACAGTTAAGTAAATATTTTGATTTTTATACACGGTCTTATGACCATTTTGAAGCGGAAATTTCAGCCCTAAGTGAACTTAGAGCTGATGTACGCCAGGCATCTGGAGCAAGGTTTGCCGAAGTTACACGTGCTTTAGAGGAAGTTACGCACGTTAAAGATTATAACACTGCTAAAACTGTTCTTGATAAAGGTGTATATATAGTTCTCCCCAGTGAAGTGTTGGTTGTTAAAGCCATACAATATTTAACAGCATTTGATCATAAGCGTTTTATAGGAACCGCATATGAAAAAGCAATGAAGTTAATAGTTGATAGAGATTTAACTACTGCAAATTTAGAGCTGGATCAATTTAAAATGATGCGCCAATCGGCCACGGAACGAGCTAAACACTTACTACAAGAAATAATACAAAATAAAGATGTTATCACTCAACAACATATGGTAGATTTTACAAACTTGAAATCACTTTTACGTTTAACACCCCCACCACCTACGTTTGTCGCAGCAATAGAAAAAGCAAACTCTCCGGATGAGCTTGTAACACAGTTCGCTCTGTTATTATCAGCATTAGAACAGAGTAAGGAATCGTTAGATGTTAAAGCTGTAGATTGGCTCTATCACGCACGTAACATTTTGGACTCTCATCCTTTAACGGTTTTAATTGACGAAACTGGTCCCCTTAGTAAGTACGCAGACAGAATTGATGCATTGTATTCGTTAAGAGTTAAGTTAGATGTACTTGAGAAGCGCATTGAAGCCGCTGAAATATCTTGGGATACGGCATGGCAATCCTTTAAACAAAATACAGGTGTTAATTCAATGTCTGTAAATGCACATAACGAAGCGTTGGATAACATTGCTGCGCTGGAAGCATCTACTAATGTTATTAACTTGCTTTGTTCAGAAATGGAATATAACTATCTCCCCTTGCCGTTGAAAAGCCGCATTACACAAAAACAACAGGAACGTTTAAACTCCCTCCATGAAGCAGTTATTATGGAAAACCACTTCAAAAAGAACTTTAATGAATTAAATGCAGTTACAGAACGTATACTTACAGAGGGGGATCATGAATCTTTAAAACGTCTTTTAGAGTCATTTGATACTATTATAAAACTACTGCCCGTGTGGGTAAAAACCTCTTATGTGGTATATCGAAAATTAGTTTTATTACGATTGGGATTATACGATACTTATGCTGAAATAATTACTCCGCAATCTATATATGGTTGTTTTAACACATTCTCTTTTACACCTTCAAATTTCAAAGACGAATATCACATACAAAATATACGGTCTAGGGTTGCAGCTTTTATGCACGGGTCAACTGTTGTACAAACTTTAAATGAATGTAAATCAGACATAGATTTGTTATTTGGCCCCCACCACACGTTTTATGTAGATTCTGATAATATACCATTACAATACCGGATATGTTATAAATCCGTAGGAATGAAACTTGGTGCTATGATGTGCCACCCGCAGGTAATTTCCATGCGTCCAAAACTTGCTTCTGGGGGCGTGGTTGAACAAACAACTCTTTCTGCGTTAAAGGTCATTAATGAAATTATTGAAATACGCCTTGATTACGATTCGGTGGTCATGACCGGTTTTAATACATTTTCTACGTTTGTGAGACACAAGCATCCAGATTGGGCAACATCTCAACAACGCAGGGCGTTTGTAGAAATTTATGCAGGTTTAATTGTTAATACTTTAACTTCCAAATTTGGTGTTACACTTAATCGTATGGTATATTCATTTAATACCAATCAACTTACGTCTATAAGCGGCACAAAGGCTGTGCCTGTAAAACAAAACGTTAGATCTATAAAAATTACTCTTTCGGATGTAATTAACATTTTGGTTGCTACCTATCCTGCCCATTTGTTAAATTTTGCTAGATTAGACTTAATTCAACAACACGAATATATGGCCAAAACTCTTATACCTACATTAGAATCTGCCTTTCGTGGCCGTTTGCTGGTTCAGTCACTCAAACCTTCCGATAAAAAATATGTAATAAGTAACCCACCAAAACATTTATTACCGCTAGCTTTTGCGTCTTCACATGATCCAACCGGAGGAAGATTGTTTGCTTTTAATTATACAGACTGGAAAACTGTGAAAATATCAGCAAAATTTAGTGATCCTCTTATACCTTGGAACACGTCGCCCTACACTTCGGTTAAAACAGCTGTAGTTAATATAACAAACATTATCACAACAGATGTGTTAATTACAGTTACGGTATTGGGGCGAATGTGTTTACCCCCTAAAGCCCTAGTTTCTATGTGGAACACGTTACAACCCGAAGACTTTATTTATCAAACACAAGATGATGTTGACAATGTTGTTACAGCTCGTTTAAATTATGCTTCAACGCTAACTGCAAATTTCAATGCACATCTATCTAACAATTTTAAACACCCCAATATGTCTGCTGAACCATATGTACCAACGGGAACATCTGCTGTGTTTACAGTTACTGGAACAATATCTACTCCTTTATTGTCTGTTACGGCTTTTGATATTGCAACAGCGGCCATATTGTTCGGGGCCCCACTTGTAATTGCTATGGAAACTGCCCCAGTATTTTCACCCGACTCTGGTTTAACGTTATGTGTGAAACTTTTTGATTCTCGTCAAGACGCAACAGATTTTGGTATATCTTTGGCCATTTCTCCTGATGTAATATCATGGGGTTTACCATTATTAAACATGGATCCCCATCCAATCGAAAATGCATGCTTGACAGCACAGCTCGAAAAAATATCGGCGCTGCTTGCTAGCAAACCTTTAGCCAATACCCCTCCTTGTATGTTAATACTAGATGAACACATGTCTCCTGTAAAAATTTTATGGGAACCGGTTGATACAATCACTCCTATTAACGACATTACCTTTTACGATTCAGACCATTTTTATGATTTACCATACATTACATTAGATTCTGATTCCTTCCCTGGCTATATTCCAGATGACCCATTTTTTTCACAACTTATTGGTGGATACGCTCCTTATGGGCCTCCCAATTTAGACAAAATTAATTTTTATCCACGCGCTCCCGTTTTTAAACACCACCATCAGCTTGTACTAAAATCTCAGCCCCCCTCTCAGCCCCCCTCTCAGCCCCCCTCTCAGCCCCCCTCTCAGCCCCCCTCTCAGCCCTCTCAGCCCTCTCAGCCCTCTCAGCCCTCTCAGCCCCCCTCTCAGCCCTCTCAGGCCTCTCAGCCCTCTCAGCCCTCTCAGGCCTCTCAGCCCCCCTCTCAGCCCCCCTCTCAGCCCTCTCAGCCCTCTCAGCCCTCTCAGCCCTCTCAGCCCTCTCAGCCCTCTCAGCCCTCTCAGCCCAAAGCCATTACTAAAGTCCCGTTGTATGTACAAGCGCAAGAGGAACACCTGAATGGGTATAATTTAATTTCTTACTCTCCCACAACTATATCAACAGTTCCTGATATAAACAAAATGGTACATAACAAGGCAATCTCACGTGAAAACATTTCGAGTAGTGTGTTCATCACACCAACGCGTGAGGAAACACGTCCCGACAACTATTGGGTCGATATGCAAGGTCTCAGCGAAAGCCATGCTGCGCCCCCTAACTATACAAGCACGCAGGTGCAAACCGAAAACCGTAGCGTTTCCACGACTTATGTACCTCCGTGGTTGGAACACGAAAGCAACTGCAGTGATATGTCAAATGTACTACCCAAAGGGATGACTCAGATGTTGAACGCAGACGTTACCCCATCTATACAGTTATTTTGATGTACACGAGATTTCAGATAACAGTGTGCCCGCTATATTAACGTGCGATAAAACACACCCCAATCATCGGCTTTATATGCAAGGTCGGAGTGAAAGCCATGCTGCGCTCCCTAACTGTGTACAACCCCAGGGTAAACCCGACAACTATTGGGTCGATATGCAAGGTCTCAGCGAAAGCCATGCTGCGCCCCCTAACTATACAAGCACGCAGGTGCAAACCGAAAACCGTAGCGTTTCCACGACTTATGTACCTCCGTGGTTGGAACACGAAAGCAACTGCAGTGATATGTCAAATGAGAAAGATGCATATGTATTACCCAAAGAGAGCATGCAGATGTCGGACGCGGAGTCGGTTATTACGGATGACAATAATGACACATACTCAGAGTCATCCGACGATGAAAGTGATAAATTCACAAAAGATAGAATAGGAACGTATGGAGTTACATCAACCGATAAACTTACTAGACGGCGTTATGTCAGAGGAACCGCCATGGGGGCACTTGCCATACTACGTCAGGCATGTTTGCGCATATATAAAAACATACAACATACACGTAATTTTTTGGTGTTTAAAACAAATTGTATTGTACATGAAATTGACTACATCAAACTGTTGTTACAAAAAACGTATACACATTAAAACGTTATTAAAACTATTGTTTACACCCGCCGACTACTTCTTGGCGTTCCACTTCCCTGTCCACCGCTAGCAGGTTGAGCTTTACTTTGACTTCCAGACGTATTTGCCACCGTTGCTTGCGCCGACACTCCTGTATTTGCCACCGTTGCTTGCGCCGATACTGCCGGCTGTCCCGATTGTTGATCACTTTGTCCGGGCGCAGTTACTTGTGTAGACTGAGCTGGTATATTTGCGTTTACCTGATTACTGTGTTGACTTGTTGAACTAGGCAAAATAGACACGTGAGAATGTACAGCTTGATTTGAAGGGGGTGGTTGTTGGGACACTGAATTTGTGGATTCTTGTATTATGTTAGCTTGACTGTTTATAACAGATACTTGCGGACGAACAATACGCGGATTAAACGTTCTTTTCAAACCAACCGTTGGTCGAAGCCATGTCATAGCGTCCGTTTCTGCAAACATCGCAGTTCTGCGAATAGTATTTACATTATGGTTTACACGAGATCTAGCGGCAGCGGCAGCAGCACCTACGGTGTATATACTCCGAATATGTCCAATATCAAAACGAACACCAGAAATAACAGGTCCACTAGCGTTTACTAGTTGTAATAATGCAACAGGACTGTTTGCTGCAATTGCATCCACAGAAAAGGTGCCTGGTACAGATGGATCAAAATGCGCTCGAGACGATGTAGATTGTGTCATAGTTTTATATAACAAGTTACCTAACGTAAGCGTGTCTATCCGCACATATATTGTGTGGATAGACACGCTTAAACTTACATTTTATCTAAAACAAAGCACCGCCCCCAAAGTAACGGCAGATATACTGGCTATTATAATAGCTGCATAAAAACTATACGGTGGGGGAAATGGAATTTTACCCACCGTGCCTTTTTCTTCCATTAACGATGACACTGGTTCACAGGTTTTAGCATTTGACACATAATTTTTACACATTGATTTATTGGATAGTTTACGCCATTTCACACGATTATCATCCGACATGCCATGGGTTTTTTTATAAACACATGCATCTGTAGCTCTTGTTAAAAGTCTATGTGTACGGGTTGGATCTTCTGGGCCCATGAAACGAAAAGCAAGTTGTACATAAGGCATTCTTACAAAACAGTTAATCCACATCATAGCTTGAAGAGGTCTTTTGTCAATACCACCACCACGTTTAATGGCTTCTAAAGCAGACAGACTAAGACCCGTGCTCAGTGTTGAACTTAATATAACATTATTACTATCAATTGATATTGCAGCCACGGGAGCGTTTGTTGGACGAAAAAAATACCCTTGAAAGAGCACTGAAACGCCAGTATTTTGAATTTTAATATACGGATCACATACGCATTCTGCCCAATTTGCCATTAATCGCATTACATACTCAACTGGGGAAAGCTTCCGATATGTTGTCTTCTCCATTAAACTGAAATACGCATCTTGCTGGAGGTCTATATTTATCAAATACGGGGCAAATCTCCATCACAGCTTTGAAAGGCGCTTGGTACAACCAGTCTTATCCGATTTATAATATTATCTCCACGAACGGTTCCACAGGCATGTCGTCCGTATGCACGCCCCGACATAATTAAATTTTTGTGTTCTAATTTTACGTTACATAATTCCTCTTTATATATGACATAGGAGGGGCCATAATAGCCCCTCCTATGTCATATAGCATTAAAAACGTTATAGCGCTTGCTAACTTTCCTTTAATATTTGATGTAAATCTAAAAACTTTCCCATAATACTAGAAAAGCGTTCGCGCTTATGGGTTATATTTTGTCGATGGGCACATATACTGGCGTCAGTATGCATGTTATTCACAAAACCATGTTTTAACATGGACGAAAAACGATCCGTAAACGAAATGTAGTTTACCTGTGAATCGGTAGTTGGAAAAACTGCTTCCATTTCTGGGGGAATTAAATTATCAAACCAGATTGCTATTTGTACTTGTTCATCGGATAAATATTTTGCTTCTAACGCGTTGAGATCTAACGTTTGCAAATCTTCGTTTGGTATTATATCTTTTACCCTAACCGCCATTTTAACACAATTTTGATTACCATTGATGAAAATGGAACTATTAGAACATGAAGTCTTCTCCAGTACAGTTGATGGGTCCGGGTGGTTGTCAGATGCGTTTTCTGATGAATACATTGCCTACAATTCTACACTACTCCACCGCAACGACTCGCTGTTTACTGAAATAATATTTGCATCTTATATAATAAGTATTGAGAACGTCATTTCCGTTGATTCTGATACTTTACCGGATAATACAACGGTTCATTCAAATATAACAGATTTTATTCAAAGCGTTGGAGATGTGTTGGCTTTAGACAGACCATGTTTGGTATGTAGAACAATCGATTTGTATAAACGGAGGTTTGGTTTGACACCAGAATGGGTGGCTGATTACGCTATGTTATGTATAAAAACAATTTCATCACCTCCGTGTGCACTTTCACTTTTCATTGCAGCATTTGAGTTTGTATATATAATGGATCGCTATTATTTACGGGAACACAACGTAACGCTGGTTGGATCGTTTGCGCGGCGTACACTTTCATTATTAGATATACAACGCCATTTTTTTTTGCATGTCTGTTTCCGAACAGACGGAGGTTTGCCTACAATTCAACCAGTGGTTTTAAATAACGTGCTATCTAAAGTTAGATACTCCAATTACTCATTTTTTGTACAATCGGTTACTAAAGCAATGCTGTTTTTACTTTTAAATAACGAGACTGGAATCCAAGATATAGGTGAAAATAAGGTAGCCTCTACAATACAAAGTGAATTACGTACACCGCAAAATCTAACATCAGTGTTAATGAATTGGAAAGATTGTGCGCGTATGATAGATTGTTCTATGCCAGAACATCGCTCATGTGGAAAAATTACGTGTGCTGAGCATGCAAAAAACTTAGACTTTGAATTTGAAGGAACGTTAATTGCGGAGTTAAATAAAAACTCCCATGTGTTTTTATGGGATTATGCCGATTTAGCTTTATTACTATTAGGTGGAATAGCAACACACTGCGATTCAGAACATGTAAATCGCGCCGTAGAGACACGTACGCGTTGTATTAACACATACTGGAAAGAACATCGCGCACAGCTACGGCGGGATTCCCCCGGTAAATTTAACAAATTTTTTGATGAAAATGCAAACCCCGCACTTTCTTTAGGCCCTGTTTTATTAACAACATTAAAGCATTCTCAGAGGAAAGGTTTAACCACAGCTGAGTGCCTTTTATGTTGTTTGCTTAATATAGGCCCTTATTGGCTTGCATTGCGTCAGTTAAAACGCGACGTACTAAACTACTCTAATAATAACGCTAACCTGTTTGATTGTATACTTCCTGTAATAAATGTATGGGTTACTGAAAAAACACTTCCATTACAATTTTCATTAAATGACGGTGGTAGATTTATTATGTTTATACAGACTGTCGGTCCAGAGGCAATATATAAACATTTATTTTGCGATCCTTTTTGTGCTATGTCGGAGTTACAAACAAATCCACAAATTTTATTTGCCCATCCTACATTTACAAACAAGGAAGTCCTAGACTTATATAAAGCGCGCCTTGCAGCAAAAAATAGATTTGAAGGGAGAGTGTGTTCTGGGTTGTGGACGCTGGCATATGCCTTTAAAGCATATCAAATATTTCCCCGTAAAGCAACGGCTGTAGCCACGTTTATTCGCGATGGAGGACTTATACTCAAAAGACATTCCATGTCACTGGTCTCCCTCGAACATACCCTCTCCAGATACGTGTAAAATACATCGAAAAAATAGCAACAAACGAAGTATAACTCGCTTGTGTTCACGAACATCACGCCGTCAACCCCTTCGTAGATTTACGGCTATTAAACAACGGTCTGTTTATAGGTATTACTTTGATTATATGGCAAAATCTCCACCTGAAGAACTTGCAATTGTCCGGGGATTTGTTGTACCTATTCTCAAAACAACTCCTGTAACGCTTCCATTTGATTTAGGACAAACAGTCGCTGATAATTGTTTATCGTTATCCGGAATGGGATATCATCTTGGTCTTGGGGGATGCTGTCCAACGTGTACGGCGTCTGGAGAGCCGCGTTTGTGTAGAACCGATAAAGCTGCGCTAATTTTAGCATACGTGCAACAATTGAACAATATTTATGAATATCGTGTATTTCTTGCATCTATTATTGTGTCTGCAGAACGTGCAAATCCAAACACGTCTGCTGAGCATGTACTATCTAATGTTTTAACTCAACCTGAATTTTTTTTTATGTACCATGTGTTGCGTGAAGGCGGGATGAGAAACGTTAGAGTACTGTTTTATCGTGATGGGGATATCGGAGGCCTTATGATGTATGTTATATTTCCAGGTAAATCTGTTCATTTGCATTATCGACTAATTGATCACATTTTAGCCGCATGTAGGGGGTATAAAATTATCGCACATGTGTGGCAAACTATGTTTTTATTATCGGTATGCAGAAATATAGAACAACAAACCGACACAGTTGTACCAGCAGTTAATGCCGCGGACGTTTATTGTAAAATGTGTGATGTTAATTTTGATGGGGAATTGCTTCTTGAGTATAAAAGACTTTATGTATTATTTGACGACTTTGTTCCTCCTCGTTAATGTTTTTGGGGTTAGACGGGGTGGAATTCCACAATGAACGTAAATATACAAATCCGGCTTGTTGTAAAAGTTGACAATGTTGTACGTTAATGTTAAATTGCTCTGGAATAAATCGTTTCAATAAACGCTCTGTAAGTCTTGTGTCGTTGTTGAATAAAGCTTTAAATGTCGTACTTGCAGTTCCCAGTAAATGTGAAAAATAATAATCGATGTTTAAAGCCATTCCATGTCCAGCAGCATACACCGGATCCTCTGCCAAATCAGATACTAAAAGCTTGCGTTGTATATTTTTACCTTGAACGTCACCTCGCAAAGCAGATATTTGCTTTGCCTCTATTTCAGCTTCGTTGGTTGGTGCTACTATAACATATGATATACGCTCTCGTACATTTGGTAAACGTCCCCGTCGCATCATTATTTTATAATACACAGTTAAATGGGCAATACGACGATTTTTGTAAGCATCTGGAGGTCTACTTAATTCGGCCGTCATGACAAAATCGCTTATATCCAAACCCGGGGATGTTATACGATAATACGCATCTGCTAACACACAACCAAACGCAGCCATACCGGGAGGAAGCGGTTTTCCTGGCCATTTATCTGCAGAGATCCGAGACACCTCCGCTGCTGCAACTGCGACATCATTATTATGCAACAGTAAATCTACCAATTTACTGGCGTAATCATTAATAAATTTGCAATTGTTTTTTCGAACCAATTCTACTCCCTTCATAAGAACACGGCCATTTAGCATCACTCCTATGTACTTTTTTTTTGTGATCAGTAATAACTTTGTAAATGTTTTTTCACATTCTAGTTTTATTGGGGAGTGAAACAGTGCGCAAGTAATATTTTGTGCCATACGTTCTCCAATTTTACTTACGCCTTGGGCAGTAACGCCTTGAAATTTAATAAACACAGAATCGGTATCGCCATATATAACAGAAACTTTATATGGATTTTCATAACTAATATATGGAGTCACATCAGGAAATGTAGTCTTTAATTTTTCGCGTGTGTTTAAACTACTGTGAATGTAATCCCTAGTACTAAGTAACATTTGACGTCCAATTGTGGTTACAGTTGCTGCAACATACAAACATGGTAACATTCCCTGAGCTACGCCTGTAAATCCATAAACAGAATTACAAACTACTTTAATAGCAGCTTGTTGTTTATCTAATAAAACAGAACGCTCTGCAGAGCTGTTTGGAATTTGAGCTCTAATTCGTTTGCGCATGTTTAACCAATCTTTTAATAAAACCCCTAGTAAACTTTCACGAATATGCGCATGCACAAAAAAAAGTTGCTGACCTCCAACATTAAAAACGCTATAATCGTTGGATCCCAAATGTTTAACAGACTCTATGTCAAATGCTAATGTAGTAAAACATAAATTGTGAGCTTGTATTATACTTGGATATAAGCTTGCAAAATCTAAAACAACAACCGGGTCTATATGAAATCCTGTATCTGGATCTAAAACTTTTGCTCCCTTATATCCAACGGAACGATTATGTGTATGTATACTTTTTGTTGTGGTTATGTCATCATCGTTATCTGACACATGTATTTCTTCATTTAAATTTGCAGAATACCCCCCATCGGGTAATATAAAACCCCGCAAACTTGCCAGTCCTAACAAACAAGTATATATTCTTATCTGTTGTCCATCGTAAATTGTTTTGGTTAACGTAATTCGAGCCAACTTAGCAACTGCCGCTAACTCCAAATGTGGTAAAAATTTAAAAAAAAGTTTGCCAACCAAAAGTGAATCTTGAATACAATATTCTCCAATTACTCCACGGGTGTTGGGACCATTTGAATAATATTTAGGAATGTCTTTGTAAGACAGGTCTTTTTTCGATTCTTTTAATACTTCATGTGCCACGGTATCTAATTTATAATTAGACAGTTTTAATTTATCCATTACAATTGTGTACATATCTAAAGAAATAAGTCCGTTAATTTTGACTTTGCTGCGATGATTAAACCCACCTTTCCCAACATCCCAAACTTTAAATATACCTCCTCTATTAAGACTTCCATAACCGTCGAGTTTTAAATCATAGACACATGTTAGTTTATTATAAATAAACGCCCAATCAAAGTTAACTATATTATAACCTGTAGCGAATTCGGGAGAGTATTGTTTAACAAAAGTAAAAAAGGCAAGTAACAGTTCAAATTCGCTATCAAATTCAAACACCTTAGGCTCGGGGAATTTATCAACGGCTACCGTGTCTAAATAATCTCTGGATAAGTTACAGGATCCTAAAGAGAATAATAAAATGTGCTCTAATTTACAAGTGTTAATCGAATATAGCAAACATGAAATTTGTATAATTACATCTTCGTTGTTACTGGCTTCTGGAAACGCCATCTCGTTAACACCACCTGACTTACATTCAATATCAAAACACATGAGCTTGTAATTTGGCCATTCGTCGTTACATGACATTAATTCTAAATTGTCAGGAGTACAGTCAATCTCGACATCGTTTAGGGTTATTTGTTTATTTACGGGTCTTACTCTAACGCGTTCGCCATTAATACCGGGCTTTAACTTATACCATCCAAAGCTCGTAAAACTGTTATCTAACAAAAAACGTGTGGTAGCGTCAACCTTACCTTCATATTTTTTAATGTCTGGATAAAAATTATCACAGAGATAATTTGCAATTTTCTGTGAAGGACAATAAATTTTATAAAACTTACTCGGTTTTGTGTTGAAATAATAAATATCTGAACGCTCAACAACATCTATTCGAAAGCTTTCCGGGGAAGCAAATTTAAACATTTTTCCATAGTATGTACTTTCTGTAGAATTTGCATTACAATTACTAAATGTATTAAAAGTTGAATTTCGTAAACATTCGGCCAATAATCCCGCTAGTTCTGTTACTGACTGAATATTACAAACAAGATCCACGTCAACCTTGTTCATATAAAAATACTGACATACCCCATATACATGAACAGCTACTTTTTTTTTGCATTGCGACATACCAAGTAACGTAATTACCGTTCCACATGGCCGGGTAGCGGTTGCGAAACGAGACGAATCGCATATATCAGCATATTCTGTGGTTTCCACAATATCGTACACGTGAAAATATTCAAAGCGAGGATTAAGTTTATCTCGTAAATCAGAATTGTTCCAAATGCTCACTCGACGTGGCCACGTGTTGTGTTTAAAGTCTAAAATATCATATTCACGTCCATCGTAGTATATTTTAGGTTTTCTGTTACATTGACCGATATGTACTCCGGTTTTAATACCACTGTCGTTTTCGTCTAGACAACGCGGTGCTATAAACTTAAAAGAACTCACATTTGTCTGATAACCGTTACAATACACATTTTTTTTCACATGTATCAATTGCTTTCCTGAAAATCTGTTAACAAACGGATTACAAAAATCTGTTCTGTTAGCCATGAATTTTTTCTAAAAGCTTACACGCAGTACATACATTCTGGGGTTCATATTTACTCATTCTATATATCACGTGATATAATTATTCAAGTCCAACCTACCTACTTTAACTAAACATAAAACACCTCTTAGTTTACATTTATATTACAAATTCAACTACAGACTGCCTGTATAATTAATTTTAAGAGATGGAAGCTACACAGAAAACAATAACTGTTCCAACTGGCCCTTTGGGTTACGTATACGCATGTAACAAAGAAGATTTAGATTTGCCTGAAATTTCATTGCTTTCCGCACGTAGTATAGATTCGGACTTAGCTTTAATTCCTCTTATTCGTAACTTAACAGTGGAAAAATCTTTTACATCGAGTTTGGCTGTTGTATCTGGAACTAAAACTACAGGACTCGCAGGAGCTGGTGTTACGCTGAAGTTAATAACGAGCCATTATTATCCAACTGCATTTGTATTTCACGGTGGACACCACATTAGTCCAAGTTCGTTCTCTCCAAACTTAACTCAAGCATGTAACACTGCACGTGAACGTTTTGGATTTATGAATAAACGAGGGTCACCCGTCGATGGTGCTATAGAAACTACTGGAGCTGACATATGCAATCGGATTCATTTAAACCCTGAACATGCTTTTTTATACTTGATTGTTACATCGTTATTTAAAGAAGCTGTTTATATGTGTAATTCGTTTTTATATTATGGTGGAATAGACAACGTTCGTATTGGCCGTGCTACTGTAACGCGAATTCCATTATTTCCAATACATGTTTTTATGCCAGACGTAAACCGACTAGTAACAGATCCTTTCAATGCAACTCAAAGATCTATAGGAGAAAATTTTGTTTATCCCACTCCGTTATTTAATGGGAACATATGTAATTTGCTATACGATTGTGTAATTTCCCCAATAGCCGTGTCTTTAAGAATACGAAATGTTGTGGCTGTTGCAAGAGGGGCCGCTCACCTAGCATTTGATGAAAATCACGAAGGTGCTGTGTTACCATCCGATATAACCTATACATCATTCCAGTCAACATCTAACGGATCGGTTAATCCGCGACTACCTCGTCAGAATACTTCTAAGTCATCACAAACGGGTTTTGAGCGACGATTGGCGTCAATAATGACAGCAGATACGGCATTACAAGCTGAAGTTATATTTTCAAGTGGTGTATATGATGAAGCACCGTCGGATATAACAGAATGGCCAATGCTTATAGGAACTGACAATGTAACAGAAAGATTAAACATTTTAGGTTCTTATGTAGCACGAATATCTGGAACAGTGGCAGCAATGGTTTTCAGTCCAAATTCTGTTTTATATCTTACAGAGATAGAAGACGGTGGTGTATCAGAAGGTAAAGATGGGGGTCCGGGACCATCTTTTAATAGATTTTATCAATTTGCGGGTCCTCACTTAGCTGCAAATCCACAGGTTGATAGAGATGGTTGTGTTGTTTTTTCAGGAAATACAGGTTCTGTAAATACCGAGTTTAATGTTGATATTTTAGCTCTAGTATGTGGATTTAGTCCACAGTTATTAGCCCGTTTGCTTTTTTATCTAGAAAGGTGTGACGCTGGAACGTTTTCCGGCGGCCATAGCGATGCTTTACAATACGTTATGAGTACCTTTAATTCGGATATACCATGCTCTTTATGTGAACGACATACACGCCATTTATGTGTACATACAACCATACAAAGACTTAAACAACGCATGCCTCGATTTGGACCACCATCGCGTCAACCAATTGGAGTGTTTGGGATTATGAATAGTCAATATAGTGACTGTGATCCATTGGGAAATTATGCACCATATTTAATCCTACGTAAACCTGGCGATCAAACCGAAACTGCTAAAAGTACCATGCAAGATACTTATAGAGCCACTTTGGAGAGATTGTTTTCGGATCTTGAGCAAGAGAACCTTTTTGACAGATCATCACCGTTTTCCTCCGAGGGCCTCAATTCTACAATTATAGACCACGCGACCTTTCGTCGCGCCTTAGAAGTATTTAAAACACGCGTACAGCAAATAACAGAGCAGTTTATAAAGGTTTTAGTTGAAACGCGAGATTATAAAATTCGCGAAGGTTTAACGGAGGCAACCCACTCGTTATCTATAACCGCAGACCCATATTCCGGGTCAATATGTCCTATAACATATTTTTTAGTGAAAAGAACAAATCTTGCTGTTATACAGGATTTAATTTTAAGCCAATGTCATGGTGTTTTTCATGGACAACAAGTGGAAGGCAGAAATTTTCGCAACCAGTTCCAACCCGTGTTGAGAAGAAGGTTTATTGATTTATTTAATGGCGGTTTTTTGTCTACTCGCCCCGTAACAGTAACGTTACCAGAAGGACCTATTATCGCTCCAGATCCCACATTAGGACAGGAAGCTCCAGCTTGTACGTTTGACGGTGATTTAACAAAAGTGAGTGTAGACGTGATACGGGATTTACGCGTAAAAAATCGAGTTGTATTTTCGGGAAGTTGCACCAATTTGTCAGAGGCGGCCAGGGCCCGTCTTATAGGGCTGGCAAGCGCGTATCAACGGCAAAATAAACGCGTGGACATGCTTCATGGCGCGTTAGGATTTTTGTTAAAACAGTTTCATAGTGTTTTGTTTCCCCGTGGCATCCCCCCAAACGCAAAATCACCAAACCCTCAATGGTTTTGGGCGCTATTACAACGAAATCAAATGCCCGCAGACAATTTGACAAGCGAAGAGATAAATACAATAGCTATTGCTAAAAGGTTTACAGAAGAATATGAAGCTATTAATTTTATTAATATTGCACCAACTTGCATTGGAGAATTAGCCCAATTCTATATGGCAAATCTTATCCTAAAGTACTGTGACCATTCTCAGTACTTTATTAATACGCTCACTGCGGTAATTACAGGATCCAAGCGACCACATAATCCATCTTCCGCTCTACATTGGATTGATAAGGAGATTACAACCCCCACTGATCTGGAAACACATGCTCGATTACTTATCCGAAATACAGAACAAATGTCCCCATACATGTGGATTTCATCCTTTATGTCAACTAACTTAGTTAGAGCCGTTATGAATCAAAGGCCAATAGTTGTTTTAGGAATTAGCATTAGTAAATATTATGGCGCTGCTGGTAATAACCGAGTGTTTCAAGCTGGAAATTGGAGTGGCCTTAACGGTGGAAAGAATGTATGTCCCCTCTTTGTTATTGACCGTACACGACGATTTGTTATTGCATGTCCTAGGGGAGGGTTTGTTTGTTCAATAGGGAACACTACTCCCGGTTCTCGAGAAAATAACTTATCGGATCAGGTTCGTAATGTAATTGCTGCAGGGGGGGCTCTAGTACAGATAGCTGTATATTCTACGGTTATACGTGCATTGGGAGACCGTGCAGAACATATGGGCTTTGATGATTGGTTAAGCCTTACAGACGACGAATATTTAGCACGCGATTTGGAAGAGTTACATGATCAAATTAACCAAACGTTACAAACTCCATGGAATTCTGATGCCGTTTTAGAAGCCTTAAAGGCATTAAACGATGGAGCTACAGTAATTAACGAAAACTCTGGATGTGGAAATATCGCCTTTAATTTTGATACATGTAACGATTCTAATACAGAAGAGAATCACGCACCACCTTCATACCAACCATTGTGTTCCGGTGTAAAACGTCCTAGAGATGACGATTTGTTGTTTGACATGAGTAGTCTTCCGCAAAAAATGAGCCTTACAATGGATATGGTATAAATGGGTGTAACCTTTGTTTTTATTGCATATAAATATACTAAATAAATTTTTTTTATCTAAAATATTGTCTCCATTTAACTGGTAACATGGAAGTTCACATCAATAGAGTGATGATGGTATTACTAGGTCAGCTGAAGACGTACACCTTTCAAATGGAACTCCTACGTCGTTGCGACCCAAGGATTGCATGTAGGTTTATATCGTCTTTAACTATTAACTGTTTAACAGTACGTTATATAATAAAACATTTACAACCGGGCTTAATAAAACAAACGTCTGGTAAACTCACACCGCTTATATATTCTCTTGTAGTGACACTGAAATATCTTCAATACGAAGCAGAGGCTTTATTAGAGTTACTAATTAATTTTAACGGAAACTTAATTAGTTGTGTCGACGAAGACATAAAAACTTACTTTGTGTCCGCTTTTGGGTTAAACAATCATTGTCCCTATCACCATATGGTATATTTAAAAACATACGGTGAAAATATAAATACTGAAATTCAATTCTTACATGACGTAGAAAACTTTTTAAAACAGCTTAATTATTGTTATATTATAACTTCAGCAGAAAATGCGTTAACAACGTTATGTGACATGGAACCGTTTTTAGTAAAAACTATAGGTTCCGGGTTTATAACACCCTTGGAGATTTTCGATCACACACATCCATGTTCTGTGTGTTTTGAAGAACTATGTATAACTGCGAATCAAGGAGAAGTGTTACATCGAAGATTATTAGGGTGTATATGTGACCATGTTACAAAACAAATGCGTATAAACGTTGATGTTAATGATATCCTTACATGCGTTCCTTATGTAACCAACACATCCCATGAAAAACGAAATTCTGCAGTTAAAGCTCTAAGAGCTTTGAAAAATAAACAAATGCATTATACAGAGAAATCAAGAGAAAGTCACCAAAAAATTGCCGCAGATATACTTGACGCCCATAGCGTTTTTAAACCTGCACCTCGCTGTATGTATGCATTAAGTGAATTGCAGTTCTGGTTAACATCCAGCAGTAGAGAGCACTCAACACAGCGAACGTTAGATGCATTTGTTAATAATTTGGATGCCTTGGGAGAAAGTGAGAAAAACGCAGAGCTTATGGCTATAACAACAGAATTGGCATTATTTGAGAATACACCATTGCATTTTAATAGAGCGTTTTCAACAGAACTTGGATCTTTAAATGCAATAGATAGCATTTTAGTGGGAAATTGTTATTTGTCTCCAGATAGTCAAATTAACGCGTTAATACAGGCGTGTTATAACCATCACATGTCTTCGTCGCTCATGCAGCATCTTGTTAATCCTAGCCAAGATAATGAGGTGGCACTTCGTCAACTATTGGAACAATTAGAATGTTCTAACGAAAATACTGCCGGTACGGATGGTACAATATTGGACGAGCATTCACAAGTTAATGAATTGGCATCCGAGGTTTATGGATGGGAACAACTAATTGCTCAATCACGGTCAAATGCGGATGTTCGTAAACGTGCTTATTTAGAAAGATTATCCAAACGGTCTCTGATAAGTTTAGGGAAGTGTGTAAAAGAACAACGTAAAGAATTGGAAAAAACACTTCGGGTTAATGTTTACGGAGAAACCCTTTTATATACCTTTGTTACAGTGTACAATGCATTTTCTGCAAGACGTCTTTTTTTATCTTTATTAAATGAGTCCGGGACTATTATAGATAATCGTATAAGCGAAACGGCGTTTGATTCGCACATGTTTGTGCGAAATGCTTTAATAAAAAGCACTGTGGATGCAGCTATGTTACCCTCGCTTACACACAAGTTTTTTGAGCTTGTTAACGGGCCAATTTTTTGTCATGACGAACATTGTTTTGCACAACCCCCAAATACAGCCCTATTTTTTACCGTAGAAAACGTGGGTTTGTTTCCGCACTTAAAAGAGGAACTGGCAAAATTTATGGGAGCTGTTGTTGGATCAAATTGGACTGTCAGTACATTTCGAAGCTTTTATTCTTTTCACGGCGTAGAAGGCGTTACTACGGCACAGAGACTTGCGTGGAGATATATTCGGGAGTTGGTTTTTGCATCTGCCCTATTTACCTCCGTTTTTCATTGTGGAGAGGTTGCTTTGCGCCGCATCGACCGTTTCGACAACAACCTGCGTGAGTTTCAAAATTATAATATAACTTGCAAACCAAAAGGAAGTTTAGACGGCATATATATTACATATGAAGAACAATGTCCCCTGATTGCAGTATTACACAGCAGTATTGCCGGTACAATTACAAAAGACACGATTGTAATTTACGACGCAGACGTTTTCTCTTTATTGTATACTCTAATTCAGCGGCTTGTTCCGGACGTACAAAAACATACTTAAACGTATGTTATATAACTAGTTTCGCAATTTTATTTGCATGTGTTCATCCGAGTCTATCAACTTCTCAACCGCCAGTAAACAACGATCAAAAGGTAACGGTAACACCTCAATATGATACATCACCCATTACTATAGAAGAAGGAGACGATATTAGAAAGGCTCTCCACGAATCTCGTGATATATACAATGAAGCGTCGTTTTACGTGTGTCCCCCACCAACGGGATCAACAGTTGTTACCCTTGAATCTCCGCGCGTATGTCCAGATTATCATTTGGGAAAAAACTTTACCGAAGGAATTGCTGTAATTTATAAAGAAAACATTGCTGCATATAAGTTTAAGGCAACAGTTTATTACAAAGACGTAATTGTTAGTACCTCTTGGGCCGGTAGTTCATATACTCAACTAACAAATAGATACGCAGACAGAGTTCCCATACCAGTATCTGAGATAACGGCCACTATTGACAAATTTGGAAAATGTTCAACTAAGGCTACGTATGTTCGAAATAATCACCAGTTGGAAGCTTTTAATGAGGATAAAAATCCACATGACGCTCCTTTAATTGCATCAAAATATAACAATGTTGGATCGAAAGCGTGGCATACAACAAACGATACATATATGATTGCTGGTACTCCCGGAACATACCGCACGGGAACGTCAGTTAATTGTATTGTAGAAGAAGTCGATGCTCGATCATATATCCCTTATGACAGCTTTGGTCTTTCCACTGGTGATGTTATCTACATGTCTCCATTTTACGGATTGCGAGAAGGGGCGTACAAAGAACAATCAAATTATGCTATGGACCGTTTTCATCAATTTGAGGGCTATCGCCAACGAGATATTGATACCAGAGGATATATGGAACCCACCACTAGGAATTTTTTGGTCACACCACACATAACAGTAGGTTGGAACTGGAAACCAAAGCGCACAGAAGTATGTTCGTTAGTTAAATGGCGAGAGGTCGAAGATGTTGTACGCGACGAATATGCAAACAGTTTTAGATTTACTATGAAAACTCTTTCTACAACCTTTATTAGTGAAACATCAGAGTTTAATTTAAATGAAATTCATTTAAGTCACTGCGTTAAAGATGAAGCTCGAAAGGTAATTAACCGTATATACAATACAAAATACAACTCTTCGCATGTAAGAACTGGAGATATCCAAACATATCTTACACGCGGGGGTTTTGTTATTGTATTTCAACCTATGTTAAGCAATTCGCTTGCCCGTTTATATTTACAAGAATTGGTCAAACAAACCGAAGGTACTCCCCCAAAGCGCCACGTCTCAAACGGTAGACAACGGCGAAGCCTAATTGTAAATAAAACCATAACTACAACGTCATCAGTAGAATTTGCTATGTTACAATTCACTTACGACCATATACAAGAACATGTAAACGAAATGTTGGCTCGGATATCTACATCGTGGTGTCAACTTCAAAATAAGGAACGCGCTTTATGGAGCAGTCTTTTCCCAGTAGACCCAAGTGCATTGGCAAGTAGCATTTTAGATCAACGTGTAAAAGCGCGTGTTCTTGGAGATGTTATTGCCGTTTCTTATTGTCCCAAGCTAGGCACCGATACGCGTGTTGTTTTACAGAACTCTATGAGAGTTTCTGGAGACTCAAAGCGTTGTTACAGCCGCCCTCTGATATCAATATTAAACACAAATACATCGGGAATTGTAGAAGGACAACTTGGAACCGAAAATGAACTGCTTATGACAAGAAACCTAATCGAACAATGCGTTGCAAACCATAAGCGGTATTTTCGCTTTGGGCACAACTATGTGTATTTTGAAGATTATATTTATGTGCGTGAGGTACCTGCACATGAGGTTGGCCTTATTAGTACGTATGTTGATTTAAATTTAACTCTTCTTAAGGATCGAGAATTTATGCCATTACAAGTATATACCAGAGATGAACTACGTGATACTGGACTTTTAGATTATAGTGAAATACAGCGTCGTAACCAGATGCACTCTTTGAGATTTTACGATATAGATCGTGTTGTTCAATATGATAGCGGCACGGCAATTATGCAAGGTATGGCACAATTTTTCCAAGGTTTGGGTACTGCGGGACAGGCCGTTGGTCAGGTAGTACTCGGAGCAACTGGGGCTTTGTTATCCACGGTACATGGTTTTACTACATTTATGTCAAACCCTTTTGGTGCATTGGCTGTTGGACTGTTGGTATTAGCTGGACTCGTTGCGGCTTTCTTTGCCTACAGGTATGTTTTAAAATTGAAAGCTAGCCCAATGAAAGCCTTGTACCCTTTAACAACCAAGGGTCTTAAAACCCTGGCTGATGGTGTCGATCCTTTTGAAAATGAAGACAATGATAATAGCAACCCAGTTGAGACGTTAAATGAAAACTCGAAAAAAGGATTTGATGCAACCAAGTTCAAAGAGGCTCAAGAGATGATTAAGTATATGACGCTAGTTTCTGCCGCCGAAAGGCAAGAGTCAAAGGCACGGAAAAAAAATAAAACTAGCGCTTTATTAAGCTCTCGTTTAACACAACTTGCTTTAAAGAACCGGGGTAAATCACGTTACTCTAGAGTTAGTACAGAGGATACTGGCGTATAATGCAAAGTGTAAACAGGTAACTGTTATAGGACTTTTCAAATTACGTATAATATAGGGGAGTGGCTTTAGCATAATATTTAAGCAGAAACAAACAGGCACCTCTCTACCAAGACGTTGTTGGTTACCTGTTTCGATATGGCATCATCTAATACTTGCGAAGAACAAAATAATTCTACTACAACCGCTGCATTGACAGGGGAAGCTTGTAACAAACAGCCTCTGACATTGAAAGTCGAACCTAGCGACAATTCAACACAGGAATATGAAGAGCGTTCTAAACCTATTGACGTTTGTCCTCTGGGACCCTCGCAATGCCGAGCTTGTGCAATAAAACCCTTCAGATTGGGGGGAACAAGTCATTATAGGTATTTGGAACGATGTCCAAGCGGAAGACATATTTCTCTTGCATTGGAAATTATCTTCTTGGAAGATGGATCTTGTGTACCTCGCGTATTCCCGGACACGCCAGAAGAAGACTGGATGCTAGCTTACATAATCCCAGATCGCGAACAACCTTCATCTAGCGAGAGCGAAACGGATTAAAACAAACAAACACACCTTATAAATAAAAATATGTAGCTTTATTGAATTGTTTGCCTTTTTTTGTGCGCTACAACATACGGGGTGCGTTACATTCGGCCACACATCATATGTGTTATAAACGTTTCTGTGTCGTCCTTTATTACAGGAACAGTAGGTTGCAAACCACACGGGGCGCTTGCATCAACTGTTGCATCTTCTTGAGCAGAGGGTTCTGGTAATGGGCCTGTTGATCCGTTAACATCCGATGGTATAGCAGACTGGGATTTGCGCAGTTGTCTCATTAGTATAGAGACACGAGGATCGCGTATTAAAGCCTGTGACACATTTACGGGGGTATTTTGATTTTGTAAGGCACTAGATTTCAACTCACTTATTTCCTGCCGTAACTGGGCTACCATGTCAAAGATTTCATCCGTTTTTGATGAAGCGTTACGGTCGTAAGGCGTGTTACGAGACACACGTCTCCTTCGTTGCACGTGTTCTGGTTCTCCAGGGAAATAAACCTCGTTTTTTGAGGTCACATTTGCATCGTAGTGCATATTGGTGTAATTATCTTCGAACTCACGATTACAGTCACGAAAGTTACGTTTTCTGTTCCGACGTGCATTAACGCGTTCGTGTGTATTTGAAATTTCTGCGTCTAGGTCTATACCCCTATCAGCAGCCAACGCGTTCATAAAAGCCGACATTTGCATCTCTAAACGACCGGGATGTTGGTTTGTTATTCCACATTGTCCACCATAATGTGGTATCTGATATCCATAATTCTGCATAGTTAACGGTAACAATGGAGGATATGCATTAACGCTATACGGTCCAGCTATATGTGGTGACTGATATAAACTACCATTTAAAGACGGAGAACCTGACGGTTGAGTTGATAATAAGCGCGAATACTGCGCACTAGGTATTAAAACAAAATCTCCACCGTTTGTAACACTAGCGGCCTGTGTTGGAGTATTTGAAGTTCCAGACATGGTATTGGTTGCAATATTGGAGTTAATGGTTGTCTGTTTGTTAAACGCGCTAGATAATGACTCGGACGAAGTCTGTGTCGATATTGAGGAATTTTTATTTCCTTGATTTACTTTTATACTACACTTGTCTATTATATGAGGCCCCGCCTCAGACAGTTTCTGTTGCATCAAACCAAAGTTTGTACTTGCCTGTAAATATATATGCCCCGAAATACCGGCCTCCATTCTCCGACGTTTGACAAGCTCCCATCTATCTTGTAACAACATATTATTAACAGCCGTTGATAATAAAACTTTGGTAAGTTTTTCTTCATCTACGTCCCAGTTTGTAGTAGTAATCGTTGAATTATAATATAAAGATAATAATTCATCTCTCTTTTCACATGACAACCCACGAAAAGGTTCTATCGCTGACTCTGGGGTTGAATCATAATTAACAACAGTTCCCATGCGTTTGCCAATAACACATAATGCTACGTGCACAAATAATGTTTGGTCCGGGTGTTCACCTTGTAAAAGTCGACGCGATGATAAAGATATTGAAGGCAAATAATTAGTTAACACGTAAAGCAGACGCTCAGTTGTAGACACGACCGGCATATTCCCAAAAAACTCTGCATTAGCAGCATCGTTTAAAACACTCTGTAATTGTTTACATCGTATAAGTCCTAAAAAGAAAGGCCCGTTTACATCGGCAATAATTGCGGCTACAACACCCACAATACAGTCTTTTCGATGATCTATGTTAATAGGTAAGGGGTTTTTAGGCGGTAAGGCCGCATGTACAATTTCGGGTGTTAGGGCCAATTCACCATCATCTTTATCATATAACGCCAAATAACCCGCTACATACAACGATGTATAACTTTCTTCCATTGTTAGATTCCTATATACACTGTTTATTCACTACGCCACAGAGGTAAACTGGGGAATAAAACCCAAACATACAAAATATAACAGGTCATAATCACTGTTAACGCTAAATTGTGCCAGACGTCTGCTTTCTTCCAAAATCATACGTAAACGAGTTTGTTGCATTAATAATCCTAAACCACGCTCATATTGCAACATTACAGAATCATGAGCTAAAATAACTGACGTAACGGGAACTGACGTAGCTGGTTTACGTCTATTTTCTAATTCAAGAGCGATAAGCCGCATAAGTTGATCTTGATATTGTCCCGAAGAAATATCTATTACAACCCGTCCAAGAGTTCCATGATGTAGTTGTCCAAAAGCATCAAGACAGAGTGCTGCAACTCCGGGAAACATTTCCGTTATTTCTGTTGTTGGGTTAGCCACATATAAAGGAAGAATGTAATTTTCGCATAAAAACCGAAAGTTATTGTTATCGCTTTTAATTTTACTATCATTGCCTGTAGCTCCTCTAAGTAGTAAATCTTCTTTGGCTTTATCCGCTGCTCCCATAACGAGTAAACCTAACTGAAAATTATTTTTAAATTTATCTCCATACACGTTCCCGTTCCATAATAATCGTTTTAATAATAAAAGAGTGGTAATTGTGTTTATTGTTAACCTTAAAAGGGATTGATCTTCCATTAGAAAGATGTTTTGTGCCCGTTGCAGAAATGTAGCGGCGGCTCTCTGTACTTTGTCTACATACACATTTTTATCTTTGTCTACTATAGACGTAATTTTTCCATGAGGAAATTGTCCCGGAGCCGGAGGTAGGATTTGAAGATCCGTTAAAGTGGTTAGTATTACATGGGGTAACAAGGCGCCAAACTCATATTTGCCTCCAGAGGGTGCATGAAAGTGATCCTTGGGTAGTTTTTCATATGAAAAATGATAAGACCGTGCATTTCTCAGATTTGAATGTGAACTTAGCGTTTCTACATAGTCGGGTAGCTGATTTATTAAATGTTTAAACGTTACTGGTGTATGTGGAGTAATTACTGATAACTCTCTATGTACAAGATATAAACATAAAACCGCACATTCAAACGCTGAATATAAACGCTCGCCTACATACATTTTTCCACATGACTGTAATGCCGTTATGGCAGTATTCATAAAAGTCTGCGAAATACGCGCATCTCTATAATCAATAGACCTCGCTGCTATAGGTCGTTCAATTATCAAACGTTCCTGGATTGTACGATACCACGGTCCAAACACAACACTTGGCATAGAATTTCCTCTGGACCGTTCAACGTAAACAAGTGTAAGAAAATCAATTTGAAAGTTTGTATCATATTGCAACGGGGCATCATTTTTTACCACTTGCACCTCTTTATGTAACGTATGCTCTTTAAAACTGCCCGTGTCGTTGCACATAATGTCCGCATCTGCCTCTTCTGCTTCAACAGCTGCTGTTTCTAACTCGTCTAATGTTTTTGCCATTTCTTTTATTTGATTTTCTAGCGGCTTTAATCTACGCTCAATCTCACTGGGTATTTTACAGGCTTCTGTGCGAAAGTTATCTAATGCTGCCGAGACGGCAGCATTTCTATTGACCATTACGTCAATATCAAATCCATTTTCTGAACGCTGACGCTCTGTAAATATTGGTTCCGTCCAGTACGAAGGAATAAAGTTTGGAGCAATAAAATTATTACTATGGGGTAATACAATTTCACATCCATAAGGTAAAGAAATAGACTCAAATGCATATATTTTTGCCATCGGTAAAATATAAGAAAATTTTAACAATAGTTAATATACAATGTACCACTAAAATTAGCTGTGTTATACCGGAAACATATTAGATATACAAGCGAGAAGCCCTCCGAAGTACGTTTTCTCTTCAACAATCGATGCGGACTGAAAACAGTTTGATAATGGATTTGGATTTAAGGTTGGCTGTAACGTACATCGATGTTTGAATGTTTTTTTGTTTCGAGTTTTACTTTTCTTTTGTAACCCATTTTTGCGTTTGTATATACGTGGCCTATACTCTGCCAAGCCAATAAGGGTTACCGACAAGGCAACCGCATTACCACGTAAGTGTTTTGCAGCAAAACACGTGACCCTCACTATACGTAAACCTTTTTGGGAAATAAAAATCAACATAGGTTGTAATAAAATTTCATTATGTCCTACCGGAGTTGTTTCCTGAATTAAACTTAAACTGTCGGTCAACTGACGAGCACCTTCGAAAAATTGAAATTTCTTCGTAATTGTATTCATATTAGATGTAAACCGACACGATTTTAATTCTATAATTAAACAAATTAATTTAAGATTATTTTCAATTTTGGTCTCCATTAAAATAATACAATCGGGTCTTCTCCGCCCCAAATTTACTTCAAAAATAACATATATATTTACTATTTCTGTAACATTCATTTTAGAGATATATTTGAATATCTTTGGAAGCTTTGGATTAAATACTTGTTTGTTACACCGCTTGAAGTTATCTACATCTGATTGAAGAACAGAATAAAATCGACCGTGACATCGTTGGCCTTGTCGAAAACGCTTCTGGAGACTCATTGACAACTTTATACGCTTGTGCTAAATGGCTCAACACGGTACCTGCAGAGATCCGGTTTGTATTACTCGCGTATATCTAGAGGGAGCGTTTGGAATTGGAAAAACCACAACAGCACTTGCTTTTGTTAATGGTTCAAGAGTTAACCCAGTGTTCTTTATAGGAGAGCCTATGATGTACTGGCGTAATATGGCTGGTGATGATGCTATTAATGGGATTTACGGCACGCAAGTGCGTCGGAAAAACGGAGAAATCTCCGATAACGACGCACAACGTTTAACAGCATATTTTCAAGGTCTGTTTTGTTCACCACATTCTATGTTGCATGCGAGAATTTTACACCTTACCGTACAAAATCCAAACAATTTGGCGTTAAAATTTTTTAACAATCCGGTGGCAATTTTTGATAGACATCCTGTAGCGTCTAATGTATGTTTTCCCATATCTCGATATGTAGTGGGTGATATGACACCAGCAACGTTACCAGGATTTTTATTCGCCGTTTCAGAAGAACCTGAAGGTACAAATTTAATTGTGTGTACCGTGTCGCTTACTAATCACCTAACAAGAATTACAAACCGCTCAAGATCCGGAGAAATTATTGACGTTCAATTTATTTTAGTGTTAAGAAATGTATATATTATGTTAATTAACACTATTAGATATTTACAGGCGAAATCTGACTGGCTTATTGACTGGTTTAAATTGCCATTTTGTAGTAATAGTTTTAAGCAGCAATTACAAGAAAAGGAATGTATTACAATTCAAGAAAACCCAGTAATTGAAAACACATTATTTGCTGTTTTTAAAATTCCAGAATTATGCGACTCGTATGGAGAGTTACTGGATTTATGGAAATGGGGTATGGGGGTTTTAGCGAATCGCTTAAAGAATATTTCATGTTACGTACTTTCCTTAGATACAACTCCCACGGATGCAGTTATTGAGTTATGTAAACAGCTTCCTAACATGACCGTATCATATCTTGTACCAGGGGGGCTGGCATATTTACAAGAAATGTCCGATTCGGTTAACTTGTAAGTAGTTATTTGATTACCTAACAATTAACGTTAACATTATGACTCATATGTTTTTATTTACTATTCGCGTCATCACATTATCCTAACCAAAAATACATTTATTTGCTGTTAGATGACATTGGTACATATAATCCACGTAGACGTGTTGTACGCACCAACGCGGCTACTTTATTATGTATACATACAAGATTGTATTTGTATTGATATTAACAACGCTACACAGAAACCATGCAATGGAAAATACATCGGACGAAACAATTTCGCGCAATTGGCCCTTTGGACACATGTCAGCAATGTTGCGAGACTACTCTCATCGTAATATCTCTCTAAAGTTAGATGCCTACTATCCTACAAACTTTAATGAAAACTATGTCAAATCTCTTCAATGGGGTGACGATAAAGATTACATATTTTTTGTAACGGTTAAAATGGAACCGTTAACATACAAAGGAGATGTGGATCTTGTAATATTCCCTCGAATGTTATTGAACCGACCAACAAAACTTAAATCTCCGCCTCGCGCGCCGTTTGTTGCAGGTCGTTTTGGATTGTTAAGTCATCCCGTATCCACGGACATTAACTTTTTTGAATTTGGTCAATTTGCTCCATATTTAACTACGCAACATTTAATTGACTTTAGCGTTCTTCCATCAAACTTCTATATGTGGAGATTCGACAGGTCAGATTCAACAGCTACGGCGGAAGAGCCTTTTGGTATTAGCCTGTTACCAACAAGACCCACCGCACCCAGGGATGTTGTTCTGGAAAAAAAGGTACACATACACACGTGGGAAATGTTAAACACCCATATGTTTTTTTCAACTGAAGTAATGTTAAATAATGCCACCTTAAAAACCCACGTTCCTTTATTTGCCTCCGTATGGCCTATACAATATTGGGAAACCATTTCTGTTCTGTTGGCAAGTAACACGGGACGTATAGAAATTAACGTTGGGGTGGGTTTCTTAAGTGTACTTATATCCCTGGAATTTGGTTCGCCCATTGAAATTTTGGTAGTTCCACATACAGTTAACCTTGCCGCGATAACCAGTAACACAAAGGCGTGGTTTCAATATAATCCCCCTGGACCCGACCCGGGACCTACATATCAAGTCCATATTTTAGGTCGCGGTGTACACGATAATGAAGATTTTAGTTATGACTTAATATCAACCATGGCTGCATATCCAGAAGAAAGTTTAGATTATAGATACCATTTGTCTATGGCAAATTTTGAGGTTTTAAAAATGTTTTTACAACCCAAAAGAAGTTTACATGAGAGTGTTTATCATTATTACCGCATAGCAGCACGATTAGCAACTGCTATCTTTGCGTTATGTGAAATGGGCCGAAACACGGAATATTTTTTGTTAGACGAGGTTGTAGATTTAAATTCCAACATACAGTTACTAACAGACATTTTAATGCAAATTTGTGCAGGTGCAAATTCAAATACCATCCTAATAAATACCGATTTAAATATTTATAACTCCAAACAATTATACGAAGAAACCCTTTATCTGTTTAAAAATCCTTATAAACAGATAACTTTAGATTTCACAGTTACAGAAACTGCGGTTAATGTGTTAAAAACGTTGTATGCATTTTCAAACAACAGTGCCAGTACCGAGGTGCTACTTTTTCTGAATAATGTTTTAACTGCTCAATACAGAGAATCTCTTTTCAACCACGAATTAAACGTTACTAACCGCCAAGCGCTATTTTTATCAATGGCACTTTTGTTAAAATACAAACATTCACATGGAATTAATGTATCTTATGTAACACAATTTCGTCGGGCGTTACTCATGATGACATCAATGTGTACATCGTTACATGCCACCCAAGATTCCTTAAACTTACAACAAGCCTTTGCCATGTACGATTTCACCACAATTCCCTTTTCATTAATAAATGAATTTAGCCCATGTATGGCTTCTCTTAGAAGGGACCTTATTGAAGAACCACACGTAATGGATATTATTGCGTCAGTATCAACAAAACCTGCACTAAGTTCTTGGATTCACAAACATATGACCGAAAGGGAACTTTTGGACTTTACTTACCAAACCGTGTTTATGTTTAACAACTGGACAACCCCGGATATAAATACTTTACAAGACCTTTTTCCGGAACTATTTACCTGTAATGATAATTCCATCTTAAACGGAGACTATGTTCTCATTTTACCCGCGGGTATTGGATATAGTTACATAATAACCAGACAAAAGGCGGTTCGAGGACTTATTTATTCTCTTTCTAACGTCGATGTTTACAATCCTATAACAGTAACATATGTTAATGTACATACGTGTGTTGAGGAACATGGACTTATAGAAACTGTTGCCTTACCGCATCCTGATAATTTAAAGGAATGCCTATATTGCGGAAGCGTGTTTCTTAGATATCTAACAACAGGAACTATTATGGACGTTATAATTATCGACGATAAGGATACAGAACGTCAATTGGCAGCTCTAGAAAACTCAACTGTTACCGCTTTTAACCCAGACGTTCATGGAGATAATTCTAAAGCAGTCCTTTTATTTCCAAACGGTACAATAGTTTCTTTATTGGGTTTTGAACGAGCCCAGGGAATTACAGTTTCGGGTCAATACATTGGAGCATCTTTTGGAGGTGCGTTTTTAGCTTTAATAGCATTTGCAGGGATTGGATGGATGTTATGTGGAAGTCCTCGAAATATTGAATATACCGCTGTCCCTTTGGTGTAATCAAATTTTTAAATAAAAACATTCAACAGTTTCTGTAGTCACGTTTTTATTTAATTTACATCGCGTGTGCGGGGATTTAATGTAATCGTTGTCCCAATTCTTCCAAAAAACAATGAATTTAAATATGCTATATGACGTTTACCACAAACACCCGTCTCAAAAGCCGTATCTATAAAAACATTATAGTATACAGCTATGGGTAACGCACACTTAAAAACGCTACATAACCTAATAGCCCCAACATTACAACTTTCCCCGGCATATAACTTATCTAAATATCGAGCCATTTCATATTCGTGTCGTTCTGATGTTGTTAATGGATCCGGAACACCCAATAATCCAATTCCTGTTCTAGCAAGACGTATAAGTCTTACTGCTTCAACTTTTGCTATGTCCGAGACGCTTTTATAAAACGCGAGTTGTGGTAAATTAACAAATACTAGCTGTTCAGCCAAAGCACCGACAAACCCAACTTCTCTTAATATACCATTTGCTGCATCAACAATTTCATTTAACAGAGAGTCGTCTATAATATCCAAATCTTCCGTAGGTGGCATTGCACTAATATAACTTCTAAGTAAATCTTCCAGCATAGAATAACAATTAAACGCTTCACCACATGACATAATATACTGTATCAAAACAAATTTTTGACATGAATTTAAGTGTTTACAACAGATGTTTCCAAAAAAGGGAATGTTGTTATCTTCCCCATAAAGGGCGATTACAGCAGAATAAATATTTTCTCTTACATTACATAACTCTTCATCCAACCCGGGCCAAGCATCGTCTTTAAATATAATATTTTCTGCAAATTGCACTATACATGCTAATTCTCGAATAGAGTGTGTTGTTGCTTTGCGTCGCGGATCCCATATGTTAATAACACGTGGAATTGTTCGCACTTGAACAAAATTACTTAAAGTGATACGTTTTTCAGATTTTCGCCGCTCTCGTTGCAAGGATGTATATAAATCGTCGTTTTCCATTTTAATATCCTCTCCGTTAACAACATCTGCCGCCCGCTTTTTTACGATAACACTTGTTTGGTCATTATCCACATCTTCGACAGCTGGTATTTTTGTAAAAAGCCCCTTAACAACATCACAAAGGCTATCCGGTAACTCATATAGACGCATATGTACTAACTTAAAAGCCAATTCATTAGGAACATACATAAAACCATTAACTGTATTCACTGCCGTTGGAGTAGAAAACAGTTTTAAAACGTGATCCCTAAAAACATCCGCTCCAGAAATTAGCGTCAGCTTAGAAACTGGTAGTGACACAATATATTCGGCAAGGGTAGAATCTTCAACATCTATATCAAACATGCCGCATAAATCACGTTCGTTTGATTTGGGTCCACTTGAAAGCAAGGCAACGCGATCAATAAATACGTAATTGTTATTCATAGGCGTTGCCCATTCCTTTCCCACTCTATTAAGTTCGCTTCGTAGATAGCTAGCAATAGATTCATCTCCGGGTCCCACGCCACGTACCACATGTCCGAATTTTGCAATTTCACCTTCTGGTTTTCGAGGGATTGAAAAGATACAACCCCCGCAAATAAAATAAGCTCTAGTTGCACGATCATTTAAATAAAACGTTACTCCGTTATGAACGATTGTTGAACTATAATTAAATTCCATTGTAGCGTTAGAATTAAGCCTTATGACAACTACTGGCTACGATAAAACCAGTAAAGTTTAAATATTTGCAACTGCGGTATTGTTTAAAGCTTCATTATATTAAACCCCGCCCCCATATAGTAATTGAAAGTAAAATATTTCCGGTAGGCGTGTATGTAGTGTTCTGTTATTTTAATTTGATATATTAGTACAGCTATATAACAGTTGTGTATGTTACACGCCATATAACAACACTACATATATCTCTAAGTTGATAAACTTGTAATTGAAAACAATTTATGCTTGTTGACATGAAGTGTCAACTGAAAAACGAAGAGTCGGGTTCTACACACAACTTGCCTCTACTTAATACTTTGGTAATGTTATCATACAGTGATAATATGGATGTTCTTGTAACATCGGAAGACTCCACTTCAACATTGGAACGTGCATCTTTTTCTAAACACACAATTTTTTATATTATTTCGGCACTTTTTATCCAACCAGTATGCTGTTTGGTTTTTTATTATTATTACAAAATATCTGGATTTTCCTTGTTGCTTTTTGTAGGTATAGCATTAACATTAATCCACTACTTTCGTCTTGCAATTATGTTTATCTGCGTTTATAGAAATGTGCGTAATGATTTATTACCACTATCCACATCACAGCAGCTGTTACTTGGATTTGTTGTAAGTATTAGAACAATTTCTTATATTGTCACAGCACATCATGTAATATTTGTAGAACCAACTGCGTTTTTTTATTTGACTGGATACTTACAGAGTGGTGTTACTATTTTCCCAAAAATGATAACAAAACTGTTTCCTGTGACATGGGGTCCAAACCCTGTAACTTTATTGGTTGTATGTGTTGTTATATATACAATAGATTGTATTGCTGATATGGTGTCTTTCATAGGTCCCAGAATATGGGTACGGGCTTTAATGAGGGCTAACATTTCCTTTTAAAGAGGTATATTCAATATAATGGATTTACATTATTTTTTGAGCACCAAACAGAATATGTACCCCCCAATTTAATACTAGTTGTACATTCCATGTAATACTTATTTATATAGACGTTTTAAATTAGTTTATTGCAGAGTTTTTTAGGTCCTGTAAGCGTTCACACGCATACACAACCAACGTATAATACAATGGATATGTCGTTATGCTATAACACAACTTCAAATACAAACCGCCTTTCCAGCTTATTTGCTTTACCGGCAGGTGTTGTTATTCCGACCGAACAAGTACTGTCATCTATCGAGGTGTGTGCACATCGATGTTTGTTTGATTTTTTTAAACAAGTTCGTTCAGATGACAATAACTTATACTCAGTGCAATTTGACGTGTTATTGGGAACATATTGTAATACTTTAAATTTGCTTCGTTTTTTGGAGCTGGGTCTTTCTGTTGCATGCGTATGTACAAAGTTTCCAGAACTTGGATATGTTCGTGATGGTGTTATTCAATTTGAAGTACAACAACCCATGATAGCTCGAGATGGGCCTCATCCATTGGATCAGCCAGTGCATAATTATATGGTAAAAAGAATACACAAACGATCTCTCAGCGCTGCGTTTTCAATTGCTTCAGAAGCATTATGTTTAATTAACAAAACCCATACAGACGGAACTCTAATCGAATCATCGCTTCGTCTTCGAGCAATTCAACAATTAGCTCGTAATTTACGTGCTGTATTAGATTCCTTTGAACGAGGTGCAGCCGATCAACTACTGGGTGTTTTGTTAGATAAAGCCCCACCGTTGTCTCTTCTTGTACCTTTAAGCAGATTTCAAGCAGAATGTCATTTGGTTAATCGTGTAACACACGCTGCCCTTATTTCCGAGCTTAAACAGAGAATTCGCAAAGACATATTTTTTATGACAAAATATGAACGAAACCCAAATCGCATTCTTGGGTACTTATCCGAAATGGTTTCTTGTACACAACCTTCAGTCACAGCGTCTCAAATAACACATAGTAATACGCGTGGTCGTGAAGTGGATGGGGTAATTGTTACAACCTCGTCTCTTCGTCGCAAACTATTACAAGGAATTTTACACGTAGATGATACATCGGCGGATGTCCCAGTAACATATGGGGAAATGGTTATTCAAGGAACAAATCTTGTAACGGCTTTGGTTATGGGTAAGGCAGTTCGCGGAATGGATGATGTTGCTAAATATTTATTAGATATTGGTGATAGTAGCGTTCCATCATTAAACATTAACAAACATGATTCCAGTACGCTGAAGCCTGTAACCGCACGTGTTTCGGCTGATTTAGTAACTATTGGAGACAAATTGGTATTCTTGGAATCGTTGGAACGTCGTGTCTATCAGTCTACCCGCGTATCATATCCTCTTATTGGAAACTTGGATATTACGTTTGTTATGCCATTGGGAGTGTTTCAAACTAATATAATTGATAGATATTCTCGCCACGCAGGGGATTTTGTTACCCCTCCTGATAAACCGGATCCAAGACAATTCCCCCCCCAAACTTTGTTTTTTTATAATAAAGATGGACTGGTAACTAAACTTACAATGCAAGATGCAATGGGCACAATATGTCATAGCTCGCTATTGGATATAGAAGATACACTAACAGCATTGCGTCGGGGGTCAATAAACCGTGAAACATATTTTGGCGCTTACGTTTCTAACGGAACAGAAGATTCTCTTGACATTCAAATGGAACGATTTATGGAACTATGGCCAGATATGACCCCAACTACACCAGCTTGGACATTGGAATCACATTTAACCACACAGCAGTTTATGGCTCCTGGAAACGAACGTCTTATATATGAGCTAAATCCAGCCTTTGATTTTTTTGTTGCTCCCGGAGACTTAGATCTACCAGGTCCCGAAAGACCTCCTGAAACAATGCCAACAATAAACGCCTCTTTACGCATTATCAATGGTAATATTCCAATACCGTTATGTCCAATTCAATTCCGCGATGCGCGTGGGTTTCAATTGAGTACGGGTAAACACTCCTTACATCCTTTAACTATTAGAGCAGTGACAGAGACATTTCAAGACCGTGCATATCCTACAATTTTGTATATATTGGAAGCTATAATTCATGGAAACGAGAGAAATTTTTGTTCGATTTTACGCTTATTATCTCAGTGTATCCGAGGCTATTGGGAACAATCGCATAAAGTTGCATTTATTAACAACTTTCATATGTTAGTTTATATAACTACTTATCTTGGAAACGGAGAGCTTCCAGAACCTTGTATCGCTATCTACCGTGATTTACTGCAACATACAAGAGCCTTAAAACAAACAATAACTGAATATACTGTCATTGGCGATACTCAAGATGGAGAATCTCCGGAAGCGTTAAATAATATTCTCTGCGACGACACTTTTCTACCACCAGTTTTGTGGGATTGTGATCCGCTAATGTATAGAGATGAAGCAGCACGAGATAGGCTCCCCACAATTAGAACCGGAGGACTTTTTGGTTATCAAGCAATCCATCATGTGGATCTACAAAGACATAATTTCCAGCGTAGAGATAATGTTTTGATTCATGGACGTCCCGTGAGAGGCGACGTTGCACAAGGAGCCCCTATAGCAACACACCATGATCGTGAGTGGAATACACTTGCTAAAATTTACTATTATGTTATAGTGCCCACATTTTCCAAGGGAACTTGTTGTACAATGGGAATTCGATATGATCGTATATATCCTACAATACAGACAATTGTTATTCCGGATATCCCAGGGGATGAACAAACGCCAACGAATATTGAAGATCCAAGACATCCCTTACATCCTCATCAACTGGTTCCAAACTCCCTGAACGTGTATTTTCATAATGCAAAGTTAATTGTAGATGGGGATGCGTTATTGACGCTTCAGGAGTTAATGACGGATATGGCAGAACGTACCACTCCAATTTTAACATCAATAGCTCCGGATGCTGGAGCAACAACAGTTATTACACGAAACATGCGCACTTATGACGGTGCTTTATATCATGGTTTGATCATGATGTCATTTCCATCGTATGATGAAACTATTATGACCGGCACGTTTTTTTATCCTGTACCGGTCAACCCGCTATTTTCATGCGCCGAGCATTTAACATCCTTACGTGGTATGAACAACATACGACGATCATTAACAAAAAAAATGTCTGCTATTCCTCCTTTTCTTGGATCAAATTACTATGCAACAATACGTCAACCTATAGCACATCACGCACAGCATAGTACTTCCGATAGTAATATTTTGTCATACGCGTTACTTGGAGACTACTTTAAATTTACGCCATTGTCACTAACCCATCAGCTACGTACAGCATTTCACCCAGGAATAGCGTTTACTGTTGTACGACAAGACAAATTTTCAACTGAACAAATTTTATACGCGGAGCGCGCTTCGGAATCGTATTTCGTGGGACAAATACAGGTTAATCAGAACGATTCCCCGGGGGGTGTTAATTTTACATTAACACAACCTCGAGCGCACGTGGATCTTGGAATCGGTTATACCGCTGTTTGTGCAACAGCTGCCCTTAGATGCCCGTTAACAGATATGGGTAATACTGCCCAGAATTTATTTTTTACACGAGGCGCCCTTCCAATGCTCCACGCGGACGTAAACGAAACCCTGCGACGGATTGTGGCTGCAAGTACCAAAATAACACCAACTGAACCTCTCCCTATTTTTGGAGGAATGCGTCCATATACACCTGCTGGTATTGCAAGAGGCCAATCCTCAATTTGCGAGTTCATTGCCATGCCCGTTTCCGTTGACATTCAGTACTTTAGAACTGCGTGTAACCCACGAGGACGATCATCCGGTTATATTTACTGCGGTGATAACGAATCAGATTTTGAAACCGTCATGTTTGATCACAGTCAAGCGGACGTCTCCTATACAGACAGGGCTACCATTAATCCCTGGGCATCACAGCGATATTCATACGGAGATAAATTATATAATGGCTCTTATAACTTAAGTGGTGCCTCACCTCTCTACAGTCCGTGTTTTAAATTTTTTACACCTATGGAAATAAAAAACCAATGTAATATATTGGATCGTTTAATTTTAGAATCTCGTGCGGTTTGTTCTCAAAGTCCAGCCGACACAGAGTATCAATTTAAACGACCTCCTGGATCTAACGAACTTACACAAGACCCGTGTACATTGTTTCAGGAAGGATATCCGCCACTATGTGCGAGTGACTTAGCTCTTTTAACAGCCGCACGCAATATAAACCCTACTACAAGTGAAACACACCTTGCTCAATATTTAATTTATGACGCATCACCCATACGGGGTTGTCTGTCTGTAAGTCAATAAATACTAAAATTTATCAAGTGTACATTCACATTACATAGAAAGTTGGTTGTGTTCTGTAATTACGTATAACGGCTCTATATGCTGATTGTAAGTCATGTCAACGTTTGAAATAGAAATTTTACTACCGGGACAACTAACGCCCAACGAAACGTCTAACTTACAAAAATGCGAAGGAAAAATTATTACGTTATCCGTCTTAAGACATCGTGCATCCTTATCTGAAATTGCAACATCGTCTTATTATGTAAACGGTGCTCCTCCAGATGTACTATCTTTACTGGAAGCCTATCGCGTACGTTTTCCGGCTGTTATTACTCAGGTGTTACCCGGTAAGATGTTAGCTGTAGCCGTTGGTGTGGGATTTAACGCCCCTGGACTTTTTATACAAAACACTTCGCCTGTAGATTTATGTAACGGAGATTATATTTGTTTGTTACCTCCTATTTTCGGTCCGGTTGATTGTATTAAATTAGACTCAGTTGGTCTTGAATTAGTATTTCCGTTAACAATTCCACAACAACTATCAAGAGATTTAATAGGAAAAATTGTTGCCAGATCTATTGAACGATGCGCCGCCAATGCTAACCTTATACCAAACGGTCAAGCTAGACACGCCGATATAATTTGTTATAACGGTCGAAGACATGACCTTCAACTGAATATATGTAATGCCAACGCCGTAAATATGTCTATTCGCACCTTAATGTTAAACATGATGTTTTCTATAAACGAAGGTTGTTTACTTCTTCTAGCCTTAATACCAACCCTTTTAATTTCAGGGACAAGAGACAGTTATACAAATCTACTGTTACAAACTGCAAACGCAATGAGAGAAACCGGTCAGTTGGTCAATTTGCCCCACGTACCACATCCACAAGATGGGCATCGTCGTTTTGTAGTGTATGAGTCCATATCATCGTGGATTTCAACAGCATCTAAACTTGGGGACGCATTGGGAACAAAGGCAATTTTACGCATTTGTACGTTTGACGGACCATCAACCGTTAGACCCGGGGAACGAATTTCTGTAATACAGTTGTAAATGTAAACAATAAAAACCATACTACAAATTTGTTATTGCGATAATCTTTATTTAATAGGTTTGTATAATGGGGAAAATTCAGATGTTTCCATCCCTCCAATATATACCGCCATTAATAACGCTACCATCATATCATCCGACATAGACCCATTACATTTTCCGGTGTAACTGCGTCTATCTGGAGCACCCGGTTTAACCAATTCTGTTAAATTATTAAGTTGTTTACACAAATAATCTACCGGATCGGTTCCCAAACGTACAGTTAGTGAAACAATTTCTTGTGATGCAATAATGTTTCCCGAATTAAACCGTTTAACAAAGTAATCTACTGCCAACGTTTTTTGTTTCTGTAGTAAAAAAAAAGGATATGCCACTTGACTCCCTGGGGGTATACAGTGATAAAACAGTAGCGAGGGGAGTGTAAACTGCAATACATCCGATTGCTCTAAATCACGATACTGCTGTATAATACAAGTCACTATTGCAACCGCAGAATCTTGACTGCTGTTGCCTTCTACAGCTATACATACACTAGAAAACGTGGACGGGTGTAGAGCTAAAACATGCGCCAAACATTGCACTACACATCTGCCAATTTCATTAGATGATGTCCCAGTTAATGCGCGTAAATAAAAATGCTCTAAACCAAATATAATAAAATCTAGTTTATAGCGACCCACAATTGCTACTCCAGTACCAGAAGCTTTTACATTTGTGGTAAATGCCGGATCTATATAAATATATAAAGTGGGTGCTAAACGTTCGCAGTTTAACACGGTTGAAGGCCTATATAAAACAAAACGATCCATTGCAGTTTTTGTAAACAGGGGTATAGGTAATTCACTATCCGGGTCACGTTTATGTCCCCCCACAAGTTCTTGCATAAAGGAATCTGCCATAAACAAATCTGCCGTTTGTCGCACTGAGCCGTCCATTGTAATGAAAACTGGCTTATTTAAAACATAACAAGAACAAGCTGTTATATCATTGTGTGTTAATACACGTGACATGTGATCGTCGCAGACATATGTAACAACGTTTAACAGCCGGTCGGAAGAATTTCGTAAGTTATACAAAAAACTAGTACTCGCTTTTCCGGTGTTTGTTGATGAAACAAATATAATTTTACAGTTTGTCTGATTTAAAAATCCAACAATAGTTTGAACTGCATCCGGTCTAATAAAGTTAGCTTCGTCCACAAAAAGGAGATTAAAGGTCTGGCCTCGAATTCCCTATTTAAAAAGAAAAAGACGTAAGTATACAATGAACGCTCATCTTGCAAATGAAACTCGTCATAAGTTAACATACAACAACGATACAACAAGAGGCATGATACATATTTTACTTCAAGATTCTTGCTTGGTTGACGCGGGTATAGACCCGGTTTATTTTTTAAGTACAGAATGCGTGAGTGGATTCGTTGTTGAAGTACAAACAAGATATCATGCTAGTGGGTTATGCGAACCATGGACTCAAGTATTTGCAGCATATGTACCAAAAAGCGCTTTATCAAGCGCATTAATACCAGAAACCACCTTAAGAAATTTATCCGTATTTTTATATACAAACGGACCCGGGGGGTTGTTTCTATCCGTACCCATACATTTAGAACCAGGACGTTTTTATGATGCATTTAACGTTATAGCAATAAGAGTTAATATTAAACGACATCATAAATTTTATGACATTTTAATGCTATATGAAGAGATAATACCCAAGGGAACAAGATATGTAGCTGATATACACCGGTTGCCCATTTTATGCAATCAATTGTTATCATATATTTATTCTATTGGTGACATATCACCGTCATTAAAAACTTCGGCTGATCACCTTATGTTAGCTCTAAAGGACTGGGATATCAGTAACAATTATATTGAACACCGGTGCTCCAATTATTTTAATCCTGAACTTGAATTAAACTCAGGGGGTTTTGACGAATCCCCCGAGGAAACGCGTATCGGAGAAAGTAATAAAGATATCATGCAATTAATTCAACGCGCTACTAAAATAGTGAATTCACGACATCCAATTCGCGTTACCGGATCGCAAATTGCATCTGGATTGAAACAAGGAGCAATTGGACACAAATCAAATACTCACAGAGAAGCACCGTCACAAGCTTTTACATCTAGTGTGTTAGAACCACCTGGAAAGGGTCGATTTGTAAACACATCGAAGGATATAAATCATGGAGACTCACGCATGGAAGATATTTTATTAATTACAGCGGATTGTAGTAAACCAAAAACTCCACTTGAGTGGTTTGATGTTTGTTATTCACAAGTAATGGGAGGTGATACTCCCTCAGATATGTGGAGACGTAGACCGATCTCTATTGTACCAAGACGTTACGCCGCATCTAACACCCCGTTGGTTGTTATCTCTTATGAAAACTCCATTGCATGGGGTGGACGGGATATTGTAAACAATGTATATAATTCGGTGCAACCGTTAATTAATACTATTTGTAAGAACGCTAATGTTAATTTACCACAAGACCTAAATGGTCCTGATCTGAAACAACTATTAGAAAAGTTTCCTTTCATGTCAAACGTTTTTAAAGACAGTTCCCCTCTGTTACCTTTCTCTCCAGAGGCTGAAGTTGTCTTAGTGAAACAATTTTTTAATGCGTGCACGTACGCTTTAAAGCAGGCTATTGTACACCGTTTTAAAAACAGCAATTCATTTGCTCAGCTGTTACACTATGATATTGAAGTGCAACAAAACATGATTATCAACGAAATTGTTAAGCGTACTCCAGACTTGGTCCGCTGTTTGTTAGGTGTTATAAGTGATATGGAAACACAAACGTTTTATACTAGCTCTCTTATGTCAGCTACGCTTGCATATTTGTCGTCTATATATAAAAATATGGGAAATGAGGGGGGATATGTATCATATTCAACATACTCATTTCCGTGTTGGTTGGGAAATAGTACAGTATATTTGTTTGATTATTATAGCACGGGGGGAAGCATAATAAAGCTATCACACTACCCAGTTTCTGTTGCTATAGAACAAATACATACAGGAAGCAATAAGCAACTGCGTGTAAAGTTTGTTCCCGGGGCCAATGGGGGTTTACAAAAAAATACATGTTCAACTTATCTACCAGGTCAGTGTTACGCACATATATGTTTGGGATTTAACAAGGACTTAAACGCATACTTAGTTTTACCCGGGGGATTTGTTGCCGAATTTGATATTGCTCCCTTTATTAACAGTGAACTTCCAACGTCACTTATTGGTCCAATTTTAAACCGCTTTTGTAGGAGCGTTCCTAAATTAAAAGCTTAACCATTAACATGTCAATGAACATGTTAATGATGTTTTATTTCTCCACCCCCTTTTAGTTTAATATAAAAAGGAAATATTGAACTTACTTTATATGTTACTTACCGTTGAATAGACAACAACTCTCTGTTACGGTTATTTGAACAATGGATATGTTATTACCCTCGGAGATATATATGCCAGGTAAATCATCTGCGCGAATACTAACACCTTGTGCGGCTGAACGTTTAACGAATGCTTTAACTCTAGATATGGGATTGTGGAAATCCGTCCTTACAGACTCCCGGGTAAAAATTATACGATCTACTGCATTCATCACGTCAAAAATTGCACCATTTATTCCTCCGCCTACATTGGATTCTCAACATCCTGGTGTTATTATAGCAACGGTGTATATTACAAGGCCGCGACAACTAAATTTACCGCAGAAACACTTTCATGTAATTGTTAACTTTAATTATGAAATCTCCTACTGTTTAACGGCGTTGTTAAGAATCTATCCCATTGACGGTATGGATAATGTCGTTGGAGCAACATTTGGAGAACCAACAGCTTTAGCCCTTCCAGAATGTATACCAGATCCACGGGCGGATCCTACACCAGTTTCAAATGATGCGTATGTGAATTTAAATAATTATTTACAAGCACCTCGTCTTCCTAAAAATGTCTACGCATGTAAAATGTTATCACCGGGAGTATGGTGGTCGGACGAGAAGAAGCGATTATATGTTTTAGCAATGGATTCTCAGTTGCTGGGTTTATGCCCTGCCGGATGGCAAACCCGAATTTTAGGAGCTGTTCTGGGTCGGCTTTTAAGCCACTCAAATGGGTGCAGCGAGTGTTACGGAAGAAAACACGTTGGGTCTTTGTTGGCAACACCAACAGTACCCAATCACACAGAAAGCTGCGTTTGTTGGGCACCGTGTATGTGGAGAAAGGCCGGGCGGCGAGATTTGAAGGTACAGGGAGACATTGGAAATACGCAGGTGCTTTTTATGGATGCTGTTACTTCAATACGCATTATATCAAGCAATAAAAATCCTCGCATTACATCTAATTTATCGGACATTATTTCAGGAACAAACATATCGGGAATGTCCATACCCGCAAACGTATCTGGATGGCAACTGTATATGTTTGGTGAAAGTGTAAGTCGTGCCATAATTAATGGATGTGCGCTTCTTCAGCGATTATGTCACTTTTCCTATAAGTCTAACGAAACCCACTAAGGGAAAATATCTGTAAATGAAACTACATAATAAACATTTTTCACAAATACCGTTGTCTTACTCATTACTTACGTTTGTATTATGACTGGAGGAAAATACCGCAGTGCTACAACACCCATCTGAAAAAGAAAATGTGATGGATTCTCCTTTCACATGCTCTATGCGTTCGGTTCCAAACCATTGCTCGAGTCGAGCTTTTATTTCTTCAAAAACGGGCTCGGTTGCCTTGCGTATATGTGCTGTATATCCAACTTTAATACCACGAAATGTTGACATTAATAGAGCGATTAAAGATACAATAAACCACGTTTTACCATGGCGTCGTGGTACCAAAAACACGGTGGATCGTTGTTTGAACTGTAATGCTATTTCACTGGAACATATTGGTATATCAAATACGGTACTTAAAAATCCTTCTACTCTTTCGATGTGATCTCCAAGTAAAACTGACGCAATGAAATACGTAGCGTGCATTAACATCATTTTTTGAAAAAGCTCTAACGTTCCTCTATGTCGTCCATAAACCGGAACATCAATTTTTGCACGTTTACAAACGCCGTTTTCACGGAATTCAATATCTTCGAATGATGTACGAAGCAAATATGAAAATCGGTTAATAAACATATTTAATTGAGTAAACCGTTCGGATGTATAAAACGCGTTTAGTGTGTTCATAACCCCACTGTATGCGTTTCTATGCGGCGCCGCTTCTTCTGGGGTATACTCATAAAAATGTAGAGAATGTACGGAAGACGTTAGTTCCCTCGTAAATATTAGATTTCTATTTACATCAATATTTTCCTCACGTTCGTGTAGGTTTTTACCCGTTCCATCCTTGTTTGCTTTTTTCCTATTAACATTTGTATACATTAATTGCCGGGCAAGTGAGGTAAAAATAGGAACATATTCACAACACCCATGAAGCGTACCGACTCCAGGTATGACAGTTTGGTGTCTTTGTGCAACTTCAATAGCAAAATTTAAAAAACTAACACGCGTAACATTCTGTATCAATACACTGTCAGCGCTTATGTTGGACTCCACGGCTCCGAATTTTTCATCTTGTTGTCGTTTCAGACGTTGAAAATATTTTATACACTGCTCGCCTACCTTATTACCAAACATAACTTTCACAACGGCTTTTGGTTGTGTATTTAACAACTATTGTGCAGGAAATAACGTCACGTGTGCTTGTTATATAAACCTAAACTACTAAAGCTTAACAATATTCTTAACATGTCGGGCACCACGCAACTTTCAATTGCAAATAGACGCACTCGTGTGCATTTACTAGAGGCTCATCATCGAGCAAATTTGTACAAACAAAGAACGACAGATTTGATTCGCGGAGGATCTACCACGTCAGATCCACATTTCGTTCACGCCTTTACCACAGCTAAAGATGCTTGTGCAGAGCTTAACAGAAACATACGATCGGTTGCTCGAGTAACAGCAGTCGAACAAAAAATTGCTAAAATACAAGAGCGAGTTAAGGAACAAACAACCATACGAAAACTTTTAAATGCAAATCGGCGTTATTTAGCGCCAAACTTCGTAGAACGTTTGGAAAATATAGAGGACGATAATTGCGAAGGTATAGACAAGCTTGAGGACGCAGTGGGGGGTGATACTCCGTTGGACCATCAAGAGGGTTGGTTGTGTGAAGACGACGAGGCGTTACTTACACAATGGATGCTTACAACATCGCCCTCCCCGATTCCCCATGCTCCACCAACCCAAAACACTCTAGTAGAAGAGTGTTTAACGTGCTCTACAATGAATGTACAGAAGAACGATATGAAAAACGCGATGACAAACATACATCAAATGACCTAAGTCGCCATACCAGAGGGATAGGAGCTGAACTGCCGTATATACAATCCAATAGTTCCATATATAAGCCGCATGATATACATTCAACAAGGAGTTACTTTCCCATACAAAAAGAGTCTACAATACCAGCCGTACAGACTTCTATACCATGGATGTTTAGAATATCGCAGTTATCAAGGTTAGTTATACCTGTTTATACAGTTAACCCTAATCTTTGCTTTTCAACGTTTAAAATGTCAGAAAATCCACGCTTTGTTGGACAAGGAAGCTATGGACGCGTATATGTTTACCCATCATCTAAACTTGCTTTAAAAACAATGGAAAACCACAGTTTTACAAGAGAGTTAATTAACACGCTTGTTGTTAGCGAGGCGGCAATTAGATGTCATAAACAATTAGGATTTACAAGTTTCATTACTCTTCTGGGGTTTTCCCTCCCAAATCGCCAGCTACTTTTTCCAGCATATCATATGGATTTAGATGAATATACAGTGCGTTTATCTAGACGCTCGTCAGTAGCGGAAAATATAGACCGAAAATTAGCAGTTGAGTTTTTAAATATGGCGAAAGGGTTGCATTTTTTAAATAGATCGTGTGGTTTAACCCATTTAGATATTAAATGTGGGAATATCTTTGTTAACGTTAAAAATTTCTCATCCCTAGAAATTACACATGCCGTTATTGGAGATTATAGTTTAATAACCTTTAATAGTTACTCCCTTTTAAGCCGAGCACGATTTGAGGTTGGTTCCTTCCCACGACCACAACGCGTTTTACGAGTTAATGGCGATTCATCACAGCTATCGTTTAGACTTCTGTTGGCACACGGAACAAATCAACCCCCAGAAGTTCTTTTTGATTATATTAACGGTACCGGCCTTTCCCGTTATGTTGGAACGTTACCACAGAAAGTGGGTTTAGCCACAGATCTATATGCACTTGGTCAAGCCCTCTTAGAGGTTATTTTATTAGGACGAATATCTAATCAACTTCCATTGTCAATTCATCGCACACCACATTATTATTATTACGGCCATAAACTTTCTCCAGATCTCGCACTGGACACACTGGCATATCGTGTTGTCTTATTTCCTTATATTTTTACATCACCAATTCCCGGAAACGTCACTTTTACGCGATATATTAGCGCCGGAGAAATAAGTAAACGCGTTTCCCGAGATTCTCTACGCCGCGTGTTTCAATGTCACGCACTACGTTATGGCGCCACTCACAGTAAGCTTTTTCAAAGCATACGCGTTCCAGATTCATTAAATCCAGCTGTTGTTGTGGCAACTTTACTTTGCCACAACGATCCCAAAACACGTTTAGAATATCCGCTATTATGGCAAAATCCAAGCTGGGTCTTTCAGACCATATAAACTTACCATGTAAAATATCACGTTATGATATAAAGGAAGGAGCACCTCACGTTAATTTACTTACAACGGACCTTCAATCCGAACCGAAATTTGTTAATATTTTACATTATATTACACAACGTACAACCGATCAACAAGTGTTCACTTTAAGTCTTTGGTCGCGACTGTTATATGCTTACAGACTTATGTTATGTAACAATTACTACTTGGAAGATGATACTTTATTTTCAGCCTGCAAAGAACTATTCACCGATTCAACTCTGCCACCTAAATTACCACTTAACGCCCACCTGGACCGGCGTGACATACGTGATATTTTTTTAACTTTGGAGTCACTGACTCGGGGTCAAAGTAATAATAGTTTATGGCCCCTATTGCGACGGTCTATGGTAACCGCATCTGTTATGAAATGGGGAAGTAACGGTCCTATATTTCCATCAACATGGTATAACGATGAACCAAGCGAAGACACAATTGGAGATAACACAGCTATTATGTTTGGTAAAACAAATGAATATGCAGGACGATCAATCATAGAGTCCTTATGTATAGATCCATCTGACGTTCAAACTCCAGACGTATTAGATAATGTAAACATTTTTAACTTTGATGTACTAAACGCTACATCACCAAGTATTTATGTTGGAACACCCAATATAAGACCATATGAATGTGGACTCTTAATTGATATACGAACCGGGCTTGTAGGTGCGTCCCTTGATGTTCTTGTATGTGACAGAAACTTTAACACCCAGGTGCTTCATCCACATCCGGCAGAAACAAACATACCGTTTTTTGAAATTAAATGCCGTGCCAAATACCTATTTACCCCAAACGACAATACAATTCTCAGTCAATCATACGAAAATTTGCTGAAAAACACAACGATTGCAAATTTACAACATTTTCTTTTTGCCATTAGAAATCCATGCATATCTTTTTTTGAATCTAATCCATCTACAAGCGAAGCCCTCGTTACAACCAGTACAGACTGGAAACATAAAGACACAAGAAATGGGAGGTCCTGTACAGAAATTGACGCCCACCATATACACTTGAACAAACACGTAATGTCACAGGTTTGGGTATTTAGAAAGCCCAGTGTACAGCACAACGTCATTACCACCGCGGATTGGAACACCGGGGAAAGTTTTGTTCAAATTCCCGTTTTCGCCAATCCACGCCACCTAAACTTTAAACAAATACTTGTACAGGCTTATGTTCTTTCCGGGTACTTTCCAACGTTAAAACTACGTCCACATCTTTTAACGTTTATAGGTCGCGCCAGGCTTCAAGAAGAAGAGGGAATCTGTTTTACTCTTGATACTCCAACTGCTCTTTTATATGAAGATAAAAAACCTATTATTCCACCCCATTGTGCAGTACCGGTTTTAGCAATACTAACTCCCATCGAGGTCGATATACCTCGTATTGTACCCATAATTGAAAACGAGGCACGCGCTGCGATTTATACAGCACTCAAGTTAAAATAATGGGTCAAACAACATCTACTGGCCGAGGAGGAATTTGTGGACTATGCAAACGGTATAACGAACTAGTAACTAGCGACGGCGAAACCTTAACTCTTAATGCTGACTGTTTTGAAGACTTTGATTTTGAAACGACCAACGAGGCTGGTAATCGCCCCGATTTTCCTAAATATAATTTTTCTAAACCAAAAAATAAAAAAAAATTGTCAAAGAAAACCAGTAATACATTAACGTGTAAGAATGTTTATTGAATAATGTATATTTGACATTAAATAAACACACATTTTAACTTTTACCTTTGTCTGTTCTTATTACGGTATCTTAAAATACAGTATTTACTCGTATATATCGTCGTCCATATCAGTTTCATACGTTGAATATTCGAAGGGTATATTATCACGCGGAAGATTTGCGTATGTTAAAGGCCGAGTATCAACATATTTATATCTTGAATGGCGATGTGATTTAAACTTTTGCAGATATCCTCTAACTTTCTGTGGTACACGTTTTACTTGGCCGTAAAACCTACTATTTTTTTTGCGATGATATAAATATGCACGGGTCACTCTAACTATCAACATAACAATGGAAAGAACTGCCAAACATGCAAGCGTACCTCGAGTGCCTTGTATTAATCTTGGTGATTGGATAGTAATTGGATCGTATAAGCGATCCATATACGCATGAGCAGCTGTACCTAAGGTTGCACAAGAAATTAATGTTCCGAGAGATGGCCCTATTAACACGTGTACATAATGCGCCACTGTTAGCTCTGCTACTACAAGATAGATAATTGACATTACTGTAAACATTGACAATGCGGTAGACACAGATGACCACAAGTCCAAATGTGAGTGATTTGCTACTACAAGTTCTAACATAAGGCAGGTAATTAAAATATCAATTGACATTAAAGCCCCAACTAAATTTACAAACACGGCTCGAGCCGGGCCAACAAGGCGATACAACACGTTACCATACTCGCGTATGTCTAATTCCTTATCGTTCACATCACTTATTTTTCCGCGACCAAAAAAACATCCAGTAAACAACACAAATGTTATAAACTGACCAACATAAACAGTTCCCGCTATACCGACTTGTTTATAAGCTAACAATATCAAAACTGCGTGTTCTAGCCACAGAGAGAACAGTCCTAGAAATAGCGTTGTTGGCGTTGCGATCATTCGAGCAATGTTATAGCAAGGTCGAAGTTCATAGTGGTTCTTTCCTTGGCGATGTATACTTATCGCTGATGCAATTACATATATAGCCACGGCTAACATAACCACAGCTTTGTAGTACGTAAAGGCCAAAATGCTTCGTGGTTCCAAAAACAAAACCGGTGCCCCATATCCTTTATTTCCGGCCCACACACCCCCATCGAGGGTGGCGTTAAACAGCTCATAATCAACAACTGCAGCATAAAAACATGGTAAACCAGTAAATTCCACAGACGCCATAATAATAGCCAATAAAAACATTACAGCACCCAGTGTAAACATTAGCGCTTCAGTAAGCCAAATCCGCCAGCTTAAAACATTCATTTCTGATTGCACATCTTGCCTGTCTTCAACGATTTCATGAGGTTTTTTTTTTGAAAAACGTAACGACTTTGGAGCATCCATGACCCCAAACGTCGAAGACACGAACATAAGCGCCTATGCATCCAGCAGAAAGCTTGCTTGGGGCGTTATATGGAGCCGATTTAACATCTTGGATTAAACACACCCACCCGGATATATTTCTTGAGTTACAATTGGATACTCCGGTTTCGCTTGTTAAACCTAATGATCCACAGTTCCGTCCTATTACGGTGGTGCGAGCCCCAATGGGCTCCGGTAAAACTACAGCTCTATTAGATTGGCTGAAACATGTGCTACAGTCACCCGACGTTAGCGTTTTGGTTGTGTCTTGCCGACGAAGTTTTACTCAGACGTTAATAAAAAGGTTTAATGCTGCAGGATTATCAGGTTTTGTAACTTACTTAACTTCAGACTCATACATTATGGGGTTTAAACGCTTAATTGTTCAATTGGAAAGTTTACATCGCGTTTCTATTGACGCAGTGAGCGGATATGATATTTTAATTCTAGATGAGGTGATGTCTGTTATTGGACAGTTATATTCTCCAACTATGAAACGTCTTGTTGCTGTTGATAATCTTTTATATCGTTTATTAACCCAGTGTGCTTGGGTTATTGCAATGGATGCTACAATTAATTCAGAGTTCATTAATATTATATCATCCTTACGCGGTGATGCCAATATACATGTTGTTTTATGTACCTACGCCGGGGTTGGGTTTTCCAGTCGAACATGTACGTTTTTGGCCGACTTGGGTGCAGACGCTCTCATTGAATTAACACGGTGCCATAGCACAAAGAAACACTATCAAGCAAAACGCGGAAGCTTTTTTGACGAGTTATTTATAAGATTACGGTTTGACCAAAATATTTGTGTTTTCTGTTCAACTTTATCTTTTTCAGAACTTGTTGCTCGGTTCTGTTTAACATTTACAGAATCGGTTCTCGTTTTAAACGCTTCACAACCCCTTTGTGATGTTAGCGAATGGAAACGGTTTAAAGTAGTTATTTATACCACCGTTGTAACTGTTGGCTTAAGCTTTGATGCTGTTCATTTTCATAGTATGTTTGCCTATATTAAACCTATGGCTTATGGCCCTGACATGGTATCTGTGTATCAATCCCTTGGAAGAGTTCGTTCGTTAATTTTAAACGAACTTTTAATTTACTTTGATGGTTCTAGAACCAAATGTGGTCCTCTTTTTTTTCCAATGCTTTTGAACCACGAGGTTGTAAATTGGACGCCTTCATTTACACAAGTAACGAATAATTTATGTTGTGAATTTAAAAAACGCTGTAAAGGCGCGTTTATAAAGTCAAATGCGTATCTATTTTCTAAATTTAAATATAAACACCTGTTTGAACGTTGTACCCTGTGGAGTTTAGCAGACAGTGTTAATATTTTACACACGTTATTACAAGCTAACAATATACTAGTTATTTTAGGAGGCATAGGGCCTATAACAGACGTACCATTGAATATCTTCTGTGACTTTATAAAAAATATTCGACTCAATGCCACATTTGCGAATGTAAAAATTCGCTCTCTCAAAAATGAACCTGTTAATATTAACCTCCAGGAAATTCAATATGGAGCTATTATAGATAGGGTTATGTGTTTTATGGATAAATACTTAATAAACAGTTGCTATGACCAACATATAGATTTACTGAGAGCATTAGCTCAACCAATTGAACAGAATAGATTTGTAAACATTGTTATATTGGGAGCATGTCTTCGGGTTCCAGAGTCTTGTAACGCTTTTTCTGTATTTGAAAAAATATATAACTATTACACATCCGGTGACTTACTGTTTATAGATGAACAAGGAGAATTTAATACAATTAACATGATTTCAAATGCACATGTTTTTACTCAGTGGCAATTATTTTGTTGTTGTGTTGATATTGCTAAAACAATTCAATGGAATCCCACTGTCGGTGGATGCTTGAATGAAATTGTAGCTACAGATCTTCACATTATCATTGAAAAACATCGAGATGCTTTAGTTAACTTGTTAACAGAAGCCATACGTTGTAACATTATCGATTTAAAGTTACTCACACGTCCACTTTGGAATATAACGGGACGTATCGACGGACGTAGTAAACGTCGAGGTAACATACCAACACAAACAGATTACAATATCTCTCTTTTTCGTTTAGTGTGGGAACAGCTTTTTGGGGCACGTGTTATTAAAAGTAAAAAAACCTTTCCAATTAATACTCGCGTTAAAAACTTGACTAAGAATGATATACAAAATATATTAGACTCAGTAAATATTGACCGTGCAAAATACACAACAAGAAAACAATTATATAGTCTTCTTATGAAACACAAAATGCATTTTTCGGAAGCACGGTTTATGGTTGCGGCACCAAAATGGGCACGAAGTATTTATTTTACACAAACAGAAAATTGTTTCCAACACCCAGTTGCCAATGTTATGTTAGAAAAAGTATTGGCGGAACTTGCACCGAGTTCATGGCCAAAGGTTATGGGAGCTTTAGATTTCGAAAACCTGTAAGGATTTCTATATATGGTGCACTATGTAAACGACATTATGGGCGTGCTTTTAAATGCCGTGTCTGTTCACACTTCATTAAAATATTTGGTGCGTTTCATGTACCCAACAATTACACAATGAATGAAACTAACTGCAGTAAAGCAACCGTTGAATACGGTTGTATTTGTGCGGCTAGTATTTACTCTGCCTGGACACAACCCGGAAATACATCAAATGAGTACCCTTACGTTTTGTGTTATTTGCTGTGTAAAGATGTAGACGGAACCTACAGTCCTCGATTTTCTGAAATTACAATATCAGCGGAAGATTTGTGTCGATATTCTAAACATCCAGGGATACCAACACCAGCAACGGCTGCTTCTGCATGTCGATTGGCTTCTAGTGCAGCATTTGATGCGTGGCCTTTAGAACCCATGGGCAACTGCGATATGTGGCGTTGTATTTATGGAAGCACAATAGCAACTTTAAGACGTACCTTGGGTTTTAGTTCATATTATTCACCAGTAGTGTTTCAAACTGATACAAAGACCGGTCTTTTAATTAAAGCGTTGCCTATGAACCCCTGTACATCTGTTTGTGTGCCGTCAACCGGAGTTTTACAGGCATCCGCAGATGTTTACATTGAACAGTCAGCAATAAACGCTTGCCACATCCAGCACCACGGATGTTGTTTAGCTTATGCACGACTTGCTGCGCTTAAAAATCAGTCATCCGAATCAACTCCAACTTCACTTAATCTTACCCTGTCTACCAGTACAGCGCATATACAACGACGATATACATCTGTTTTTTCCAAGCCAGTGGAGCGTGATGGAGACGTTTCCTCTATTTTTAATCTAGTTGAAAAACAAATTACGGTTTCTGGAACACGCAATGTTTACGTACGCGTTCTGCTACCGCAACATTTTGATTGTTTGGCAACAGACCCAAATGTTACAACAGCACTTTCCGTTTTAACAGTTTATAGAATGTGGTATGCAGCAGCGTTTGGAAAACCTGGGGCTCTGAGACAAATTTATGCATATCTTGGACCTGAACTTTATCCACGTGGAGAGAATCACAACTATTTTTGTACTGTTGGATTTCCCGGATGGACAACTCTTCGTACAGCAACTCCAACCGCAGAATCCGTAAGAGCGGCGGTGGAGACATATGCCGAAACGGACGGACTTTGGCCCGTAACTGGAATTACCGCTTTTCATTACTTAGCTCCGTGGACCATTCATCCACCCTTACCGGCACACTTTATTAAAACCCATCTAAATGAAACTTCAACTGAGACAAAACAGTGGCCGGCGGGACGAATATCAAGCATTGTAGAGTGTCCGGTGGAATTTCATGACCAGTGGCTAGCAAAATTTGATTTCAGTGTATTTTTTCCCACTATATATTGTGCTTTTTTTCCTACACATAACAGGTTATTAAATATTATTGTGGCACGCAGACGCCGTGGATTAAGTTGCTTAAAAGCTGCGCTGGTAACGTTTTTTGGGGGATTGCGTTATATCAACCCCACAGTTTATAAAGCTATTATTTATGTCGTTAATTGTATTAGCGTGTGCGTTCATAAAATAGCCGCTGAACATAAGTTTGTAATATGTACATATGTTAAAGATGGCTTTTGGGGTACATTTATTAATCTTAAAGTAGATGTAATATCGTATGATGAGGCCCGTGCGCATGCTTTACGTTTATCGAACGCATGTGAAACGTCTGTTGCCAAGTACCTTCGAGACGAGCTACGTTTACAGCTTTTATCTGAAATTGAACCGCTTTTGCGAATAGAAGGCGTATTTACACATTGTCTTATTTGGTGTACAACGGGAACTTGGTTTTGGAATATACACACGCGTGCTTCTTCCGAATTAACGGGCGTCCCTACATACAGCACGGCGGCTAAGGATATTAAAGAAGGATTGGGACAAGTATTATGTAAAGCGGTAGATATTCGTACCGAACTTTATGCATCAACGTGGACAGTTTCAAATTATATAACATGGACTCAATTACTTACACAAAACGCAACAGACTTTTGTATTTCTTTATTAGATAAAGCGTTTCATAATCAACATAATCACTCTTACTGGAGTACACCCGACGGAGCTTTAAATCACGCAACAGGAATTGTTACAGACTTACAACATTATTTAATGCTAGATAAAGACTGTAAACACAGGCAAATGGTGTTTGTCCGCACTCACGGGATCCCCAGGGCCATCCCAAAGCCGTATATTGGGAACTGTTGTCTTCCCCCATATTGTTTACCACCTATAGATGTTATAACTCACCTCAGACCACTACTTCAAACATTTAGTAACGTTATTAACTATATGTTACATGCTAACAATGACTTTGATGTTGAAACTCCAAAATTTTTATTTGATATAGAGAAGTATTACTTTCTGTTTATGTAACGTATGTTTTTCTAAATAAATAAAAAGCAACAAGATACAAAGTTTCGTTTGTAATTTATTTTAGATTCTTAGTATACTTCAAATAACTTTCCATCACATATATTCATTTTTAGTCTAGTGCTCCACCAAAAATATAAAACATTTTGATAATCCACGCTTCTTAGAGGTGCGTTCAATAACCCATTACGTGCCTTAACAATACCGTCTGGACACTTTACAGCATTTTCTGGTAATTTAAACTTATCACCAACACCACATGTATATATTGCTTGTAAAACCGGCGGTGAGGATTTATTGGTGAATGGATGTAAAATTTTAACCAGCGCATAATGGGGTAATACGCGATTTGGTACAAACGGGCTGTTATCAACAAGCCGCATTAACGTATTGAGTAACCATGTCACACCAATATATAAAAATTTACGCATTTTATCCAGAGGTCCAATACTGTTTTCTATAAGCCTTAAAAATACAGAAAGTTGTACAAATAACGATGGGGACGTTTCCGTCCCACAACTCTCTAAATACATAATAATAATACACAGCGTAAAGTCCAAAACATTATCCGGGTAATACATTGTCATTCTGTATGGTAATACACAGGGAGCAATGGTAACAGAATGAACTATATCTTCCACTGCAGTAATAATCGTAAATACAAATCCTTTAAAGGCCGGCTGTTGTTGACATTGTTTGTAATATGCTTCGCATGACAGTTCGCTGTTATTTCCATCTAATTTAACAAGTACAGAATTGCGTTTTATTAAATCTACTCTCAACGAAGTTACGGACGTTGCAGAAAACAGAGGTTTAAACCCAGCTATTTCGCGTACTTCACATACAAATCTTGGCATTGCATGCATTTGCAGTTCTTCAATAGTGTCGTTTAAATTTAAATTTCTTTCCGCTCGCACTAAGAGATCGTCTATAGTTTCGCTGCATCCAAGAACGCTTGGTATTTGGACGTCTGACATAATGACCATCAGTGTAGCTTTCGTTAGCGGAATTCATAAAATGCGTTACATTATTTTGGTTACCTACATTAAATTGTTTTGCGTTTATAGAATGTTCATTACATTCTTCTGTAGGATTTTTTAACATACCCCGCCGTTCCAACCGTGGTTTTTTATATACATCACGTGGTCTCTGATATAATTTTATAACATTTGCCCGTACTTCCGTTTTGTACAAAATTTTTATTTGTGTCAAATACGCCTCCATGCGCGTTTTTTTAAACAGATTTTGACATAACTCTTCCTCAGAACGGTTAACATCCGTTTGTGTAACAAGAAATCCAAAATTTGCGCGTAGCACTGATGAAAAATACGGTGCTATAAGAAGTAAGATGGACGCATTGGAGTATGATACAGAGACTTCCTGACCTTGATTGTTATTAATACGGTTGAGTTTGAAGCACCGCACAAGCTCTTGTTTCCACAAACCAGATAATCTTTCTAAGTCATCGTTATAAGGCGGTATATAGCGAGACTGAAAACTATTAGCTACATAAGACTCTTCTCCCATACGGCCGCTCACATCAATAATTTCGTGACTCACACAGGGATATGTCTCACTGCTTTTAACATTCCCTTGGGTATTACCACACACATTTTTTTCTTGTAATTGTTTTAACTCGCCCTCTTTTTTACTTAACCTCTCATTTAGATTACTATTTACATCTTTAAGATGTTCTATAGTCTTAAAAAGGTTATTCACATATCCTTCAAGCATACCGTTAATACTATTAACAACTGATGTTTTAAAGGCGCTCTGCATTTGGTTTGTTCCGGGTCCCAAACCTGTTTGCATTGACGTTGATGTAGATCCAAACCCAGGTTGACTTGTATCCACAGATGCCATTCCATCTAAAATATGGCTTCCGGATTCTTCCAAATAGGACCGAACCGTTTCGGTAATATCACCGACATGACGCATGTTTTTCATATTAATTATTAGCTTTACTAGACGAGAAGCAGCGGATCCTGCACGCGTGGTATCATTTTCTCCTAATATGCGATCCACCGTTTTTCCTGAAGTCGTATTATCCTCTGTACGCCTTCCAATTAGTATCCTCAAAGGTGCCGTATTTAAAATTTGACATAAACGAGCATGCTCCCTGAGTGTATAACACGTTAACACCTCACCAGAAATACGCTGTAACGGTGAATCAAATAAAACGCCATCGCCTGTAGTTATTGGGGGCCATATAACTAAACATTCTCCGCATTCTTTTGTAACTGCATCAAAACATGCTAACGTTCTTTTATTATGATTATAATATATTTCCGTTCGGTCATAATCCATAATAGCCACATTATGCATAAGATTTGTAAGACTATAGACTACTGATTTTCCTTGTGCAACAACTGCATCTGCAACTCGTAACCGGTTAGTTAAACCTACTGCTTCGTGTGTACATTTAATTAAGTCTTTTGAAAAAGTTTTCAGGTGCGGTTGCATTTGCTCTTTTCGTATAATTGGAACAATTCCCAAACATGCAATCCAATCTACATATTTTGTAAAGCCCACTCTACCGTTTAAGCCGCTTGAGTATAAACAACTGGTTATATTTCTAATAAAGTCCAACAAAGAAGCTTGCAGTGTTTGTTGCCATGTAACAAACACTTGATCTGCGACTCGCACGGCTTCCGTTTCACCACATAAACCATATTTTTCAGCAACCTGCAACGCACGTAACCCACATTGTTTTACATGATATTTCCAATCCCCCAGTACGTCTTCATACCGCGTTGCGTTTAATGCATTCAATAACACGGTTGCCTGAACTTGGCGTACAATGCTTTCTGTTGAACGAACAGCGCTATACATACCTTGACCATCGGTATATCCAAAGTCTCCGGCTAAGATTTTTCTAAATAGGCATGTTTTGGGGGATGGGTGTATTTGACTCCACCCCTCATTTGTAACCAAATTTGAAATATCACCAAAAGGGTGGTACTCACTCCAATATACATCATGAGTTTCAAATTCCTTGTTTTGTGTACTAATGTGCTGTGGTCGTATCTTGATGTATTGCACATCGGTACTTTTGCTTTTTACTGAAGTGTAATTTGCATCCATGTATATTGCGTCGTAAAGAGTCTCATCTACCGTGATGAATACTGAAAAGACTCAACCATCTACAACTGACTTTAATGATAGCGTATATTTGAATTTTACCTCTATGCATGGAATTTCACCAATCATATCTCGTATTCGCGAACTTGCCTCGGAAACTATTCAGAAAACGCGTATTCCGACGTTAAACTGGTTCAAACAGTTACCAAACTGTTCGATTCCTCCTGAAATACCCAAATTGGAGCTACCGTTTGCAGTTTATCTTATTACTGGTAATGCGGGATCTGGAAAGAGTACGTGCATACGAACGCTTAATGAAGTTATGGACTGTATTATCACCGGATCTACCAGAATTGCGGCACAAAACGTTTATGAAAAATTATCAACCGCATATATGAGCCGTCCCATAAACACTATATTTTATGAATTTGGATTTCGCGGAAATCATATTCAGGCTCAATTAGGAAAGTACGCCTATGTTTGGACTTCAAACCCCCCTGGCATTGAGGATTTACAAAAACGGGACATTGTTTACTATTGGGAAGTTTTAATGGATATTACAAAACGCGTATTACAAATCGAAGAAGAAAATAAGCACAGTTTTACTCAATTTAAGATGTTGTGTGATCTCGAACAACAACTTGGTAAGCCAACGGGATGTATGTCTGGAAATATATTTGCCGTTTGTGGATCTATACCGTCGTTTACTAGAAGTAACGTTATAGTTATAGATGAAGCTGGACTTCTCGGAAGGCATATTCTTACAACTGTTGTATATTGTTGGTGGTTAATTAACGCAACGTATCAAACACCACAATATATTATGGGTCGGAAACCAGTTATAGTCTGCGTGGGATCGCCAACACAAACAGATTCTTTAGAATCTCAATTTGTCCACGACACACAACAATGTCGAGTAACACCCTCCGAAAATATACTTACGTACATAATATGTAACCAAACGCTACGGAAGTATACAGATATTTCTTGTAGTTGGGCTATTTTTATTAATAACAAGCGTTGTGTGGAGGACGACTTTGGTAATTTACTAAAAACGTTAGAATACGGATTACCTATTACGGAGGCACACGCAAAATTAGTAGACAGCTTTGTTGTTCCCGAGTCATATATTAACAATCCAGAGAATCTTCCAGGGTGGACTCGACTTTATTCGTCCCATAAAGAAGTAAGTGCTTATATGACAAAACTCCACAATCATCTAAAGCTTGCAAAAAACAAAGAGTTTTTTGTGTTTACGCTACCTACATATACCCTTATTCAATTATCTCAATTTGCGGAATATTGTAAACTAACAGGACAGACAAACCTTTCCATAGAACACTGGTTAAAACTGAATTCTGGAAGACTGAACAATTATTCTCAAAGTAGAGATCATGATATGGGAGCAGTGAGATATGAAACTCACTCAACACAGGGGGTGATGTTAGCCAGAACGGACGTTACGTATGTGCTAAACAGCCACGTTGTAGTTACCGCACGTTTGCGTAAATTGGTTATCGGATTTAGTGGCACATTTAAAACGTTTTCTACCGTGTTGAGAGACGATTCCTTTATTAAATCCAAAGGCGAATCGTCTATAGAATATGCCTATCGATTTTTATCCACCTTAATTTTTGGAGGGTTAATTAACTTCTATAATTTTCTTTTAAATAAAAATTTACCACAGGACAAGGTCGCTATTGCATATAAAAAACTGGCTGCCTTAACTCTTACTTTACTACCAGGAACACATAGCGCATCATCTTTACATGAAGCAGCAATCAACGGAGCGGGTGCTGGTATCAATTGTAATGGAGCCGCCATGTCTCCAGAAACTTCCTTTTGTTTCACTCAACTAAACAAACCAGACAATGTAGAAAATGGTGACACTGATGATGTTATTTTTTCTGCATTAAACGACGAAGTTATTGATCTGGTTTACTGCCAATATAATTTTTCTCATCCACAATCATCAAATGAAATACACGCTCAATTTATGCTTTTAAAGGCTCTATACGAAGGTCGCTATGCAATTTTAACGGAGTTGTTTGGGGAAACATTTTCTCAATCACCCTTTAGCACGTACGTAGACAACGTTAGATTTAAAGGATGTGAAATTTTAATAACAAGCGTTAAAGGGGGGTTACTTTCACTAGCGTTACAGACCGACACTTATACTCTTTTAGGTTATACGTTAACATCTGTGCCCGTTTTCATCGAAGAGTTATCCAGACGAAAAATACACGAAGGGACAATGGAGCTCTTAGGCGGCTTACATTTACCCTTAATGGTTTTACAGGAACAAAGTGGCTTTATATCTATTTTAAACGCCAACGTTAGTGAATTTGTTGAATCTATAGACGACGCAGAGCTTACAATGGCCACAACAGCAGATTATGGTTTGAGTTCCAAATTAGCTATGACAATTGCGCGCTCGCAGGGTCTCAGTTTGGAAAAGGTGGCAATTTGCTTTTCAACTGATAGACTACGTTTAAACAGCGTTTATGTTGCAATGTCGCGCACGGTATCATCTAAGTTCTTAAAAATGAATTTAAACCCATTACGCGAAAAATATGAAACATCCAGAGACATCAGCGAGCATATTTTAGAGGCGCTACGAGATCCAAATGTACACATTGTATATTAATGCACGTGAATAAACACGGCCTTGATTAAACGAGTGTTATTGTTATTTTTATTCATTTACACACCTTTATTATGGCGTATTGGTGTTCGCCTCTAACAAGTATTAACTATCGTTTATGTGACATAGAAAACAAACTGGACGTGCGGATACCCAAGTGTAATCAAGCGCTATATGCTTACAATAGCGGTGTGCGTTCCGTTGTAATAAAAGAAAAAACACGATGCGATAGCTTAAATGTTGGCACGTTTATTTTACAACACACTCCTAATGTAACAGTTTTAACATTGGATGGGATGACAGATTTTGCATCTTACACATTTTTTACACGTAAAAAATCGTATACTCAAACGCAACTCCAGACAAACACGTTGGTCGTTCCCTTTGAAAATTGGACGGTTCAGGATTTGTATCTTCGGGCATGCAACAATAACAAAGGCTTACTGTCAGTTACGCTTGGATATGATTTGTCTTTAAGTATTTCTATTATAATATACGAGAGTGTATATACCAAACTAACATCAAACACTTCACCGGTACAATTACCTCAGGAGCCACGTTTACGACAAGACATTGGTGTGTATTTATATCCGAACGACGTGTTATCATCGATTCTGCATAAATCTCTAATTACATAATACGCGCTACAAATAAACGTTTGTATACACTAAGACGTTACATGTTTTTTATGTCGTCTATGTAAGCGTGCGCTGTGTTGTTCGCGATCTCTATATCCTTTTATGTAAGCTGAAACAACAGCATTACTTTTACCCAAGGCAGCCAAGGTTTCTATAAACTCGCGGTGTTCACGTGGTGTAGCAATAAAAGCTCTGCCAAAAACGCACATTGTTTCGCTCGAGCTCGTATTACTTGAATAACTTGTCATGTTCCAGATGTTAGCAGTTCGCTACTACACACGCTAATTGGAGCTTCTGCCTTAAATTCACGAACGAATATGGGTACCGTCGGATATGTATGTCCGTCAGATGATCGTTTACAATATTTTCTGGGCTTGCGTGAGTGGATAATTTTATAGAGCAGCTCTCTCACCTGAACTGCGTGTTGGCTCTGACAAAGAATAAACATCTGAAGACTCTTGTTATTACTATTTTGTATAGCTTCCGGCTTTTTGATTTCCTTTGTGACGTTGTGTATAGTACAGAATGAACAGGTTCTTGTACATGCAATGGGTATATTTTGCATACCCGAGGCAATTTCCCGACGAATTGTATCCGTTAATTGTCTTCTGCCCGGTTCGTTGATAGAGGAAACCATGAATAGTACATCAAACATAACATTCACCGCTGTTTGTGTACCTATATTACCGGCTTCACCGTGTATTGACTGACTGTAAATATTTGACCGTTCTTCCAATTGTAAAACCGTTTGTGAGCAACTTAAATCGCATGTATTTAACATGTTTTGTATTTGTAAATGTTCTCCCCAACCCCACTGTAATACAGTTAATATTGATGGCACTATATTATCTGTCATGACATACAGCGGTTTATATTGTCCAGTTGATAATGGGTTCTCCTCGTTTCAAAAAATAGTTATTGGCCTGTAAAAAATGTTTACATACACGAAATTCACTCCTGGAGAGAGGAGAGGGGTGGCCGTATGTTAACACCAAGTGTTCAGATGGATTCGGTTGAATGGTGCGTTGTGCATTAACACCCCATAACATAAACACTAATCCGGTACGTTGTAAGCAAAGCGTTTTTAGCATCGATTTAATTAGCATGTCCCATCCCATATAAAAATGGGATCCGGGAACACCGCGTTTTACCGTTAGTGTTGTGTTCAATAAAAGTACCCCTTGTCGAGCCCAATTATCTAAACAGCCGTGGGTCGGTAAAGGCAAGTGGGGATACGATTCTCGAACGGCTAAAAATATATTTTTTAAACTGGGAGGAATTGGCGTTCCGCGTGTAACACTAAATGCTAAACCATGTGCTTGTCCGGGTCCGTGATATGGATCTTGCCCAAGAATAACAACGCGTACCTTTTCCGGTGGACAAAAGCGAGTCCAGGCAAATATGTCCTTCTTAATGGGAAATATTTCTTCGCCGTTGTTTACCCGCTGTCTGTATTGTTCAAAAATATGTCTCACATAAGGTTTTTCAAATTCAACACGTAGTAAAGAATGCCACTCTGGATCAACACAAAACTCGTCTAATAAGCTTGTGGTGTTTGCTACATTTTGTTCACACCATAAAGTTTCGGTAGGCTGGTCTTTTAGTTGTTGACAATCTACGTTTAGTATTACTCCAGGAGGAATACCGCATGGACGGAAGCGTTTTTGTGGCCTAGTTACATTTTCTGTATTTGTTGAACTACACCTCTTTGCCATATTCCTTTTTCGCTCAAACACAGACGCTGAAATACGTTTTGTGCACCGAAAACACATCCAATATCTGGGGGGTCCGTGGATATATCACCCCGACTTTGCAATGCTGTGGATAATCGTTCAACAAGAACACCACGCATGTCATCCTCAGACTCCTCTATATAAATAGTATTTACTAGGCCATGTAACATGACGTAAGGGTTTACCCAATACGCCATGTGTTTATTTTTAAACCAGATAATTAACTCTGGTATTGGACAACTACTTTTTAGCACAAATCCAGATATATCTTCCTTTAAATTGGGTACCGAAGGCGCTGAGTATTTCCATAAATTTTCTTGAAAACTTATACATGGTTCGGTTATAATAGAACTTACATCAGATATATATTTAGACCCCAAAAATATGTCATCGTTTTCTATATACAATCCATGTGTTTTATACAGCCAAAAAAATAAAACCATTTGTAAAACAAACCTATGTCCTTCCATATAATTGAAACGATGAGATTTAATACCTACACAATATAAACAGGCTGGTTAGAGGCTCTTCTTACCGTGTATTCGCTCTGTACTCTGGAGTGTTGTATAAGGGTTTAAAGACGCGCCGCATTTAATATAAAACAGCAGCATTTGTAATTTCCGCGGCCTACGGCTTCTTCTCTATTATTGGTCCCGTGTACCAGTGTACCTTTCTACTATTTAGGTTAAGGGTAAATAAAGGCACATGTAACGCACACTTTTTTTAACAAGTAAATGTTTAGGTATTTTTAAACTTTTAAATGTATTTTATTTACAATGTAGACATTTTTGCAGTTTTTATAACCTTTACTTGGGCAATGCTGACCGCACATATATATTATTTATTAACCTACACTTATTGCTTTTAAAAGCTTGTTTGTGAAATAAACGTTAAAAGCTTTTAATGGCTTGCTTATCAAGAAAAACTTTAGAGTACATAAACGAACATTACAATGGCTTTTCTATAACCATTGTGTAATTTAATATTGCATTACCTAATGACAAGGTGCTTACCTTTTAGTTGCCATTATATACTTTTACGTTAATAACAGGTGCTTTTAGCGTTATTCATTACCGGCTTAAATATTTAATGCAATGTAAAAGCTTATGCTTTTAAGTCTTTAAGCTGCATTATCTTCCATTGCCTTTTCTAAAATATACAAAACGGCTCTCATTTTTTATTTCACCAATATTAACACCAGGTTTACAGTTTCTAAGCGTGTTTTGTCATCGTTTATTTTTTAAACTGACCAACTGGGCTTTTTGAACGTCTGTATAAAAGTTGCTGGGGTTCGGCAAGACCGAAGAATTACAATGGAACACTCAGAGAGGCTTAAGTGTTTGAGTTTAAGGGTGGAGCGGTTGAAGCAACGCTGGGACCGTGCTCAGACAATTACATCTTCTTCTCTGCAGATACCGACTACTCAGGGGGCTCGAGAAACGGAGATTTAACGGTCAGCTACCCAATCCTCGTAATAGTTACGGTGCCTTGGCTTTTCTACGCTTTAATCCGCTGAACACCGAAACGGTAGGTAAAAAGCACCACGCATGTATTATTTAAAGGTTTTTATTTGCATGACAGGACAATGGTTTAATACAAAACAGTATTACAGTAAAATAACATGTAACTATGTGAATGTACATTGCTTTATTTTCTCCGTACCTTTTTAGTTAACATTTCAATGCGAGCAATACCCTGTTTCCTACCGCGTCTCCTAGAGGGACTCGGGGAAGAACCTGATGTACTTGGCTGTTCGGCGGATGCCCCCGGTGATTCCACTACTAGTCTTTCATTACTGTCAGTGGTGGAACCCGTTGGTAAAGCGGCAAGTTTACTGTTTTTGTGGTGTATAGGAGCATTTATAACTGGAAATACAGACTCGTTAGTTGAAACGCCTGTGTCATCATCTACAAATAAACGCCGCTTTACCCCTTTTGGTCTACCTGGGCGTCTACCGGATGAAGGTTGTGTCGAAGACCCTCCGGGAGGTGACCGGTGTATATTTGACACACTGGTATCTTGAGATGTTGAACCGCCATCCGGCGATTTTATTGGACCGGATAGCAATCTAATTGGTGTATCATGCCAGGTCCATGCTTGCATCGAAATGCGAGTAGGGTCGGTACATCTGTCTATTAAAAACAACATGTTTTCTACAAAAGGAACGGTTAAATCGTGTAATAAACACCGCAGAGACACTTTCAGCTTTACATCCTCCACACCGTAGATTGCTATGTAATTAAGAATTAGAGTTTTCGTGGGCTCCACGATAGGCGGGGGAAAGAGTGTAGCTAATTGCTCGTCCCAGCCAACCCAACAGAGGCTGCATATAACATGGGAATTTAATACTTCCATTACATCTCTATCCGTTGCCCGAAATGGCAACCGGGTGGGTATTTGCGATGTGTCTTGTGCAGTTAGAACAGCGGGATATGACCCATGGAGAGCACCTCGATGCTGCCCATATCCATTTGCCTGTCCGAAATGGGCTTCGGCCTGTGCGTATGCAGGTGGTTCCGTTGGAACACCAGGTAATTTTGTAATACCAAACAGAGTTTGTAAACGCTGAGAGACGCTTCTTGATGACGGGCTGAGGTGTAACCGTGGTCCCGTAGATGTCGTGGGTGTGATCACAGCAGATCTGGAGACACGTGTCGCTTCTAAGTTGCTTGCACCAACAGGAGGTGTTTGCGAGTAAGGTGCAAAGCCAGATGAGAAGGAAGCATGGCTAGACGTTGAAGGCTGAAAGACGCTGCTGTTGTCGGGGGCCAACACGCGGGGTTGTGCATGGCTTCTCATTAGCGCTGTGTTAGATGCGCTATTCGCTGTACTGTGCACCGGTGGTTGTGGGCTTACGTTAACACCAGGTTCTTCAGGTATCTGTAATGGTGCATCTTCGTTATATCCTTCATCATCAAATATTACTTCATATTCCTCATAGTTAGCATCGCTTGTGATGTTATGCAGGATGGAACTCACAACAGTCCGACACAGCGGACACTGGGCGCTTGTGGAAGTCCAGGTTTGGATACAGACAAAACAGAAGTCGTGCAGACACGGCAAGGTTTTACCGAGACCGGAGATGGCGCTCATGCATATAGCGCAGTTCCCGGTGGAAGCGACGCTGCCGCTAGTACTGGTATACGCCGGGGGGTTCATGACTGTGGAAGATAGATGTCCCCAAAAACCAGGCCCAAATATGCCGTTAGGCAACACATGGCTTTGCCGTAACTTATGTTTTACTAAACAGCAACGCCCCCTTTACGTGTTAAGTACCGCCCAGTTATTTAAATATGGTAAGTATAACGGTAAACAATTTTTATGTTAACGTTAACAGTCATGTTACGCTCTTCTAGATGATGAAGAAGAAATGGAAAGCAACTAAGCCTCATCGCAAGATTGTTTGCAGACGAAACATTGGTTACACATCCAGGTAACGGTCGCTCCCCGTGTCCTCGGTTTTTTTTTCCTCCCGTTGCCCCCGGGGGGTCCCCCGGCCCCCCCCGGCCCTCTCCCGGGTCCCGAAAAAACCGGGGGGGGTTTAATTTGGGGGGCGGGTTAATTTAGTCAGTGGCCATCCACCCCGCCGTTGACCGCTGCCGCCCAGGCACCGTTGTGTCGTCACAGGATCGTCTCCGTGTGTTACGCCGAGTCGACTACCCCCCCATCCCTCCGTATGTCCCTCGTCCGCCAGCCACCCGCGGCCCCCCGATTGAGCGGCCCCGCCCACTCCACCCGGCCCCCCGATTGGCGGACCCGCCCACCCCCGATTAAACTCTCCCGCCCCTCCCTCCGTGTGTCCCTCTCCCACCCCGCCAATAAACGGAGTCGCCACAGCTGTGTTCCAACGTGTTTTATTGCTATCACCTGGCCCGTGGCTTATTGCAGTCGCGGGCTTATTGCTTTACAATTGCTAGTGCGCGCTTTGCACCACCGTGGGACACTGTCCCTCCACCCACCGGGCGCCCCCGGGGGGCTCCGCTTCGCCCACCGCGCCTTACGCCGGCCCCTCCTCGTCCGAGGAGGACGAGGACATCCACTCCATCTTCACCGGCGCGCGGCCGTGCGCCGGGCCCGTCCTAAACACCCCGGGCGTGACGGACACGATGCGCACCCCGTACGACGAGCCGGGCACCCGCGGCCCTTCACTGGAGCGACGGGCGCCGCGGTCTCGGCCACCTGCGAGGGCCGGGTCGTCCCACTCGCAGTCGGAGTCTGAGTCTCCGCCACCCGCGCCCTGTTTCTGTGGGGGGTGGGTGTCTCCCAGACACACGGGTCCCTCGTCTCCGCAACCCGGGGCTGCGCCTTCACCGTCATCCTCGCGGGGGCCGTGGTGCCCGAACACCAGACGGGTTCCATCCCCCATCTCCACCGCGGTCTCTCCGCTCCCGAACCCCGGTGGCCACAAAATTCTGGGAATGGGCGGGAGACTTTCGCGGGCCTCCGACATGCACGAGAACACGGCCACCGATCTCCCCGCTACCGGTGGGAGAATGATAGGCTCCGCTTCGGGGTCCGGTTCCGGTAGAGCGTGTCTGCAAAACACCCTGGCCCACAGCGGCACGTCGGACGGTCTCGGACCCGCGCTGCCGGGCCTGCGGCCCTCGGGGAGGTAGACGGGTCGCAGGGGCGCGCCCAGTCCCCATCTGTTAGCCGCCCTGTGGCTGTATGCCGCATCGTCAACGAAGTCCGCCGCCCCCACGGCCAATCCCTGCGCCTGTCTCGCGATGTCCTTACACCCGTCGAACCCGGGTAGCACGTATTGCCGATAGTCCCGTGGGGACAGCGGAACCCGCGTTCGAGGCCCCGCGCGAGTTGCCACCACGTAACACACGTTCGCGCCGCGACACAGACGAATGGGCTGCTCGTTAGGATACAGGTTTGAGAACGCGGTTTCAACTCTAGCAAAACTACCGGGACCGAATGTCCTTGACGATGCAAACACCGCTCTTGCCAGACCGGCCTCAGTTGCGCGAGGCCATCTGACAACGGCCTGCGCGTCTGGCCGCGCAGGCGCTTTCACATACACGTGGTACTGCGAGATGGCGGGTCCGTCTCGGGGCCATCGCTCAGGTGCAACCGCGTCCAGGATCAACAACCTGCGGCCGGCGGAGGCGAGCCTGGAGCCCAGATATTCGACGGCCCCCGCAAAGGCCAGGTCTCGCGTCGACAGGAGCAAGATCCCCCTAGCGTTCAGCTGTGAAACATCGGGAGGGCCGCTCCAGTTACCGGCCCATGCGTGTGTATCCGGTAAACACAGCCTGTTGCTTAACGCGGCTAGCACCACAGACAGTCCCCCGCGACAATCGCTCCAATGCACATCGCGTGAAGCGCCCCCTTCCATACATGTAGGTCCACAAAGGCTCTCACCCGGTAGGGGGTCGTATATTATAACGAGCCGCACATCTTCGGGGTCTGCCACCTGATGCATCCACGCACACCGTCTCCGTAAGGCGTCCACTCCGCTGGGTGGACCAAATCTTCTATCTACACCGCCGTGTCCCCTGGCCGATATTTCAGCAACGGCCGCCGGATCGAACCTTAACACCGGCCGCCACGCCGGTGGAAACATGGGCTCGTCCACCAACGACTCGATCACGTTTGGGGCACAGTAGGCGCGCCTGGCCGCCTCTGACGGAACGGGAGTGTGCAGAGCGCCCGCCGGTACTCGGCGAAAACACCCATTCGTGGACGGCCCGTCCTTGGGCATGGTCGTTATGACGGCTAGGGAGTCCCCACTGTCCCCAGAGGCGGTTACTGGAGCCGACGCGCGTCTCTTGGCCGCCTTAACAGCGGGGCCGTCGCCGCCGGCGGCGACCACCTCAACGATTTGCTGTCCCGCCAGTCCGCTCCTCTCACCCTCGGCGGGTTGAGACTTGCGCTTTCTAGCAAACATGGACCTGTTTTCTGAACATTGAGGTTCCGGGGCCGCTACCGCGGCCCGTGCACTCTGCCCGGCTACTTGTTGGGCCAAGTGTGGGTAGGCCATGGTGGCATAAGCCCGCCTTAAACTTTGCAGTATGAAATGTTTTTGGGCGCGGTCATACCGCCTGCTCATCGCCACGGCGGCGGCGGCGTGTGGAAGGGCCCACAGAGCCTCTCCACGTGCCATCGCTTCACCGACGTGCGGTACGGGGCATGCAACGCTTCCAGTTACGGCCGTCCCCGCACGGCCGGGCGGGAGTAACTTTTGACAGAAATGACTCAGGGCCAAATTGTCTCCCGTGAGTTTTGGGTTTTGCAACCATGCGATGGGGTCCCTATCCGGGCAGTAGATAAGATTGATGAGGGCATGGTACTGCTTGGATGGATCGCCCAGTTCGGGAATGTAGAACGGGGCAGGCTCGCTCCCCATTTCATATCGAGCCTTAACCGCTCTAACAAGTTCATCGTCCCAAAGTCCATCTCTACATTCCCCCGACGGTCCAAACCTCACCTTGTCGGCGGGAATGTCCCCGGAACCGGGCCACGGACTACCGTCCGGCATATTTAGAGGTCCCTCCAAAGGTGGTATTACGGGTGTTATTGAACGCGGCAATGAGAATGACCGGTGTCGACGTCGACGCTGACCCCCAACGGATCGTCGAGTGCGACGAATTCTTGGGTCCGGGTCATGGATTGATCGAAAACCTGGTCGTGGTTTCTTTTGTGTGGGGTCTACATCTGACCAGTCCGATGTAGACCCCGATGATCCGTGGCGTGCCTCTTCCTTGCCCGTACCCGTCGCCTGCTTGTCCCGTGTGTCCTCATCTTCTGACGAGGATGAGGACGACGATGACGAGGAGGATATAATTTCTTTACTTTTAAATATCTGAGGTGGTTTCTCTGGTTGTAACCCAAACGCTCGAGGTTTTCCGCGTGCCGGTACAGCTCGTCTTTCACCGATTCCCGTGTTTTTCTTGCCGGGTTGTTTCCTGGGTCCGGGTTCGCCCCCGCGTGCGCCACAATCCCCGACCACACCGGTGTCCTCGCGAGACAGTACCCGAAACAGCTGTTCCACGGGTCCCGGGTTCCTACTCGTCTGCCCATTCTTACTTCCTTTTTGTACAATCACCTTGCTACCGCCTTCTGATTTATCGCCGCCATACACCTTGGAGACTTTTTTCAAATTCCCCTTTTTGGGGGGTTTGATAGCGTCTTCACTTGTCTTTGCCGCCGATGTCCTTCCGCGCTCTGACGGGTCACCGGTACCGTCTCTGCGGTCGGTGTTAATAACATTTGTTTCCTTTGGCGAAACACTGGGATCTTTGTGTGACCTTGGAGAGTTGCTTGCAAACGCCGGGGACCTTGGTGTGCGTGGATCGGTAGGTTTCTGGGAAGGCGATGATGTTGCAAATGCCGGGGACCTCGGGGCCCGTGGGTCGCTTGGTCGACCGCACCGAAACTCCGATGGTCTTGCTGTTGGTGATGTAGGTGGGGTTAGCGCTGTCACCTCAATACGGTGCCGTTCCAACTCCGACGATGTATCTGGTTGTGTGGATCGTATCTCTCGTCTCAGATGCTCCGGGGCCAAATCCACCAAAGAATACACAGGTGGGTCCATTAGATCTTGCGCGTCCTCGCACAGAAACTCTTCTTCCGACACACATTCTCCCTCTTCTATGTCCCCTGTGTTTGAGGAACCGCGGCTCTGTAGAACGGTCATATCGCCGCGTTCAAACTGTTCGCTCGCCAACACTTTATCGTTACCAAATACATCTACAGCGTTATTAATAGCGCTGCCACAAGTAGATCGTTCTGCGGCGGCAGCCGCCGCATCAATCAACTCCATCAGCTCTAATGCACTGGGAGAACCAATGCGTTGAGACGCTTCGTTGGGAGTCTGAGTATCGCTCATTTGAACGTTTTAACAACACGCGATGGCTGCTGAATATAACGTTCTTAAAAGCCTCTGGAGGCCGATTGTGGCGAAAGATGTGGCGGGCGGGTTTTTACTTATTGTTGACCGCAGTCCCCCCCGCTTTTGCATACGTATCTCCTCCCTGCCCTTACTAGTCGTTAATTAAAAAACGCTTGTTATCTTTCACGTATTATAACGAACGTAATGACCGTACTATCGCTGTAGCATCGTGTGTATGTAAATTTGTGGTGAGGTATAGTATTGGCATATATCCAATATAATTTACATATGAGACTTTGCATGTCACAGAACTGTTTATCCAATAACGCACTGTGTTTCATTTTGAACACTGATATGAGATGCACAAATACACCCACTATTAGTTACATAACTGTATAATTATTATTATATAATGTAGACACCCCCGGTTATTCTGCGAATCTTATTAGGCAGATTAGATGTTTTGCGTCACTACTTCCGCGTGTTTGTGTGTATAATTACTTTCCCTTTCCGTGTTTTGGTGAATATCATTAAGCCCCATTTTCCCCAGAAATACGTCATTAGGGAACCACGCGACTACTACGTGTGTACTTCCGTGTTTATTTGCATTAAGTTAAATGTTAATTAAGTTTACGGTATATCGTTGTGTCTGCCTACATATTTCCCGCTCGACCGCACCGCGGAGCGTTTATGTGTGTCCATATATTTGACGGGGAAGAGGGGGGACGGGGGAGAGGGGGGACGGGGGAGAGGGGGGACGGGGGAGAGGGGGGACGGGGGAGAGGGGGGACGGGGGAGAGGGGGGACGGGGGAGAGGGGGGACGGGGGAGAGGGGAACTAACCGTTATTAATACGTACCTGAAACATCATCGTCGTATACACGTTGCTAATATACGCCATTCGGGAGGGACGGGCATTTTGCGTTTATACATCCCCGTTTACGGGTATTTCAGAAATATGTACAAGTGCCCCCCGGGGACATGGTTACGGGGGGGTTAAATCTGGAAATTACTGACACCGCAAAGAATCGCACTTCCCATATTCTTATTTTCATAATGTCACGTAAAATTTATAGGCGTGGTTTACTTTAGTCGCACTTCCCTATTAAAAACCAGTGAAACATATATTGTGTTGGATTCCAGCCAATTATTATTCGCACTTTAATATAATAAAGATATATATTATTCACCACGTACCGACTCTTCTGTCTTTTTTCTTGTTACGTGTTGTTACTGACGCATGTTCACGTGGTCCCCTAACCCCATAAATTACGAGCCTTAGCCGTCCCTGACACACAGCTTTGTGGGTTTACGTTAACCCACCGGAATTACCAAGACATTACTACCATCTGAATGTTACGTACATAAATAAAACGCTTCTCAATGCAGGCGCCCCGAGATGAAATGACGCCACATGGCATCGATGTGTACAGCTTGGGGTTGGATATTCACGGAGCCCGGGAGTACGGCTCGGTAACACCCGGATTACACTCCAATGACCTGGAACATGGACCAGGTGCGTTTTGTGCACCACCGTGGTCTTTGGACGTTGCTCGTCTTGTTAAAGACATAAATAGAATGTTTCTCTGTATCGCTCGGGCATCGGGACGGGTTACAAGGGACTCGCGTACGCTACGCCGTATATGTGTTGATTTTTACTTAATGGGCCGATTGAAACAGCGTCCTACAGTGACGTGCTGGGAAGAGTTGTTGCAACTTCAACCCACCCAAACCCGATGTCTACGCGCCACGCTTGCGGACGTTGCGCGTAGGAGCCCGATTACAGAGGAGTTTATAGATCCCCCTGATATACCCCTTCATCGAATTGCATTAGAATGCGATGTTTCCGATGATGCTACCAGCAACAGCGATGACGACCAATCAACCACATCCGAGGAGGTTGTTTTTGAAAACCCGGATGATGAATGTTGTACGGAAGAGGAATTTATTATTGAAGAGGAATCTGAAAACACCAGTGACGACGGCTCCGAAGATGTTGAATCCACCTTGGATGAAAACGAATGTATTGAGGGGCAGACGTACGCTCCGCTGACAAAGCGTCCCCGCACAATTACAGCGCGCAGAAACGCATTGGACAGCAACGCCTCGGTAGAGCATATGGCCGCTAAGATACTCACGGAGTTACGAGAGTCTGTACACAATACATAATCCCTTACCCAATAGGGAGCCGCTAACATGTTACCCCTGTCGTTTATGAATAAAGGCACTACACATTCCTTGAACGCGTGTCGTTTGTTGTGGGTGGGATTATATACTATTTAAGGCACATTGTAAAATACGGACTTTCATTTCACCAATCAACCAACCACACTGACATGGATTTATCCAGGGGCGAACCCGTCAACCCGGGTTCCTGCTACCACACTGACATGGATTTATACAGGGCCGAACCCGTCAACCCGGGTTCCTGCTACCCTACGCGACATGACACGTCTGCGCATCAGGCCCTTATGTTACCGTTCGAACGCGAGTTTGCCATAGAGCTGTGTCAAATCTCAGCGGACGCGTTCTCGGCGTATACGTGCGAGCCGTTGGAACGTCCTTGTCCAGCTCTATGGTCGCGAGCAAAGACCGCGTTCGGTCGTCTCTGTGCTGCGTTTGCCGCCACCCGGGGAATCAATCAAATATCCTTCCCTGCCGTGCGCCGCGCAACACTGGCGGTTCTCCGAGAAAAATGTGCGTCGGATCCCCCGACGCACGCAGAACTCAGTGATAGGCTTGTTTTAATGTCCTACTGGTGTTGTTTAGGGCATGCCGGAACGAGACTTTACGATCAGCCGCCCGATAAGTTGTGTATACGCGCGTTCGTGTATAATCGTCGGGGCGGTATATGCCATAGACTGTTTGACGCGTACCTCGGATGTGGAGTATATCCGGAAAGTGGACGAGACCGCAACATAAAACACGATGAATGGCCACGTCTAGAATGTTAATGTGATGAGGGGGTGGGATGTAATGGGGGTGTAATAAAGCACACGCAAAAGGCAGTTGTACGGTGAATGCTTCCGTTTTATTTTAACGCGACATTATCGGGTTCTCTTATCAATGTAAACCGTGTATCCAGACCCGCCGCACTCCGCGCCTTCGTCTACCTCAACTTCGGTGTCGTCCTCAAAATCGTCCACCGGTACGCCCGCGTAATACGTGCTCTGTCCGTACGCTGCTTTATCGGACCAGTAGCTTCGATGTCCAAACTCCACAAAAAAATGACAGTGTTGTAATACTTAATACACCTAAAAGTAAACCAAAAATGTAACACGCTTTTTTACGGAGTTTTTTTTTTTGTGTTGGTGTTTTCCTATTCGACGTAAAAATTCGGTAGCTTTCTCATTATCACTGTCGCTATAGTAACATTCTTGCAAATCCCTATGTTGGGATTGATATTGAGGTTCAGAGTTGGTGTCAGGGGTTGTTACTATGGCTTCCATTAACAACGCTACGGCCTCACTATCGCTTTTATCTGCCATAATACAAACGGTACAGAATAGTTTACTCCTTGTAATACCGCAGCTACAACGTACACATAGAGCGGTTATATGTATACCTTTTCCACGTGACATTGAGTACGTCATGTGATATTTTCCATTCCACTTAATTTCCACGCCTTTTTATTACATCATGTGAAGTTCTACATACCAGTGATTTCCACGCCTTTTTGTTTATTTACGCCTTCCGCATTCTAAATAAGTGGTGTTTTATAAATCCCCTGCTTCATTGGTTTTAATCACTATTACTATACATTCACGTTTATGTACACACCTTATGCTTTGTAGGCGTGGTATCATGTCTACCATATGTGCTCTTACTAGTTTAAGCGACCAAGGCAAGGTGCATGGCAACGCCTCTCATGTTCCAAATATGCTACAGCGGCAACAATTTGTGTGTGATTCAACATTCGTATCTAACATGAACTATGACGATGACTGTTTATACGAAGACAAACATATGGATACAGATATATACGATATGCTTGCGGATGAAGACACCTCGGATGTTGATAACACGTTAGCGGTATGTGCCACTGCCAGAGCCGGGATTGAGAAAGCAGGATTTTCGGTACTGGAAACATTTACTCCAGGAGCGGAAGGTTTCACTTTTGCATGTATAGAAAATAAAACACGTGAAAACGTGGTAATAAAAGCAGGACAGAGAGGTGGCACTGTTACGGAAGCTCACATTCTACGAAACATTAACCACCCGGTAATCATACGCTTAATGGGCACTTTTACATACAACAGTTTTACATGTTTGGTACTGCCACGATACAAAACCGATTTGTATTGTTACCTGTCTGATAGACGGCGTATAGCAATTTGTGATATGCTGTCCATTGAACGCTCCGTTCTGCGTGCAATTCAGTATCTTCATGAAAATCGAATAATACATCGAGATGTTAAGGCAGAAAACATATTTATAAATCATCCAGGTGATGTCTGCTTAGGAGATTTTGGCGCAGCCTGCTATCCCGTTGATATTACACAGAACAAATATTACGGATGGGCAGGTACAATTGCTACTAACGCACCGGAACTTCTTGCAAGGGATCCATACGGCCCGGCCGTCGATATTTGGAGCGCAGGAATAGTATTATTTGAAATGGCAACATGTCACGATTCGTTGTTTGAAAAAGATGGACTTGATGGGGATTGTGATAGTGACAGACAAATAAAACTTATTATTAGGAGGACTGGAGTTCATCCCAGTGAATTTCCTATAGATGCGCAAGCAACCTTAGACGAAATATATAGGACATGCCAGAAAACGTCTCGTAAACCCGGAACCCGACCGACATGGACAAATTTGTATGAACTTCCTTTGGAGTTAGAGTATTTAATTTGTAAAATGTTGGCATTTGACGCACATAAACGCCCATCGGCCAAAGCGCTACTCGATTTCGCTGCTTTTTATGATATACCGGACCCATATCCCAACCCAACTAATTAGCCTATAACGCTTATCACTGAATATACCGTAACACGTCTAATTAAAATATAAATGGGAAATTACTAAGGTCTATGTAAACCTATTGTTAGATAGGAACCAATAAAAAATTGATTATTCAGTCACGCCCAGTTAAATTGAAGATAAAACAGAAGCCCGGTTGTTAACTATAACAGTAGCGCTTCAAGCTGTCCCCTCCCCTGGATTTTGTTTTGTTCTGCCGTCTCACGTAAATGCTGCTCTGGTACACAACAGCATCTATAATGAGGTATTTAATGGTGTTTATGTTATTTGGTATACAGTGCGCCGCGGCAATTATTTATAGGGGGAACTATATAAGCTTGTATGTTAATAGTAGCGCGACTTCCATATTTCTAAAGGGGAATAACAATGATGCATCTATCCGAGGACGTTTTTTATTTATTGGTGACCAGTTCCCCGTAACAAATACTTACAATGTAACCGTTGAACTTTTACATGTTAACCAAACCACGTTGTGTTTACAACCCTTATACCGTGTTATGTATGGTGAATGTCCACGTATTCGCACTGGTGCAATTATTGCATGTCGTGTTAAACGATCATGGCATTATGAAAATGCAACACAGTTAACTGACCCAAATGTAGAAATTATATTTAAAATGAATAATACAAAAGTGGAAGACGCTGGAATATATTTGCTTGTTGTTCAACTGGACTATACCTCACTGTTTGACATTTTTTTTGTCTCATTAAATGTATATCCAAAGCAAGATACTAGTAATGAAGACGTTAATTACTTTCCGCCTGTATATTCTCCGAGTCATATTTTAAACACTTTCAAAATCTGCCATAAATTTCCAGTACATAATGGTATGGAACAGTCTATCTTGCAGCACATTGTTACGTCTGATGTGGATACAGAAACGGAAAATTTAAGTTGGCAGAAAGATGATTTGGGTTCAACACAAAAACCGAGAAAAAACTTTAACCCCGATGTCAAAGTAAACGTTACGCACGAAACAAGAAAAACTCTTATGGAATCATCCGCAGATGTATTTATGATTGCTGTTCCTATAACAGCATCATTGCTTGTTATTCTAGCTATAATTATTGTTGTTACCGTTGGTATATATAGAAGACGTAGTTCAGAGAAGCGGAAAATTTATCGTCCCAAACGTACTAAAGAACAAGCATCTACTGAAAAACGGGAACGATCTGAGTCGGACGTTCTGCTAGAGGCTGCGGTTGCGCGCTTAGAAACTATTCAAGAGGAAAACCCTCCACATTCAGTAATAAATCCTTTCACAAAATAATCTTATTGCCAGTCTTTTTATTCTGTACTATAATCGTCACCGTCTATAATCTGACTTCTGATTGAGTGATTTATACACGCCCACATGTGAATGGGCGTGTATTTTTGTAAAGCCTTAAAGCCTGCACTGTGAAATTACAAACAGTTTGTAGTGTTTCACCCCAGGCGTAGAAAACGTATAAAACCACGGGCTATTTACAAACCGCCTAAACGGCAATATATGAGAATGACCGTGGTAAAACATGTAATGTTAACGTTAATCTGCGGAACACTATCATGGGGTGTACAGATAAATACCTTAGCATATGCATCAGCTATAAAAAGCGAAGATGGGTTTGATATGGACGAAGACGGTGTATATGGCGATGATATACAGGATTATATAAACGCGGCATATACACATGAAAGGCCTTTTATACAAGATAAATCAAAACATAAAATGGAAACATACACACAATCGTTACTTCATACGGATTTGGAAACGGATAGTCAAATTTCGCGTGAACGAGGAAATTATATAAACGCGCAAGAATTGGGAGATGGAAACAATGAACACGTTGATTTGGTAAACCGCACGATGACAAAAAACGTATTAATGAAACACGGACATCGAAATTTTATGGATGCTTCTATATTATATAAATCAGTCCATGGAATTACCCATTTACATGCGCACCAAAGACCTACTGAAGTTTCTGTTGCAGAAAACCAGCAGTTACTTTTAAAAGTACATATTCCACAGGAAAACGAACATACGTATACCGAACGATGGAGCTTTCTCCCTGCAGCACCCTGCAAGTTAACCCCTCCATCAATACAACAGGTGTGTATAAAACATGGAGCTTGTATTCACGATGTTGTTGTTGATGTTGATTGTATTGCAGAGAGTATGGAGCACACACTGGTGGAAATTGGATATGTTGTGCATGCGAGTAAAGCTGTACATCCAACGTGGACTGTTGTAAACATAACTGAAGATTTTGCTAACTATGGCTTTGACACCCCAGATGTCAAACCCGGTGTGTTAAAATTTGAACATATGAACGCTCATCACGCAGGGGTGTATATTTGGAATTTACAAGGAACACACGGCGAGAATATGTACGTAACGTTTTTAGTGAAACTGAATAATAGTATAGAAAATCACATAGATTTACCGGCTGTAACACCTAAACCAAAGGGCGCAGAGTTTCATACGTGGCATTACCATTCTCATGTATTTTCTGTGGGTGAGACCTTCAGCTTACCAATGCACTTACAATATAAAATCCATGACACGCCGTTTGACTTATTGTTGGAGTGGTTATATGTTCCGATTAATCCAACATGTCAGCCTATGCGGTTATACTCTGCGTGTGTATATCATGAAACTGTTCCCTCGTGTTTGTCCCCCGAAAATCCGGAATGTACGTTTGCTTCTCCACATATCGCAAGAAGGGTTGCCAATACCGTTTATCAAAACTGTGAGCATGTAAATTACACGGCGGATTGTTTAGCGGTATCACATGTGGAACCGGGTTCCGGATTGGAGATTCAAAATGGTGGGTCAGCATTATTATTTGTTAACGCCGCGGAGAGCATGTCTGGCTTATACGTGTTTATTATTCACTTTAACGGTCACGTAGAAACCGTGGCCTATACTGTGGTATCTACTATAGAAAACTTCGTCAATGCAATAGAGGAACATGGTTTCCCTCCAGAAATACATAATGTACCGTCTCCATCATCGCCCAATGTTACGGCAAATAATGATGTTATTAGTGAAACCAACACCTTTCCGTTTAAAACATATGCGGGTATAACAGGGGGGTTTGCAGTGCTTGCGTTGGTATGTTTGGCGCTTGCATTGGTTTGTACTAAAAGAAAGTTTGGACATCGAAGCTACTGGTCCGATAAAGCAGCGTACGGACAGAGCACGTATTACGCGGGCGTACCGGTGGACGATTTTGAGGACGACACCGAAGTTGAGGTAGACGAAGGCGCGGAGTGCGGCGGGTCTGGATACACGGTTTACATTGATAAGAGAACCCGATAATGTCGCGTTAAAATAAAACGGAAGCATTCACCGTACAACTGCCTTTTGCGTGTGCTTTATTACACCCCCATTACATCCCACCCCCTCATCACATTAACATTCTAGACGTGGCCATTCATCGTGTTTTATGTTGCGGTCTCGTCCACTTTCCGGATATACTCCACATCCGAGGTACGCGTCAAACAGTCTATGGCATATACCGCCCCGACGATTATACACGAACGCGCGTATACACAACTTATCGGGCGGCTGATCGTAAAGTCTCGTTCCGGCATGCCCTAAACAACACCAGTAGGACATTAAAACAAGCCTATCACTGAGTTCTGCGTGCGTCGGGGGATCCGACGCACATTTTTCTCGGAGAACCGCCAGTGTTGCGCGGCGCACGGCAGGGAAGGATATTTGATTGATTCCCCGGGTGGCGGCAAACGCAGCACAGAGACGACCGAACGCGGTCTTTGCTCGCGACCATAGAGCTGGACAAGGACGTTCCAACGGCTCGCACGTATACGCCGAGAACGCGTCCGCTGAGATTTGACACAGCTCTATGGCAAACTCGCGTTCGAACGGTAACATAAGGGCCTGATGCGCAGACGTGTCATGTCGCGTAGGGTAGCAGGAACCCGGGTTGACGGGTTCGGCCCTGTATAAATCCATGTCAGTGTGGTAGCAGGAACCCGGGTTGACGGGTTCGCCCCTGGATAAATCCATGTCAGTGTGGTTGGTTGATTGGTGAAATGAAAGTCCGTATTTTACAATGTGCCTTAAATAGTATATAATCCCACCCACAACAAACGACACGCGTTCAAGGAATGTGTAGTGCCTTTATTCATAAACGACAGGGGTAACATGTTAGCGGCTCCCTATTGGGTAAGGGATTATGTATTGTGTACAGACTCTCGTAACTCCGTGAGTATCTTAGCGGCCATATGCTCTACCGAGGCGTTGCTGTCCAATGCGTTTCTGCGCGCTGTAATTGTGCGGGGACGCTTTGTCAGCGGAGCGTACGTCTGCCCCTCAATACATTCGTTTTCATCCAAGGTGGATTCAACATCTTCGGAGCCGTCGTCACTGGTGTTTTCAGATTCCTCTTCAATAATAAATTCCTCTTCCGTACAACATTCATCATCCGGGTTTTCAAAAACAACCTCCTCGGATGTGGTTGATTGGTCGTCATCGCTGTTGCTGGTAGCATCATCGGAAACATCGCATTCTAATGCAATTCGATGAAGGGGTATATCAGGGGGATCTATAAACTCCTCTGTAATCGGGCTCCTACGCGCAACGTCCGCAAGCGTGGCGCGTAGACATCGGGTTTGGGTGGGTTGAAGTTGCAACAACTCTTCCCAGCACGTCACTGTAGGACGCTGTTTCAATCGGCCCATTAAGTAAAAATCAACACATATACGGCGTAGCGTACGCGAGTCCCTTGTAACCCGTCCCGATGCCCGAGCGATACAGAGAAACATTCTATTTATGTCTTTAACAAGACGAGCAACGTCCAAAGACCACGGTGGTGCACAAAACGCACCTGGTCCATGTTCCAGGTCATTGGAGTGTAATCCGGGTGTTACCGAGCCGTACTCCCGGGCTCCGTGAATATCCAACCCCAAGCTGTACACATCGATGCCATGTGGCGTCATTTCATCTCGGGGCGCCTGCATTGAGAAGCGTTTTATTTATGTACGTAACATTCAGATGGTAGTAATGTCTTGGTAATTCCGGTGGGTTAACGTAAACCCACAAAGCTGTGTGTCAGGGACGGCTAAGGCTCGTAATTTATGGGGTTAGGGGACCACGTGAACATGCGTCAGTAACAACACGTAACAAGAAAAAAGACAGAAGAGTCGGTACGTGGTGAATAATATATATCTTTATTATATTAAAGTGCGAATAATAATTGGCTGGAATCCAACACAATATATGTTTCACTGGTTTTTAATAGGGAAGTGCGACTAAAGTAAACCACGCCTATAAATTTTACGTGACATTATGAAAATAAGAATATGGGAAGTGCGATTCTTTGCGGTGTCAGTAATTTCCAGATTTAACCCCCCCGTAACCATGTCCCCGGGGGGCACTTGTACATATTTCTGAAATACCCGTAAACGGGGATGTATAAACGCAAAATGCCCGTCCCTCCCGAATGGCGTATATTAGCAACGTGTATACGACGATGATGTTTCAGGTACGTATTAATAACGGTTAGTTCCCCTCTCCCCCGTCCCCCCTCTCCCCCGTCCCCCCTCTCCCCCGTCCCCCCTCTCCCCCGTCCCCCCTCTCCCCCGTCCCCCCTCTCCCCCGTCCCCCCTCTCCCCCGTCCCCCCTCTTCCCCGTCAAATATATGGACACACATAAACGCTCCGCGGTGCGGTCGAGCGGGAAATATGTAGGCAGACACAACGATATACCGTAAACTTAATTAACATTTAACTTAATGCAAATAAACACGGAAGTACACACGTAGTAGTCGCGTGGTTCCCTAATGACGTATTTCTGGGGAAAATGGGGCTTAATGATATTCACCAAAACACGGAAAGGGAAAGTAATTATACACACAAACACGCGGAAGTAGTGACGCAAAACATCTAATCTGCCTAATAAGATTCGCAGAATAACCGGGGGTGTCTACATTATATAATAATAATTATACAGTTATGTAACTAATAGTGGGTGTATTTGTGCATCTCATATCAGTGTTCAAAATGAAACACAGTGCGTTATTGGATAAACAGTTCTGTGACATGCAAAGTCTCATATGTAAATTATATTGGATATATGCCAATACTATACCTCACCACAAATTTACATACACACGATGCTACAGCGATAGTACGGTCATTACGTTCGTTATAATACGTGAAAGATAACAAGCGTTTTTTAATTAACGACTAGTAAGGGCAGGGAGGAGATACGTATGCAAAAGCGGGGGGGACTGCGGTCAACAATAAGTAAAAACCCGCCCGCCACATCTTTCGCCACAATCGGCCTCCAGAGGCTTTTAAGAACGTTATATTCAGCAGCCATCGCGTGTTGTTAAAACGTTCAAATGAGCGATACTCAGACTCCCAACGAAGCGTCTCAACGCATTGGTTCTCCCAGTGCATTAGAGCTGATGGAGTTGATTGATGCGGCGGCTGCCGCCGCAGAACGATCTACTTGTGGCAGCGCTATTAATAACGCTGTAGATGTATTTGGTAACGATAAAGTGTTGGCGAGCGAACAGTTTGAACGCGGCGATATGACCGTTCTACAGAGCCGCGGTTCCTCAAACACAGGGGACATAGAAGAGGGAGAATGTGTGTCGGAAGAAGAGTTTCTGTGCGAGGACGCGCAAGATCTAATGGACCCACCTGTGTATTCTTTGGTGGATTTGGCCCCGGAGCATCTGAGACGAGAGATACGATCCACACAACCAGATACATCGTCGGAGTTGGAACGGCACCGTATTGAGGTGACAGCGCTAACCCCACCTACATCACCAACAGCAAGACCATCGGAGTTTCGGTGCGGTCGACCAAGCGACCCACGGGCCCCGAGGTCCCCGGCATTTGCAACATCATCGCCTTCCCAGAAACCTACCGATCCACGCACACCAAGGTCCCCGGCGTTTGCAAGCAACTCTCCAAGGTCACACAAAGATCCCAGTGTTTCGCCAAAGGAAACAAATGTTATTAACACCGACCGCAGAGACGGTACCGGTGACCCGTCAGAGCGCGGAAGGACATCGGCGGCAAAGACAAGTGAAGACGCTATCAAACCCCCCAAAAAGGGGAATTTGAAAAAAGTCTCCAAGGTGTATGGCGGCGATAAATCAGAAGGCGGTAGCAAGGTGATTGTACAAAAAGGAAGTAAGAATGGGCAGACGAGTAGGAACCCGGGACCCGTGGAACAGCTGTTTCGGGTACTGTCTCGCGAGGACACCGGTGTGGTCGGGGATTGTGGCGCACGCGGGGGCGAACCCGGACCCAGGAAACAACCCGGCAAGAAAAACACGGGAATCGGTGAAAGACGAGCTGTACCGGCACGCGGAAAACCTCGAGCGTTTGGGTTACAACCAGAGAAACCACCTCAGATATTTAAAAGTAAAGAAATTATATCCTCCTCGTCATCGTCGTCCTCATCCTCGTCAGAAGATGAGGACACACGGGACAAGCAGGCGACGGGTACGGGCAAGGAAGAGGCACGCCACGGATCATCGGGGTCTACATCGGACTGGTCAGATGTAGACCCCACACAAAAGAAACCACGACCAGGTTTTCGATCAATCCATGACCCGGACCCAAGAATTCGTCGCACTCGACGATCCGTTGGGGGTCAGCGTCGACGTCGACACCGGTCATTCTCATTGCCGCGTTCAATAACACCCGTAATACCACCTTTGGAGGGACCTCTAAATATGCCGGACGGTAGTCCGTGGCCCGGTTCCGGGGACATTCCCGCCGACAAGGTGAGGTTTGGACCGTCGGGGGAATGTAGAGATGGACTTTGGGACGATGAACTTGTTAGAGCGGTTAAGGCTCGATATGAAATGGGGAGCGAGCCTGCCCCGTTCTACATTCCCGAACTGGGCGATCCATCCAAGCAGTACCATGCCCTCATCAATCTTATCTACTGCCCGGATAGGGACCCCATCGCATGGTTGCAAAACCCAAAACTCACGGGAGACAATTTGGCCCTGAGTCATTTCTGTCAAAAGTTACTCCCGCCCGGCCGTGCGGGGACGGCCGTAACTGGAAGCGTTGCATGCCCCGTACCGCACGTCGGTGAAGCGATGGCACGTGGAGAGGCTCTGTGGGCCCTTCCACACGCCGCCGCCGCCGTGGCGATGAGCAGGCGGTATGACCGCGCCCAAAAACATTTCATACTGCAAAGTTTAAGGCGGGCTTATGCCACCATGGCCTACCCACACTTGGCCCAACAAGTAGCCGGGCAGAGTGCACGGGCCGCGGTAGCGGCCCCGGAACCTCAATGTTCAGAAAACAGGTCCATGTTTGCTAGAAAGCGCAAGTCTCAACCCGCCGAGGGTGAGAGGAGCGGACTGGCGGGACAGCAAATCGTTGAGGTGGTCGCCGCCGGCGGCGACGGCCCCGCTGTTAAGGCGGCCAAGAGACGCGCGTCGGCTCCAGTAACCGCCTCTGGGGACAGTGGGGACTCCCTAGCCGTCATAACGACCATGCCCAAGGACGGGCCGTCCACGAATGGGTGTTTTCGCCGAGTACCGGCGGGCGCTCTGCACACTCCCGTTCCGTCAGAGGCGGCCAGGCGCGCCTACTGTGCCCCAAACGTGATCGAGTCGTTGGTGGACGAGCCCATGTTTCCACCGGCGTGGCGGCCGGTGTTAAGGTTCGATCCGGCGGCCGTTGCTGAAATATCGGCCAGGGGACACGGCGGTGTAGATAGAAGATTTGGTCCACCCAGCGGAGTGGACGCCTTACGGAGACGGTGTGCGTGGATGCATCAGGTGGCAGACCCCGAAGATGTGCGGCTCGTTATAATATACGACCCCCTACCGGGTGAGAGCCTTTGTGGACCTACATGTATGGAAGGGGGCGCTTCACGCGATGTGCATTGGAGCGATTGTCGCGGGGGACTGTCTGTGGTGCTAGCCGCGTTAAGCAACAGGCTGTGTTTACCGGATACACACGCATGGGCCGGTAACTGGAGCGGCCCTCCCGATGTTTCACAGCTGAACGCTAGGGGGATCTTGCTCCTGTCGACGCGAGACCTGGCCTTTGCGGGGGCCGTCGAATATCTGGGCTCCAGGCTCGCCTCCGCCGGCCGCAGGTTGTTGATCCTGGACGCGGTTGCACCTGAGCGATGGCCCCGAGACGGACCCGCCATCTCGCAGTACCACGTGTATGTGAAAGCGCCTGCGCGGCCAGACGCGCAGGCCGTTGTCAGATGGCCTCGCGCAACTGAGGCCGGTCTGGCAAGAGCGGTGTTTGCATCGTCAAGGACATTCGGTCCCGGTAGTTTTGCTAGAGTTGAAACCGCGTTCTCAAACCTGTATCCTAACGAGCAGCCCATTCGTCTGTGTCGCGGCGCGAACGTGTGTTACGTGGTGGCAACTCGCGCGGGGCCTCGAACGCGGGTTCCGCTGTCCCCACGGGACTATCGGCAATACGTGCTACCCGGGTTCGACGGGTGTAAGGACATCGCGAGACAGGCGCAGGGATTGGCCGTGGGGGCGGCGGACTTCGTTGACGATGCGGCATACAGCCACAGGGCGGCTAACAGATGGGGACTGGGCGCGCCCCTGCGACCCGTCTACCTCCCCGAGGGCCGCAGGCCCGGCAGCGCGGGTCCGAGACCGTCCGACGTGCCGCTGTGGGCCAGGGTGTTTTGCAGACACGCTCTACCGGAACCGGACCCCGAAGCGGAGCCTATCATTCTCCCACCGGTAGCGGGGAGATCGGTGGCCGTGTTCTCGTGCATGTCGGAGGCCCGCGAAAGTCTCCCGCCCATTCCCAGAATTTTGTGGCCACCGGGGTTCGGGAGCGGAGAGACCGCGGTGGAGATGGGGGATGGAACCCGTCTGGTGTTCGGGCACCACGGCCCCCGCGAGGATGACGGTGAAGGCGCAGCCCCGGGTTGCGGAGACGAGGGACCCGTGTGTCTGGGAGACACCCACCCCCCACAGAAACAGGGCGCGGGTGGCGGAGACTCAGACTCCGACTGCGAGTGGGACGACCCGGCCCTCGCAGGTGGCCGAGACCGCGGCGCCCGTCGCTCCAGTGAAGGGCCGCGGGTGCCCGGCTCGTCGTACGGGGTGCGCATCGTGTCCGTCACGCCCGGGGTGTTTAGGACGGGCCCGGCGCACGGCCGCGCGCCGGTGAAGATGGAGTGGATGTCCTCGTCCTCCTCGGACGAGGAGGGGCCGGCGTAAGGCGCGGTGGGCGAAGCGGAGCCCCCCGGGGGCGCCCGGTGGGTGGAGGGACAGTGTCCCACGGTGGTGCAAAGCGCGCACTAGCAATTGTAAAGCAATAAGCCCGCGACTGCAATAAGCCACGGGCCAGGTGATAGCAATAAAACACGTTGGAACACAGCTGTGGCGACTCCGTTTATTGGCGGGGTGGGAGAGGGACACACGGAGGGAGGGGCGGGAGAGTTTAATCGGGGGTGGGCGGGTCCGCCAATCGGGGGGCCGGGTGGAGTGGGCGGGGCCGCTCAATCGGGGGGCCGCGGGTGGCTGGCGGACGAGGGACATACGGAGGGATGGGGGGGTAGTCGACTCGGCGTAACACACGGAGACGATCCTGTGACGACACAACGGTGCCTGGGCGGCAGCGGTCAACGGCGGGGTGGATGGCCACTGACTAAATTAACCCGCCCCCCAAATTAAACCCCCCCCGGTTTTTTCGGGACCCGGGAGAGGGCCGGGGGG